GTCATATAGGGGGGATAATCCCCTAAATCAAATAAAATAATTTTTGGGGAAAAATTTACCCCTCCGGTTAGATGGTCGGGGGAATAAATCCCCCACCCTTTAATGGGGGAATAACTCTGTCCGGAAATTAGAACTTATCTTAACCCTACCTAATGGGTGGGGTATTGACGGGGGAACACGTACTACACTATCGTTCCGTAAACACGACCCCTTCTTTTTTAAATGTCCCTTCAACGATAAAAAAAATTTTTGGAAAATTTGTGAGGAATTAGGAAATGTTATATCTTTGTAGAAAAATAACTTATGGAGTATTGTGAATTACCGAAAGATTCTTTATTAACTAAATTACCTAATTTCAATTTTATTAGGGATGATGAGAAAAAGGACAGGATGAATGTTGTAATTGCCGGTGGAGCCGTCCGGGATAGTTTATTTGGGGATGAGTATAGTGATATAGACATCTTTGGATTAACTAAAGAGGATTTGGATTTATTTGTTAAGTTGAATCTATCTAAGGGTAATGGTTATAAATTGGTTTATTTCAATGAGAACTTGAGGACTTATAGAAAGGGTAAGATTAAGGTTCAGATTATATATAGGGAATATGATAAATTAACGGATATTATTGATTCATTTGATTTTACGGTATGTCAGTTTATGTTTGATGGGGAGAAGGTTATATGTAACCCCTCCGGTTTATTGGATGTTTACCATAAGAGGATTATTATAAATCATCTTGAACCATTATTTGTCTTTGATTCTTTGAGAAGAGTTCAGAAATATATACAGAAAGGATATACCATCTGTAATGGTGGGATAAAGGACATATTGGATAAGTGTCGGGAATTGACTCAGGAACAATATGATGAGAATGTGGAATTCTATCCTAACACTAATGAATATCGAATAATTCGATTTGATTAATATTATAATGGGCGGGGTTATTCATATACCTTCCAGTCCGGACTCACTTCGTTCGATGGAATCCCAGCCCTTTTTTGATAGTCAAGTATTTATCAATATGAGATATGTTATAAGTGAAAGTAGATTAGAAAGAATGTTTAATAATTATATGGACTCCCAATATGATTTAACATATGATAGTTCACCTCGGGAGTTTGTGGATAAGAACGGGGATATATTTGGGTTTATGATATTATATTATCAATTTGACTATGTTGATTATTCAACGGAGTATACTTTGAATCAAATGTTTGGGGAACTTACTGATGAATTATTACTTTCTTATTTAAGGGAGAAATTTCCTGATATAAGAATTGACGGAATAGAATAAGACCCCCACCCTTAAGGTGGGGTTTTTTGTTTTCTTCTTTTTAATCTATAACCCACTTTCCTATCATATATGTTCCCAATATCATCATAGAATAATGGTTTAACATAATCAAAAAAATTGTCGATACCATAATAATCAATTTCGTCGTATAGTTGATGAAGAACCTCATCAATAAAATCCTCTCTATTGTATTCATCAACATCATAATACTTAATAACTTTTGGTATTGTTGATTTTATTAAATCAAATCTTCGTAATAAATCTATTGGAGGTTTATTTGATAGTAATTTTTTATATTGAATCTCTGTTAATATTATTTCCATATTAATAAATACCCTAATTGTTGAGTATTTATAATAAATAAATTTAATATGGGGAATATTGTTAGACTTACTGAAGGTGATTTGATTAATATTTTAATTGGAGGGGATATTCGTATACCTTCCAGTCCGGACTCACTTCGTTCGATGGAATCCCATCCCCTTTTTTTTTAGAATCTAATTAGGTGATTTAAGACCTATGATGTTTTGATATTTTGGGAATAAGGTATCGTATTGGATTAGTATCTCATTAAGATTCTTGATATTCATAAATTCATTTTTTCCCGGGAGTTTTAGGTTGGACTCTATTGTAAAGATTGAACATACTGATTTAAGTTGTTTTTCGAAATCCACCGCTCCTTTTGCTTGTAATGTGTTTCCTCTTAGAACTTCGATTATTTCTATCTTATGGTGGTCGGTCCATCTTTTTTCTGAGAATCTTCCGGTTACTGAGTTTTTGGTATAACCAATTTTAATCATGTCTATACCATCCACTTTCATATGAACAACATATACGATGTGTTTCCCGAAACAAGTGTCAATTCTATTATAAAGGTAATCCGTGATTTTTGGATATTCGGTTATAAGGTTAGTGATAGTTTTAATTTTATCATCTATCCCCTCCGTTTTCGAGTTCTCGTATTGTTCATATAAATTCATGGGTTAAATATATGGAATAATTTTGGGATTAACAAATTATGGTCTCTCCCAGTTCGGACTCACTTCGTTCGATGGAATCCCAACCCTTTTTTTTATTATATATTTGGTGGAATAAAAAATTTATTATATCTTTGCTTTCTAAATAAAAAATTATGGAAAAAGAATTTATACCTTACGAACAAGCATTAGCTTTAAAAGAATTAGGATTTGATGAACCTTGTTTAGGATATTATGTAGGTAAAGATAGAGAGGTTTATATATCAAATGAAACTATATCTGCTCCTTTTCAATTTAGATTAGAATCTAAAACAACATTTGTAGCACCACTTTACCAACAAGCATTTAGATGGTTTAGAGAGAAGTATAATTTAGATAGTTGGATTACTAAAGAAAACAAATATCAACAACCTTATTGTTGGTATATCCAAGATAATATCACTGAATATAATAGTGATTTTAGAATAGGCGGATTAATATGGGATACTTTTTTTCAAACTTACGAAGAAGCAGAACTTGAATGTTTGGTCAAGTTGATAGAAATTGTTAAGAAGCAAAACTTAAAAAATTAATAGAAATATGCAAAAAATAAAAGATTATTGGGGGTTAGTAATTTCATTATTACTCTTATCATTACCATTGTTAGCTTTAATATGTAATGTCTTAAAAAATTAATAGAAATAGTAAAAAATGATGTGGAACTCCAAACCAAAAACAACTGAACCCTTATCTCGAATTGATATATTGAACGAGTATAAGAAAAACCGAAATCAATATTATTATGAACTAATTAAATCCATTATGGACGGTGCCATTAGTCAATGTACTGATGTTGTTCTATTGGAACCAATCAAAAATCATTACCCACATTACTCATACAATGATGTGGTGATTTATTATGATGATAATATCCATAAAATGTTATTGGATGATGACATTGCTTCGTATGCGGATTCAAGTAATAACATTGTGATAACAATAGACCCTCAAAGGGTTTCACTATTCAAAAAATAAGTAAGGTGAAAAAGAAAATGACCATTACGGGAATCTTTAATGATTTCTTCACAAATTACGAAGATAAGGTGAGCAGTGCTTCATTTGAGATTGATGATGAATTGGATTGTACTTGTTATAAAGAGAGTGGAAGATGTTTGGTTCATTTTCCACCTGAAGGTTATGTGATGTCCGATATTAATGAAACAACATAATGGAAAAATTGGTTCATGAATATCTTAATTCTATTGTTGGTGATAACCCCACCTTATCGGTATCGAAAGAGAGTAACCATTTTGAGAGGGCGTTTAAGATGTTTAGTTATTATTATATTGTGAATGGAGTTAAGGTTGGTTCGAGACCACATAGTGTTAGTAAAATATCTATGAAGTCTGAGTTATACAATAGTATAAGAAAACTATTTGGATTAAATCATGTGGATACTTCACAATATTTTAATAATTGGTTAAATAATATCCCTGCTGATGAGTAATTCGTATAGTGCTCTTCGTCCGGTTTCTCACTTCGTTCGAGGGAATCCCATTCCTTTTTTTCATTATATATTTGGTGATTTGAATTCTTTGTTTTATATTTGCTTTCTAAATAAATTATATATGAATCATTTTTTGGTTGAAAGAAAAAAGGGTCCATCTTATGTTGGAGTATCAGTTGAGTATAGGATATACCCGGATGATAAACAAAAGAGATGGTTATTTGATATTGGTAATAAATTAAGAGGGGGATATAATCTTTTGGTTAGTGAATTTATTGATGGGAAAGATTTTAAGGACTTTCCTGCTCCGAACTTAAAGAGTAAATCTCTTTTCTCTAATTATCTTTCAACGATTAATTGGTTTGATAATGTTCCATCAATATTTAGGGAATATGTTTCTGAATCTTTGGTCACATCAATTAAAAATTTCAGAAAAAAACCAAAATCAAGAAAACCTTCGTATAAGAAAAAAACGAATATATTGAAATTAACGACTAATTCAAATAGTATTAGTCGTGGAAGTTTAAGTTTGGATTGGGATAATAATGAAATTAGGTTTGCTCCTACTTTACTTAAAAAAGTTGGGATAAATCCAATTATAAAATGTAAGTTTCATAAACAATTCAAAGGGTCTACACCAAAGTTAATGTCAATCCATAGGAAGTCTGATGGTAATTGGTATTTATCTTTAACATTGGATTTAAAGGATACTGAAATTGTTAAGATTAATAGTTCGGGTAAATCATTGGGAATTGATGTAGGTATTAAAGATATGGCAATTACATCCGAAGGACTTAAATATCAGGTACCAATTGAGAGGATTAAAAAATTGGAAGATAAGATTTCAATTATTCAAAAGAGTATATCTCGTAAGAACAGATTAAACAAGGGTAAACCTAAATCCAAAAATTATTGGAGAGTAATTGAGAAGAAGGGTAGATTACAGAATGAATTAAATAATATTAGAAAAGAATATCACAGATATGTTGTTGGTGTTTTAACTAAAGGTAAGTTTTCTAAAATACAAGTTGAGGATATTCGTTTGTCATTTATGTTACAGAATAAACATATGGCTAAATCCACTGCAAGAATCGGGATTCGTTCATTTGTCGATTATTTGGGAAGTGTTTGTAATTCAAAAGGAATTGAATTTAATAGGATTGACCCCCGTAATACAAGTAAGACTTGTTCTAACTGTGGGGATATAAATACTGAGTTAAAGTTATCCCAAAGGGAATGGACCTGTAAGTCTTGTGAGGAACACCACGATAGAGATATAAACGCAGCAAAAAATATCAGAGAAAGTTTGTTAGTTAGAGAATAATTACTTATCTTTGTATCATAATAAAAAAGTTCTTAAACATATTGGTAACTCGCGTGTGTGTAACACGTTAAAAGGTTAAAACACTGTATGCAGATATAACCCGGGTAAAAGAACACGGTCAACGTGTGATTGCCGGAACGGTTAGGCGGCTAGGGGTCTCAAAACCTCATTATCCGAGAACGGATAGACTATCACAATTTCATTTGAAAAGCCATTATTGGGATGTGTCTCGATTTTAAAGGTAGTCACAACGAGGACACCGATATAAACCTCGTTAATAGGGTTGGGAATCATCACAATTTGAAAGGTAGTTACAACATAAAATCCCCAATTGAATAACATTTTGAGTTGGGAATCATCACAATTTGAAAGGTAGTCGCAACCGCTGTAAGTTAGCCTCAACGAAATTCAAAGTTGGGAATCATCACAATTTGAAAGATAGTCACAACATAACATTTTAACTCTAACAGGGGAGCAAGTTGGGAATCATTACAATTTAAACACAAAAAAAAAATGTTACCAATATGTTTTTAAACATACCCCATTTCTTTAATTAGATTTGGGGTTTTTTATTTGACATAACCATAAATTAGAATTATACTTTTATTCCATAAGGTATATTCATTATGGTAAAAACAAAAACAATTTCATTTCTAAAATACAATAAGTTCGAGTTCGGGGAACAGGTCGTTAGTCAATTCGTGGTCTTTGAGTGTAAGTGGTTATTCTCCATCATCTTTTTTTATTTTCATAAATCTCTTGGTAGTCAGGACCGGTTTCATACCCACGCTTTTAATGCGTGGTCTGTGAAACTGTTTGGTGAGTATGATGAACAAATCTTGGATGATGAGGTTAGTGGAGAATATCGTATTGTTCGTAGGGAGAAAGTCTTGGTTTATTTTCCCCGGGATTCATATCACCGGATTTCTAATAGTAACGGATGTATGACCGTATTGTTTTCCGGTCCATGGAATAAAACTTGGAAGGAATATATTGATGGGGAGGTGGTTCATTATGGGTGGGGGCGGGAGTAGTCTCACTTCGTCCGGTCACTCACTTCGTCCGGTCACTCACTTCGTTCGATGGAATCCCAACCCTTTTTTTGGTTATGTGGAATCTTTGTTATATCTTTGTAAAAAAGTAGTATATGAAAAATGAAGATACTTTATTTCCATCCCCGAACGATAAGAAAATTGAAGTCCCCGATACATTAAAGGTTGTCATACTGAAGATGTGCCCCGAGATTATTGATGTTGTTTCCACAGGATATAGGGAACAAATTATATATGACCCAATAAACTTCTCCCCGATATATAAATATTTGGTTGGAGTTGACATCCATTTTGATAACCACAATGGAATGAAGAAAAGTAAACATGAATATAGTACGGAGATTAATGATTATTTTAAAATGACTTACGGTAGTGAGATGGGATTTGTATCATTCCATGTTCAGTCATTTATATTCCCCCCTGAAAAAAACAATAAGGATAAATTCTTTGAACTGTTTGAAAAAGTTAATTAATAAAGTTCTAAATAATTCCATTGAGGGATTTGTGTGCTATGAATACAAAGAATCTTATTGGATTATTAATCCTATCACAAATCAGTGGGTTTTTTATTGCTCATACTTTTTTGGAAATATAAAATAATATTCGTATCTTTGTCAAATAAAAAAGAAACAAATGGATGGATTAACAATTGGTGTAACGTGGAGACGTGAAAACGATAGAAACTACTTTGACATTGGATTCCCAAAAGACCAAGAGGCATTATCTGTTAAGGAATCAACAATGATGTTGGCTGCGGGTATGTCTTTATTAATGAAGGCTGGACATAAAAACGGAGATTTTAAAGATTACGAGATGATGGAACATGTAATTAATTATTTGAAAAGTGAGTTTGTATCCACAGAATCTTTTGAAGATGCTGAGATTCAACCAAATATATTTAAAAATAATGTCTAATAAAAAGATTATGGGAAAAATAATAAACACCTTAATTAATTCTTCTGTCCAAGGTGTTGACACATATAATCATAATGGTTCCACTTGGTTAATCTTTACGGAGTCCAAACAATGGGTGATAGAATTAACTGAAAGTAAAACCCTGTGGTATAATTTTAATTTCTTTAAAAATCTTTTTGGGTATGCCTCATTGGAGGTTGTTCAAAACCAACACCTCATCACAAAATGGGTAGAAGATAATGTAATGAATGGTTCTAAGAATACCGCGTCACCATCTCAAACACCATCATATAATCTGATGGAGGTTTTTGAGAATGGGATTAAAGAAACTTGTTGGAACCCGGAAGATAATACAAGTTGGGTTGAAAATGTTATTAAAGGCGGAGTAAAAGAAACCTGTTTGGAAATGAACATTACTGAAGGTGAGGTTGATGACATCATACAAGATGGTGTGAAGAAAACTAAAGGGGTGAAACTAACCAACAAATCATTACAAATGGATGGTTCTTGTGTTATTGAAATTGTCATACAAGATGGAGTGAAAATGACTTCAAAATTAGAATCTCGTGAATATACCGGAGACATTGATGATGCACTTGAAAATGGTGTTAAAAGTTCTAACCCACGACAATATGTGGGAGAAGACATAATTGATAAGGTGATTGACAAGGGTGTTAATGAAACTTACTATGATGTATATCAACACAAAGGAAGAATTGATGGTGTGATTAAAAATGGAGTTAAAAAAACAAAAAAATTGAATGAGGTCGTTGTTGATTGGATTGGTGATATAATTGAGAATGGTGTAAAAGAAATAAAACCATTACCAGACCAAAGTGGAGAACTAATAGGTTATGGTAATTATTATCACGGTAAAGAAGATAGAACAAAAGCTTTTATAGATTATCTTGAGGAAACACTTGAGAAGGGTGTTAAAATTAATTAGACCTACCTAAGGAAACTCCGATTCATGAATATTTATTGGAATGAAGATAATAATAACAGAAACCCAACAAGAAAGATTATTTAAGATAATTTCAAATCTCTTGGATGACAAATACAGTATTGAATATACCAATGATAATCATTGGGTCTGGTATGATGGATATGCCGCAAGAATGAGATTAATTCCTAATGGTGAACTACGAGTTAGTTCAATAATGATAGATTATCTTGTTTCACTATTTGGTTTAAATGAAGAAACATTAAAAGACTTTATAAAATATTACATGTCAATACACGATAAAGAATTTAATAGACTATTCATTATTGGTTAAATAAAAAAAAAATATTATGGAATATAAAATTAATAAAGAAGAAAAAACTATTACAATTTTTGATAGTGCGGGTAAAGTTGATGAGATTAAATCAATAATGTCATTATTCCCCGATTACACTTTAAAAACTGGAACCCCAAAACAGGAATGTGTATGTGACCCCGATAAAGGTGGTGATGGTGTGTGTAAATGTGAAAAATAAAAAGAAATTAAAATAAATGATGACAAGAAAATTAAGCAAACACATCGAAGATGAGCTCTTCGATAAAGAAAAAAGGGATATACCAACTGTGTTTCCTGAACAAAGAGTAAAATTACAAGAAAATGTTGAACCTAAACCGGTTAAAAAGAAAAAACCTTACTATCGAAAGAAATATAATAAACCAAAAACTATTGAGATTATACCGGAACCGACTAAAAATTATGGTTTTTTTGTTGGGGTATTAGTTGGATTTCTTTCGGGTTTATTGGTTTCTTTAATTTTTACTATATTAACTTAATAAAATAACAACCCTACTCTAATCGGTAGGGTTTTTTTATTATCTTTGTTGGATGAAAAATTTGGTATTTAAATATTTTGATACTTTTTGTTACGGGGAACTGTGTGAGGATGTAGAACACAAAAATTGGCTTAAACCCGATAACCTTTCGGACGCTTTCGGGTATTCAACAGAGTGTAATCAGATTTTTTATAACGAATTACTACAACATAACATCTATTCGATGTTTAGTGTTGGTAGAACTGAATTTAGAGAACTTTTGGGTGAGTGGTTTGAACACCGGTATCAATTACCGGTTTCGATGGTTTTATAATTACTCTTTTTAACCTTTTAAGTATTTATCATTATGAATAAAAAGAAACGATTGGTATTTAAATATTTTGATATGATATATTCCGATTATAAAAAACACATGCGTAGACCGGTAACCATGGAGTCACCAAATGTTTTATTTGAATATAAAAATGAGGATGGTAATGTCGCATTTAAATTCGATACTTCTACTCAAATATTAAATTTTAATAATAAGGATTTTTATACTGCATTGAATATGTTAGGATTCACTACTTCAGAGTTTGCAAACATATGTAAAGAATATGCCGCGGATAAATTTGATTCAACAGTCATATTGAGGTCACCAATTTATAATTCATTAAAAAATAAATAATTATGGAATATATTATAACAGAGTCTCAATTCTCCACAATTCAGACAAATAACCCCGGTTCCATTATCAGAATGGTGCGAAAATTCTATAATTCCATGGATATGGAAGGTATTTGTGAGTTAGATGTTGGATATGACGAGGAAGATAACAATTTTCATTGTTATTTAATTATCGATAAGGATTGGTATACTAAAAACCCTATTGAAAAAGATTTAAAAAACGCTAAAATTCGTAAATATGCAAAGGAACTTAAAGAAAAAATAAACAATTATTTGGGAATTTATATGTTTGTTGGACATTATGTAAGTCCATTACCTTGTGAATCATGAGATACATTATAACTGAAAGTAGATTAACCTCAATAATTGAAAATTGGTTGAGTGATAATTACGGTAATTTGGTAAGTGCGGTTATGGGTGGATATAGATTATATGTCCCATCTGAAGACGACATAACCGTTATTTTTTCTGTCAGCCCAAATTCGGAGAATCTAATTATGACTGAGAAACTTTTTAATTCTATGATAGATTTATTTGGAATAGAAAAAGAAGGAATAATTAGTGGTCTTGTGATGAAATGGTTTAATGAAAAATATAATCAAAAAGTTATTCGATTTAGAATTGAGCGTTTCTCATAAGTCTATATTTTCCACTAAAAAGAGAAAATTAAGTATAATTGTCCTTTATTTTCTATTATAACCAGACACTGAGCAAATATTTTCCATTATAACAAGATACTTATAATAAAATAACAAATGAAACACATATTAAATAATTTATCTGCTGAGGAGAAAAATAGTATCCTTGAACAACACACCGGAGGAATGAAAGTCATGACCGAGAATTTCTCTAAATTGATTAATTCAAAACTTGGAGATTCAAAACCATTAGTGGAAGAAAAATCTAAGAAAAAATAATCTAAATCCCACCCATTAAAGGTGGGTTTTTTTATCCCCATCTCTCAATAGAATAGCAACTTCAATCATCTCTTGAACTCCACCATATCCACAGGAACAAGATGATAAACCCATATTACTTAAATAATATTTTGCTTCTTCTACTGTCATACTGATAAATATTGATTGAATTTTTTTATATAAAAACTTTTTCATATATTTGTCAAAAAATAATCTATGGCGACTTATAAAAAAGGATGGACTCCTGAGGAAAAAAAAGTGATTGACACCAGTAAAAAAACTGTAAAAACCGTATTTGAATCGGTAACGTCCTCAATGTTCCCATTTGATAATATATCATTTGAAAATATAAAGGAAACTTTCATGTATCGATACATCCGTAATTTTATTGGAGGGTTCTTAATCATTGGGTTTCTATTACTAATTCTTTATTTAGGCACTATTTTTGTGACTTGGAGTGTTCCTAAAGGAAATGATAGTCCAATAGATGGACCAACAAAAATGTTTTTTAGATTATTATTTTTAGGATATCTATTTGTAATACTTTGCTTGACAATTGATGAAGATTAATCCAATTAACGGTATTTATATATATGATTGAAACTTCGTTAAAAAAATTATTACTTACAATGTTGAAGGATGAATATCCTCAGATTAAAGATATTGTAGTAGAACCATCTGACCTTGGTGATTTTATTGTATATCGGGTAGGTATTGGTATGAAACATAACGATTTACTAAATCTTAATAAAACTGACGAAAACATATTAAAAGATAAAATTAAGAATTTATCAAAATATGTTTTAGGTAAAAATGAATGGTTAGAAAACACTTTTTTTTACGACCCCCAACAATATTAATAAAAAAATATTCATCCCACCCATTGCCGGTGGGATTTTTTTTTCTATCTTTGTCCCATGAATATAGATTTAATAGAAAAATATTTGGAAGATAAGTATGGTAGTTTATCTCTAACTAAGAAACGAAATGATTATATCCTTAATGATTTATTTGATTATAATATATTGGAAAAAGAATTAAGATGGTATATTGATGTTGAGTCGGATTTATTTGCTTGGTTTGGCCCTGGTAATTATTATCGGGTCATACATGATTGGTTTATCAAAAGATTCGGTAAAGAAATTGGATATGACAAATAAAGAATTATTTTTAACCTTTTTTGAAGTGGAGAGTGCCACCATTATTGGTATTAAATACCGAAACATCGATAAAATTCAGTTAATATTGAACCCCACGGAGAGGAACAAATTTATGGATAAATTACCCATCAGACTTTTAATAGATAGAGAATATGGTTATTATTCTCGTGTTATGGGTACCTCCGATAAAATGTTTAACCTATTTACTTATTTGGGACTCAATACAAAAGAGATTATTAGTATTTGTCGTGAGATTCATGAAGATATGGGAAGTAGAGAATTAATTGTACCTTAATGGTATTTATTGTCAAATACTAATCATGTCAAAATCAAGAAAACCCGGGAAACCAAAAAAGAACAGAGCAAACACTCTAAAAGATTTAAAAAGAATGAATAAGAACAATGAAATTCTTAGTCGTTTAAAAAAAGAACTTTAATAAAAAAACCTTATCATAATTGATAGGGTTTTTTTAATTGTATTCGTAAAAATTCTCACCATCGGTTGTAAATCTAAGACCGAGTCGGAGATTTGGTAAATCATAATATTTTAAAAGGTTATAACATTCCTCAACTATTTCCTCTTCAATATCTTGTTCGGTTCCGTCCATTAAAAATTCAATTTGAACTTTATCTCCGTTAATGTCTTTTCGATGTTTTAATTCGTATTCAACAACATCTTCAAATTTGGGAAGTATGAAGTTATCTAATAATTTACGCACGATTTTTAATTCTTGTTCCATAATAATAAATACCACATTATTTCCTATTTTTTTTTGTAAATAATAATTCAATTCCATATCTTTGTGAAAAATAAATAATAATGGGATTAACTGAAGACCAACAAAAAGGGTTAGATATGATGGTTAAAATTTTAAGTAAAGAATACCCTTATATTATCGGAGCGTCTCCTAATATTGGAGATTTTGAAGAATATTCAACATTATTTACAATTAAATTGATAATGAGTAAGTTAAAACTTGAAAAATGTTTTAAACAAAAAGTAGATAATAATTGGAATGAATTTTGGAGACTTGGTAATTTATTTTATCCCAACCCGGACCCCGAAGATTTACTTGTTGAAGAGATAAGAAGTTTAGGGAAAATGTTTTATGATGTAATAACTGATGAATATCAATTTAATAGCACGTTAACCAAAGGAGAGTTTAGACAAGTAAAAATAAATTCATTCATATTAGATGACAAAAATTGAAAAAGAAATTGTAAAAATGATTGAGGATAAATATGGTTATCCCTACATGACATACGATAAGGCGGAGCAAACTTGGACTAATAATTATTTTCTGTTTGATATTAAGACAGAAACAATTTATAGTTCGGATAAAGTTAAACTTGAATTAGGGAAACGGTTCGGCGCAAAATTTATTGAGAATAATTATTTCAATCTTATTTCAAAATGGTTTAAGATTAGTAACAAATATAATGTAAAGGAAGTTATTTAATTTCTTGGTATTTATAACATATGGAATTAAATAAAATCATAAAGAAAGTATTAAGGGAGGCTGTTGGCATTCCTGAAGGGATTGTTGAAACTGCTGAATTGGTTTACGGTCAATTAATGAGTGAACTTAAGTCTCTCAATTCGATAAGTGAAGACGATGAGAAACTTCATTTTCGTTTAAATGGTGATTATCAAATATCAGATTACAAATTTAAAAAAATCGATTTAACCTTAGAAATTATACGAACAGACCAAGTAGATAAAGGAACGCTTGTGGGAATGTCGTTTAACTTTAAATCGAGATTGGATAATAATACCTTTAAAGTAATTCACCAACCAACTAAAAAGAAAATTGAATTATCAGTATCAGTTGCTATTCCGGAAGATGGGGATTTAAATTCCGTGGTTCAGGAACTCGAAAACGAAAAAGAAATGTCTATTAGTTCTCTTAGTCATGAGTTAATGCACTCTTATGATAAATTTAAAAAACCGATATCAAATCCATCACAAAGAGCTGATTATGAAGCTTATAAAAATATTAGATTTGGTATTGACCCAATTGACGACTTTTTACATAATTTATATTTTATTCATTCAATTGAGAATATTGTGAGACCAAGTGAAATTGCTGCGGATTTAAAATCAGGTAGTATTAACAAAGAAGGATTTTTAGTGTTTTTAAAAAATAATCGAGTTTATAAAAAATTAAAAGAGATTAATAGTTTTACATATGAGGGACTCAAAAAAGAATTACTAAATCATGTGAATATAATTCGAGAGAGATTAGAACAAAGTGGAATAGATATTATTCCGGAGGATAATGAAGAATTAGTTAACACTGTTTTAGATTTACTTAGGATTAATTTGGTAAATGGTAAAGGAACCGTATTAAAACAAGATTTGACCACTAATTTTTTTGAGGAGATGATGGGATTTTCAGGTAAAAAAGAAGAAGTATTTAGAAATTACGTTAAAAAAATTCAAAAATATGATAATACTGATGACTTCTTTAGAAACGAAGAAAAAATGTTTAAACGAACATCATATGATTTAATAAAAAAAATTCATAAACTATACTCTATTTTGGATAAGAACAAAGAAACAAATGAATCAATAATTAATTGGGATTTATATCATAAAATAAAAAATACACCAATTGTAATTGAGAGTGAACTTAACACCGATGACGATGGGAGAAAAGTTAAATTAATTCAAAAATATTTAGATAATGTATTAGTTCCGGGAAATAAACTTATTTGTAAAGCACAAGTTGTTCGACTTGTAAATAACGATGAATACTTAATTAGAATTTGGGTTAATCAAAATGAACCTCACACTCAAGATGATTCAGATGATTTAGTTGATGATACATGGGATGAGATTTATAATATGTTCGAAGTCTCGACAGCAATCCACAGAGTAAAATCAGAATGTTAAAAAAAAATATAACCCTTCACCTCGAAGGGTTTTTTATTTGAAAAATATTTTATATCTTTACCCAAAAGATAATTCATGGAAAACTCACATATTGTAGAATGGGATTTAAGAGGGTGGATGGGAGTTGAGGAACCAACACCGTACGCACAACGAGAGTGGAATAAGACTCTCCTTAGTAAAATAATGTTGATATCAAATAAAATACATCAATCATCAAGACGAGGTGGTGCTGATACAATAATTCTTCATCCCGACCTTGAGATATTATTACATCCTGATTCTTATGATGACCATAGAAAAAAACTTATTAGTAATATTGATGTTATCTTGGACCCGACGATGGAAAAAGACCGAATCGAAATAAACAATAGAAAGTCATTAGAAGATTTAAGATTTATTCCATTCACAAATGACGATGAAAATACAATCGAATTCAAACCCCTTATTTCCTGCACGAACGAAGAAATTGTAAAATACATTGAAGGTCTTGTTGGATTTGTAATGATTGAAAACATTTAAATATGAATAAGTGGGAACAATTTGAATATATTTTAAAATGTCTTGTACCGTCATATAAACAAAGGTCAAGATTATCTTTAACCGTAGAAAGTAATAATTTTGCGTATTCACAATATATTCGGGACAACAAATGTATTTGGAGACTTGAAATTAGTAGGGGTAGTGAATTTTTTGAGGATATAAAAACAATTTCAGATTTTTGTGGGATATATTGGGAATATATGACATATACGATGGAACATGAACTTATTTTAGAATTGACAGAAAATAGAGAAGAAATAACACCAATTTTTTGGTAAATTAATAATAACAAAAAAAAATAAATATGAGAGAAGAAAATTTCGCAGAATTGGTTGAAGAGTTATCAAATTATTATAATACTTCAATGTATGACGATTATCTACGTAGAGCGTTAGGGGTTATAATGGAATCTAATCTTTGTTCTGAGATTGAATTACCGAAAGAAAAAAAATCAGAAAAACCAAAATTTAATCAAACCAAAAAATAACCCTCACGAATGAGGGTTTTTTCATTATAAATCTATTTATAAATATGAAATATGTAATAACAGAATCTCAATTCAAAAGATTGACGGAAGATAAAGATAATGATTTTGAATCTTATCTAACAAAACGATTCCCAAAGATTAACGATTTAAAAATGGAAAGAAGTAATAATGTAGTTTCAGGTCCACATCGTAGATATATTAATCCGGAAAATAATGAACTTTATTTTAGAGTTGTTTTTAAAACAGTACCAAGTTGGGAATCGGGTGTTGGTGCTTCTGACTCAGATGAGTTTATTCGTCTATATGTATCCCCAAAAATATACGCATATATTAAAAAATACGGGATGAATTTTGAATATGATTTAATGGGGTGGTTTAACAGAACTTATAATGAAAATGTAAATTCTGTTCTTAAAAAGGTGATGGAATAAATATGAAATATATTATAACAGAATCTCAATATGGTAAATTAATTGAACAACGAAAAAATTTGGTTCAAACCTTCATGGAGACAAAATTCCCTGAAATGGGTAGACTAAGAAAAAGACAAACTAGAAATATGACTTTAGGCCACGGATATAAATTTTTCAACCCAAAAACTAATGATGTGTTATTCCATGTTGTTAGTGGTGGTCCGGTTTATCATGTGAAAGGTGGTGAAACAAAACCTCTTTACGAAGGTATTAGATTATATGTCAATTCAAGTTTATATGAGTCATTAGAAAATTATATAGGGAATTTTAAAGAAGAATTACTACAATGGTTTAATGAAACTTATAAACAACAAACTAATAGAGTTATGAGAGGAATTCGATAATCAACCATTCATTATTCTATAAGAATGTTTATAATTACATATGAAAGATACTGTAGGAACAATTTTAGTAGAAGTAGACAAGATTATATTAAAACCTTTTGAGGGTGAAGAAGAAATTTGGGAAGAATCCAAATCTTTGATAAACACCATTGGAACCAAATTTATCTTATTTGAAGGTAAAAAGTATTATCCTGAAAAATAATAGAACCCACCGACAGGTGGGTTTTTTGTTCATCATCATATTTATTATTATGAAATATATTATTACAGAAAAACAAAATAAGTTGTTAATGGAAGTTAGAGTTCCAAGAGAAGAACGAATTGAGTTATATAGAAATGAGGACGTTGTGGTCGTTATCCCATTAACACATCGAGCGTTACGTAAATACGCCACATATTGTCAATGGTGTATTATTAGAGATGTCCATGAGTGGGAACAACATCATCAGGGAACATCTATGGTGATTGTTCAAAGACACCCAATACCAATTAAAAAAGGTATTACAGGTAATCCAACTTTTTATGAAATATATTCATTACATAGATTAAGAAACGAATACGATGATTTGGAATATGTTAATGATGTTTTGAATTATAATTTTGAATCTGATGAGATTGCTTTGGAGTATTACGAGGAATTAATTAATGATATAAATAATTTTGGTTTGAACTCCGTATATTACGGGAATGATAACGACATTTATGATTCAGGTGATAACTACTTACGAAGTTTTGGGTACGATATTAGTAATGTTCCCAATATGACACCCAAAATTATTAAAATAATGGATGATTATTTAGAATATAATACATTAAAATAATACGTTTATGACAAGAGAAGAAGTAAACCAATCACTCAAAATGTTTGAGAAATTTCTACAATCCGATAAAGGTCTCGAGATTGCTCATCGATATTCAGACGATATTTGGTTTAAGTTAGATGATATCCAAACAATTACCGGTGCCGGTGAAAGTTTATACGCAGGAGGGAAATATAATATTTTCATTAAAATTGGTCATCCGTTTAATTCCACTGTAATGGTGAGTTGGAAAAACCAACCAAAGAAACAAGATATTGAAAAAGATTTAGAACAATATCTTCCATATTTTGGATTTACCTCTCAAGTGGGGATAGCAATAATGTAATGATGAAAGAACAAATTAGGAACATACTAAAAAACTATTTAAATGAAATAGTGACCTCAATACCAATTTCAAACCCAAAATCGTCACAATGTAAGAAATTCTACGATAGGCTTAAACGTGAATTCCCAAAAACTCCTGAATATATTTTAAGAGAATTTACTACAAATATTTTATGTGGTAATAAAGAAGTATTTCACGATGTAATGAATCAATTTTTTGGTGACCCAATACCATTTCTTGGAAAAATGTTATATAATTACCTGAAAGGTCCATGGAAACTACAAATAATTCAAGTAAATCCCGAAGATTTTACCGAAAATACGATAAATGCTTTTATTGAAAGAGAATTTGGGAATGTTGATGCCTATATGGTTCCTAATGATAAGGAAAGAATGGATATTCAACGAGAATTAGCCTCTTCAACAGGTAAAAATGAACCAATTATCGTAATTAAACATAAAAATGGTAAATATGAATTAGTTGAAGGTTGGCATAGAACTATGTCATCATTAAAACTTGGTGATAACGGTGAAGACCTCAAAAATTGGGATAAAGTTAAGATTAGGGCTTTTGTTTCAGAGAAATAATTCCTCAATATTCTGTTTTCCTTCTAAATTTAATGAATGTACCCTAATTTCGGGTAATTTTACCTCTTTATTCTCACAATAATTAATTAACCATTGAGCAGCATCATAACCGGTGTTACCATTTAACATTTTATAGTCAATATTTGATTGATTTTCAGTTAAATAGTGGTTTTGAGATAAGTCATGGTCAAAGGACACTAGTTTCGGGATACCAAATCGTTGAATAAGGTTAATAAACTGATAAAAATCCCTTACAACTACCCAAGTATCATTTTCCTCATAAATGGGGTCAATTGTGTTCTTAAATACATCATAAGGGGTTCTATTGTCGTCTAAAAATAATTTCATACTACAAAAGTATGGAATTAAAGTGAAATTTCAAAACGATTCTTCATTATTTCCAATTTATCTTCAGGAACTCCGTGTTCATTGACTCCCCCGTGTCTATTTTCAACAACTAAAGAGTAAACTCTATATCCGAAGTATTCCGCCATCTCATTATATTCCGTCATTTCCCACTCTTGGGTGAATGTATTGGAAATAACAATTCTTTCCGTGTCGTGAGCCATCTCATATCTTACATTAATTTTACACCACTCGTGGGCGTGTTTAATGTTGGATGGAACAAACTCATATACACCAGTCTCCGGATTAATAAAAAACATATCGGCTTCGTAATGAACTCCACCTAGTGATTCTGCTAATGTTGTTTTACCACTTCCTGGTATTACGGGAGCCCCCTTAAAAGGAATAGTTCCTTCAGGGGGCTCACTTTTTTAACTAAATTATCCATATTTTATGTTTTTTTTTTATTTTTTAGTGTATTTATATTAAGAGGTTCCCCTTAATTAGGGGACAAATATAATAATTAATTTTAATTAAAAAAAATAATAATGTCAAATCTCACAAGAAAATGCCCTATTTGTGGTGTAACAATAAGTTACACTAACAAATACAATATGATAAAAGCGGATAACAAAAATAGTAATTGTAAAAGTTGTGGGTTAAAATTAACTATAACCGAAGATAGGAGAGAACGTATGAAACAACGAGTTCTTGGCGACAATAACCCTATGTTTGGAAAATTTGGTGAGTTAAATCCATTTTTTAATAAAAAACATACTGAAGACACCAAACAAAAAATGAGAGAAAAAAAAGATTTTTCAGTATATAAAACAGAAGAATTTAGGGAAAAAATGAGAATTTTATCATTAAGTAATGTCACTATGTTTGGGGACTCTACTTATTATTATTATTGGGTTGATAAATATGGAGTTGAAGTTGCGGAAGAAAAAATGAAAAAATTAAAAATAAAACAATCTAAAAATACTTCAGGAGAGAATAACCCTATGTTTGGAAAATCTGTCTATGATGTTTGGGTTGAAAAATATGGAACCGAAATTGCTAATGTTAAATTAGAACAATTAAAAATAAAACAATCTAAAAATAGTTCGGGAGAGAATAACCCAATGTTTGGAAAACCAAGTCCTGTTGGTTCCGGTAATGGTTGGTCAGGATGGTATAATAATTGGTTTTTTAGAAGTATTAAAGAATTATCATACATGATTAATGTTATTGAAAAAAATAACATTGAGTGGATTAATGCAGAATCTAATATGTATCAGATAAATTATACTGATTATAAAGGTAATAACAGAACTTATACCGCTGATTTTATATTAAAAAACAAATATTTAATAGAAATTAAGCCAAAAAAACTTTGGTATAGTGATTCGGTGGTTAGAAAAAAAATATCGGCAATTAAATTTTGTGATGAAAATAATCTTACATACAAATTAAGAGATACACCTAATTTATCGTCTAAAAAATTAAAAGAATTGTATGAAACAAAACAAATTATTTTTACAAAAAGATATGAAGAAAAATTTGTTGAAAAATATTTAAAAAATAATGTTGATTGATTAAGTATTTATAAAATAAGTCGCCAAAATAATATTTTTTACGTATCTTTGTCCAATAATTAATTTTTTATGATAAATAAAACTCAATTAGAATACGTAAGTGAATTTTTGGATGGTGTTACCGTTGTGGTTGTATTTGAAGACGACCCACTATATGAACAAGTTAAAGACTATTTTAATGAGTATGGTTTTGGGTTTATGGTTCCGGGTAGTAATTTAATTATAATTGATGGAGAAATATTAGTTGGGCTGCCAGATGCCAAAGACATTTTAAAATTTATTGAAGCTCATGAGGTCACTCATGTATTATTAGGTCATGATGGACCAAGAAATGAACAAGATGAGATAGAAGCTGATTTGGGTGCCTATATTTTATTACAAGATAAAGGATATGATAAACCAATTGAATTACTTGTAAATAATTTCAAGGAAAGACATGGTATTGAGTTTAATAAAAAAATGACTGACAATATTAAAGTCAGATTAGAATGAAGGTAATTATTAGTGAAAATCAAGAAGATAGATTAAAATCAGCAATTAAAGAAATAGTCGAAGATATTAAAGTCCCATTATCAATAAAAGTCGATGTTGTATTTTCATCGACTGGTGCTACATATGTTTTAATTCCATTAAAAAATTATTTAATGAGTAAGGTAAGGGCAAAATATGAATCGTTAATTCGTAATAAAATAAAAAATTATATTGGTTTAGATGTTGAAGTTATAATGATGGAGAAATCAGATATTGATTCTTAATTGACAATATAAGATACTTTTCATATACTTCTCAAAAGATAAAATATGACTAAAGTAAAAATTTCTACAGACAAGGGAGATATGATTGCCGAACTATACGACAACGAGACTCCAATCGCAGTAAACAACTTCAAAGACTTAATCGGTAAAAAATTCTATGACGGATTAAATTTTCATAGAGTTATTCCTAATTTTGTAATTCAAGGTGGGTGTCCAAATGGTACAGGTTCCGGTGGTCCGGGATATAATATCCCATGTGAAGTTACCGCCCCTAAACAATTTCACGATAGAGGGGTATTGTCAATTGCACACGCAGGACGTAACACAGGAGGGTCACAATTCTTCATTTGCCATAACAGACAAGGAACCCAACATTTAGATGGTAATCACACTTGTTTTGGTAAAGTTAATGAAGGGTTAGAGGTAATCGACGCAATCAGTGCCGGTGATAAAATAAACTCAATCTCAATAATTGATTAATAATAATGTGTAGATTGTAATATAAACCCCCATCTATGGGGGTTTTTTGTTGTATTTATTTAATACAAGTATTTATCATCATGGGAAAGAAAATTAAAGTTCGTTTAACCGAACAAGAACTAATAGATTTAATTACAAAACAATTGTCCGGACAGGATAGTATGGATATTTTGAAAGGTATGTTATCCGGTAAACCTAAAGACACTTCGAAAAGTAATGGGGACTTAACAAACCCTATTTTAAGTTCAGGTGATAAATTCACAGAATTAAATTTAAACACGCCTGAAGGGTTTAAAGCATATAAAAATATTTCTGATAAATTTATAAATACTAGACCATCAAACTTATTAGGTATTAACGGTGAAATGTTAGCAAACGCAGCAAAACAATCATATAATAAATTTAAATCATATGTTCCACCAGAACTGGCATTATCCCAATTGTCTGCGGAAGGAGGATTTTCTAATAATCCAAAGGCAAGACCAATTAGAACAAAGAATCCATTTAATGTTGGTAATGTAGACAAAGGCCCTAATATTAGTCATGGGTCGGTTCAAAGTGGGATTCAATCATATTATGATTTAATGGCTAAAAATTATTTATCAGGTGGGAAAAACGCTTCAGACCTAATTGATAATTTTGTGAATGTGAAAGGTCAAAGATATGCGTCAAGTAAAGACTACGAAAATATGGTTAAAAAAATATCCTCACAAGTTAGTCAGATGTCCCAACCAATTTATGCATCATTAGGAGATAAAGGACAAACAGGTTTAGCGTAATATGAATAAGGATAGTAAAAAAGTTGAATCATTATTAGATGCTTTTTTTGGACATTCATCAGTTCATCCTTATCCCGTGATTAGAATTTTAAAAGAAATGAGGTCAACCTATGATGGTGATTATCCTTATTTTGAATTAGTATATGAGGCAAACAATTATAACCACCTATACGATATGGAAAATATAATTGAATTGGTTACCGGATATACCGGATTAAAAGAAGGTCGCGACTATTGGTTAGGTGTGACTTGGGAATTATTAGAAGATTAAAATGAAATACATTATAACAGAAAGTCAAAAAAATCGAGGTATTCTCAAATACCTTAACACCGAATATGGTGATTTGAAACCATATAAAACAGACGAATACCCTAACCACATATTCTTTATGAAAGATGGTGAAGTTATGTTTGACTATAATGAAAAAAATGGGGTTGCTCATGTCTCTTATACTCATATTTGGTCATTTTTGAAATCCTTTTTTGAGTTAAATAATGAGGAAATAGAAGACCTAACGAAAGCGTGGGTGGAGGAACATTACAAATTGGAGGTGACAACAACTATTGATGAATATTTGAGCCGTGTTTATTGGTGGAGGAACATTACAAATTGGAGGTGACAACAACGCTTTTGCGTTACATCGAAAAAGGAAAAAGGTGGAGGAACATTACAAATTGGAGGTGACAACAACCCACATTGATTTATTTCGGAAAAAAAAGTCTGGTGGAGGAACAATACAAATTAAGTAAATTATGAAATACATTATAACAGAAAGTAAATTAAATCAAACGGTTAAAAATTACCTAAACAACACTTTGGATATTGAAAATATTAATTGGACTCGTTTAACTGATGATTGGGGTCAGGAACAAGACGCAATTGAATTTTATTTAGGTGATTATATGGATGATGAAACATTGTTCAGGTTATATGGTGAAGACTATTGGACCGGAGCATCAGATTACCGAAAACCATTAAGTCCAATGTTGTATGTTGAAGACCAAGGACTTCTTAACTCATTAGAAGGTTATTTTAATGATAATTGGAAAGAAGGATTTAAAGAATGGTTTGTTGAAACTTTCAAGATACCTGTTAACACAATAGAATATTACATATGATAGATATAAATCAAAGAAAATCATTACAAAAACTACTCAATAGTGATATTATAAAAAACATATATCCTGTTATTGGAAATATAGATGTTCATTATTTTGAAAGTGAAAGTAGTATTACAAGTGATTGGTTAATTTTAGACATTTATTTGAATGACCCTGAAGTAAATAGAGATAATTATTGGGATAAATTTCAATTAGACCAATATTATTTAATTGACCATCATATTAGAAAATTATTACCTTATATTGGTATCAATAACGACAATACTGGTTTTAGGTACAGAATGTATGATACTGACTTTAATATAATTGAACGAAATGATAAATAACAATATAAGATTCCTTAAATATCTTATTGTTTGGGTAGGTTCCAATTTGGCAGTTCCATTTTGGGTTGTTGGTCACGTTCATCTAACAATGAATCTATATAAAGACATTTATGAAATTATTGCATCTTGTGGAATGAATATTTTAGTTATGGTTGCGTTTTGGTTAGAATGGAAAAAACATAAAAAAGAGAATAACTAATTACAATTTAAGAAATAATTATACATTTATAAAAAAACACAAAACTATGGCAAATTTAACCCAAGACGAAAAGGCAAGATTGTATAATGATATGATAATGAGATATCAAAGAATGCAAGAAGAAGTGAGACAAATTAAGGCGGAGAATTTTGAAGTTTCCGACTCGGACCAAGAAAAAATAAATTTAATTGAATCTAAAATGAAAAGACTTTTCAATGATTCTCAAAAATTATATTAAAAGATAACCTCTCCAACAAGGAGTTATTTTATTTTAATTTTAAACTTACGAAGTAACGATATATTTATCATTATATTTATAGATATGGGAACTAAAAGATTTACAATTACAGAATCAGAAATTAAATCCATCAAAAAACTTTACATGATGGAACAATCTGAAGAAAAAGAAGATAGAAAATTCTGCCATGGTGGAAATGTTAGGTCATTAGACGAGATTATGGGAGATGACGACGCGGAAGATTATATTGAGGGAGTGTCAATTAGGAAAAACGGTATTAATGGTTTAGTTGATAGATTAGAACTATTGAAAACACTTAGATTGCATCCAAAAGTTTCTGATGGTGGTGAACATCTGGCATCAGAAATCATGAACCATCTTAAATCATTCAAACCTTACAACTATTTTGACGAAACAAAAAAAGAATGTAATAAAGCGATGGATAAAATTATTGAACTTTATAAAGAAAATGAGCATGGGGAGGAATTAGTTAAAGACATTGAAAAGGTTTATTTAATGAATCATGTGTCCCCGCGGGCAAAAGAATTCTTAAAACACGGGATTTCAATGATTAAAGGTCGTTAAGTTGAACTTTTAAAAAATATCTTTTATAATTAGTGTTCCATTAGGGACACTTTTTTTTTTATGTCAACACAGTCACACATCGATAAGGTAGAATTGAGGGCGAATTTACTTTCGTATCCATCTCATGTCGGGTCACCAAAAATAGAATCAATCGATTTATCATCATTTAAAAGAAATGGGACTGATAAAGCGAACAAAATTTATGACACGAAATATAAAGAATTAATGCGAGACGCAGAGAACCTTTATAATTCATTTATTATTAACCAAGAGGTCTATGAGTCATCTTATCGTTTTGAACCCGTTATTGGTCAAATTTACCACCTATATGAGAATATTAAAGGTGGAAAGTTCTTATCATTAATAGAACCGAACTCATGGAAACAAAAACACATCTATTCAGTTACTTTAAATTCCGATATGATATGGATAAAGATAGAGTAAAACGACTGTGTAAAACGATATTAGAAACATCATATAGTGGGGTGACCATAACCGAGTTTGATATGACTCCAACATTTAAATATGATGATGAATTATTTAAATGGGTCCCTAATTCGTTCACTTTATTTATTCAAGTAAAAACATCAGAGTTCCCAAAAAATATACAATCAACATTAGAAGCGTATATAGGACTTGAATGTTGTGTAGATTTTCTTTAAATAGTTTAATTTTATTCTTATTTTTTGTAACATTTTATTAATAATTATGTATTTATTGTAAAATAGTTAAAAATATGCCTCAGGAATCAGTTTGGACAGTTATAATCACAGCATTAACCGTATTAGGTTCTGCAAGTGCTTGGAGATATTACGAAAAAAGAGCAGTAAGAAAAGAAAAAGATGAAGATTTTGTTCGTCATGATTGTAGAGATAGGATTGGTAAATTAGAAGTTTTACTACAGGAAAGTAGTAAAGAAAAAGACTCAATGAGAGACACTATTTTAAAATTAACCGAATCTGTGGCTCAATTAGCGATTAAAGTTGAATTTTTACAAAAAGAGAATAATGAACTTCATGAATCATTAAAATTGGCGAGGATTCATTAAACATCGAATCTGGTATAAGTTAATATTTTAGATTCCGGAAAAAAATATACCATAGAATCTTGGATTAGGACATGTGCTAGTGCGTCATTCATAACGTCTTCATTAATCGAATCCCCTAAAATAATAACTACCTCTAACATAATAGAATTATCTTTCACACCGGTATTCATCGAGTGAACTTTAATTCTTGCTTTGTCACCATAGAACTCTTGTACCGCGTCTCCACGGAAATCATTGATGTAACTTTCGATTAAGCGAAAGAATCTGCGTTTCTTATCTATCATAATAAGAAATATAATAAAAAAAAAATGTTATCTCACCCCTTGAATTTTTTTTTTAAGTAATTCTTTGAACTCTATTTTTAAATTCGATAGTTTTTCTCTCAATACCTAATGAATTTGACATTTCAGTCATAGAATTATAAAATATCCCCATATATGTATCACATACTAACGTACCATTACTTTGTCTTAATTTACGTAAAGTTTCTTTAGTGTGCACTCTTTTTTTACCGTATTGCGGGTTATTTTTACCTTTACCTACATAAAAAATTTTATCATTGTCCTATCTTTTATGTACATAGACATAAAAGTTACCTACGTCTTCCTTGACCTGCATAACGCTTTTTGTAATTTTTACTTGACTTTATATTAGATGATTTTTTTGAATGAACACCCGGACGACTAACTTTTGAAGTGGTTAATTTAACAGATGAATTTGAACTTGTATTTGATTTTGCCATGTTATGATTTTTCAAATAAATAGTAGTTTTTTTGATATTTATAATTAAGTAAATTACCAAATACTATGAAAAAATTTTTTAGAGAGTTATTCAATGACGATAACTCAATCAATGAGAAAAGTGTTGTTGGCTTTTTAGCTTTCATCATGATGATAGCTTTCGCAGTTGCGGATATTATCACAGGTTATTTAGGTCAAAACCTAATGATAAACGAGTTCATTTTCAACGCCTTTACATGGTTAGTTTTAGGGTCATTTGGTATCGGTTCGGTAGACAAATGGATTAATAAAAACAAAAGTAAAGAAACTGAAGAGTAAATTAACTACCCCTCCTAAACGAGGGGTTTTTTATTTAATAAAATTTTTTATATATTTGCGTCATGGCAATAGAAGTTATAAAAAACACAAAAAGACAAATAGTCTACGAAGACGAGGAAACAACAACCATTTGGAAGTACGATTCATCTATATCAACATTTGGTCCCATAGAGGTCGAAATTAGATATAAAAAGGGGTATGAATGGTCTGACCCGTCAAAGAAAAAAACATTAGGGGAATTAACTAAAGAAACGAAAAAAATAACAAGGAAATCAAAGGTTTCTTAATTGTTTGTCTATAAGAAATTTTAGACTAACAAGAGTATCTTTATCTAATTTAGGGATAAGTTTTTCGGTATTCTCCAATAATTTTCGTGGGTTACGAGATTCTTGTACATTTTTTGGAGCTTCTTTAACCTCATCAACTTCCCAATCATTCATTTCCCAATTATCATATTCGGTATTTTTTAGAACACCGGAATAAACATCCCAATTACCATCGTTTCTTTGCATATTTAAAGAATCTATCACCCAATCTTTATCGTAAGATGAGAAACGAGTTTCATAATATTCGATAAATGTACAGCTACCTTGGGTGGTATATTCAACTAAATAATCTTTAGGTTGTGGGATTATAAGATGTTCTATCATCGACTTATCATCATTAGATATTCGAGAAAGTAAACCACTATTAATTTCTAAAAACTTAATAAAAAACTGAACATCCTCTTCGACCACTGATTCGTTAAAATACGAGGATACTTGTTTAAGTATATCTTCATTATCATCATATATGTCCTGATAATTATGAGTGATATCATCCCATTCAAATCCGTCTTCAATAAGTTTATTAGCGATAAAAACTAATTGTTTTTTTGGGAATCTCGAAAAGTTACTTTGGTTTGCCATATTAATAAATATAACAAAAGGTGGTTATTCACCACCTTTAATTCTACTTTTTTGATTTTTTAAGTAATCAACTAATCCTTGTAATTTATCGGCATCATCCGGATTAAATATGAATTCATCGAACGCCCCGTAATTACATTGCCTACCAAATATGTATTGAACACCATATTTAACTCGTTCCCAAAATGGTCGTTTCTTTAGATGTATGTGAAAATAGCACATAGGATATGTTACACCATTGTCTAATTCGTCTTCTTCATATAGTATAATTAATTGATGGTCAGTTGAATGACAACTACAAATTAGTAAATCTTTTTTGTTTTTCATTTTGTTTGGTATTTATTGTTATGAGAAATATAATAAAAATAAATGAGAATGATTTAAACCTTATTATTAAAAAGGTAATAAAAGAACAATATGAGTATAATCCTGATAGATTATATCGAAAAAGTTCGATTGTTTCGAGATTAAGACAGGAACCAAAATATCTTCAAAAATACATCAAAGACCTCCCTAATTTAAGTAAGGAAGGTTCTGATGAAATATTTACCAAAATACCTCAGATTGTTTGGCAAGTTTTATTTAGTCGATACTAGGAAATTCAACTTCATTAGTATCAGGATTCCAATCGATGGTCATTGGTTTTTGAGTATAAGTATATCTTTCATTTAAAACCGCAGTATTGAAGTGGTGAGTATCTCCTTTTCTAACATAACCATAACCTGTATGAATATGACCACAAAGATGAATTTTAGGGGTTATAATTCGTAATCTCTCAACTAATAATTCACAACCCAAATTATCGTGTCTTCTACCTTCAACGGTATCTAATATTCCAAACGCAGGTCCGTGAGTTAATAGGATATCAGTGTCATCAGGGATTCCTTCCCATTTACCCGATAATTCAATTCCATTTTTAGGTAAGTTAAATGCCCATCCATGAAATTCTGGTTGGTAAGGACTACCATAGATTTTTACTTCTCTTTCATCCCCAATTTTAACTTTAACTTCACTATCTTGAAGATAAGTAATTCCACTGTAGAAATCCAAAATTTCTTTCACCTTATCAGCATTGTCTTGGAATCCCCAATCGTGGTTTCCAGCAATGAAAATCTTGTGAGTATAACCTTCGATGTTGTTGAACCACTTACAGAACTCTCTGATTTCATGTTCGTATCCCATAGATGATATATCACCACTATGAAGTAGTAAATCTCCACCAGGTAAATCTCCGGTTATTTGTTTGTGCTTATTATGCGTATCAGAGATTAGCGAAATCTTCATAATTTTTTATTTTTTTTTTTAAATTTAATCCCACCATTTTTCAATTTCCGACTCCATTATTTTGAATAACAATTTTCTTGCTCTATCGTGATTTATGTGTCCAATATTCATTGCAATTATTTGTTTATCTTCCTCACGACCGTCTCTACCAAAAACACCTTCACCATTTATTACTCTTTTGTATATAAGTGGGTATTTTTTGAAATAATCATCAAAATTTTCTTCTAATAATCGTGATTCCCAAGATGATAATGTTGGTTTATCCGGTACAGGTTCAAACCAATGTTTTGTTTTATGATAATCGGTGTATTCAGTTGAATAAAATTCCTCCTGTATCAATTCCATTAATTTGACGCACAATCTCATTCTTTTAGCATCTAATTGTGCTCGAGTATGTCTATCATTACCACCAATATAATCCGCTTGAGCTGAGATTTTATGTTTCATTACCTCAAAGATGTAGTGAGAATCCCAATGACGGTCTTTCCAAATTATAGGTAACCAATACCAAACACTTTTAACTCCTCTTTTGAAAGTTGTGTGTAAGTACTTACCATCATTATACCACCATGATGGAATGTATTGTAGTTTTCTAATAATCCAAGGTCTCTTGGCTCTTTCATCCGCCCATTCGTCAAATATGTCTTTTTCCGGTTCCATTTTTAATATTTTTTACAAAGATAGTAAAAAAATAAGACCCAACAAAATAAATCATCGGGTCTTTTGGAAAAAAAATATATGAGAACACTCCAAAGAGCGGTGTGTAATAAATAAATACATTAAATTTTAAAAAAAGTTCAGTTCTTTACTACGGAAACCAAATTTTTTTTAAATGTGATAGAAATTCTTTTTTGGTGATAATTACTCCAAAAATTATTTCTCAATCGTCTTAAGAATCGATTTTCAAGACCAACGATATCAGAAGAAAAATATTTATTATCCCAAAGATTAAAACATTTTTCAGTGCATTCTAAATGTTCCTTCGTTTTAGAAGAATTTAAAATTCTAACAACCCATTTATAGTCGTTGAGTGCTGATGTTAAATTAGTTGAAATCCCCATTTTATTTTTTTTGTAAAGATAAGTATTCTTTTTATAAAAAAATTAACTTTATTAAAAATCTTTATTTAATCCAACACACAACGGGTTAAACATACTTAAACACATATCCGTGAGTTTGATTTCGTTTACCTTTAGCCACTAAACAAGCCTTACTATTTGATTTGTGAAACCCTAAAATTCTACACGCTTCTGAAATAGAGTGAAATCTCCCAACATACTCATTATTATTGAAGTTGTAAACATCTGTGGATTTTGCCTGTCCTGATTTAATTGTTCTTAATGATTGTTTATGTTTTTCTTCCTCAGACCTTTTTTGGCCTGTTAAAGATTTACTTCTTTTTAATATGGTTTCTTTTGATGGTGATTTACCAAAATTGGGGTTTTTATCCCCTAATTTGGATTGTCTCATTTTTTCTTTAGTGTTTTCAGACATAACACAATTCCATATACCATCACCACCATCCGTCATATTACATAAACACCCAGTGTTTAAATCTTTCCTACCATATAATTTAATAAATTCTTTTTCTTTTTCAGACGCTTGATTTTTAGTTAAACCTTCAAATAAAATCTCAATTTCAATATCGGTTTTATTAGATATTTTTCTCCAAATTTCATTACGTCTGTTAGGTTTGGTTTGATATGCTCTTGCGTGATTTTTTTTATTACCTATACCGATATAAAAAGGCTCAGTTTTGTCCAATCTAATGTGTCTATAAACATACCAATTATTTTCCATCATACTTTTTTATTTCGTTAAGTATTAATTTTTCAACCCAATCATTTAATTTAATAGAATTATTATTACAATATTCCTTTAATTTTTGGTGGGTTTCTTTACTAATTATTAAAGTTTTTCTTTCCATATTAATAAATATTATGGAAATGTAAAAAAGTATAAAAAAGTATAAAAAAATTATGATAATAACTTAAAATATTCTACAAAGTGCTTATATCGGTCCTCAATTCCATTCAACCCGCCATTTACACATTTAGTCACACTTTCAACAACGGCTCTTGACGAACCACTATCACATTTAGGTAAACATCTTGTAAAGAACCAAGATGCTGATAATATTGGGTACTTAGTAGCGACTAAATCAGGGTTAGAAACCAAATCTTCATTAATTGCCTTTCCAAACGCAATATAATTTTCTTTTCCTGTCAACTGGATACCACCGCGGCCACGAAATTTGAACCCTTCTTTTGTTGATTCATCACCATTACCCATTCTTCCACCATATACTTTTGATGCAATTTTTTCAGGGTTTCTTGAATAAGATTCTGATAAATTACCAGGGAAATATTTAGGGAATATTTTTTTAAGACCATCCGCAGAATAATTTAAATTTTCTTGGAATACTTTGAACCCCCCCGATTCGTGACCACACTGAGAAAGGAAATGAGACAACCTTAATGGTGTGTTAATTTTGAATTTTTCAATAACTTCAGGAATCTGTGCAATTATTGATTCAGGAATATGTCCTTTTAATTTTTCTAAATTGATTGACCCCCCTGTCGGGATAACTACATCTTCTTTAATCACAGAATTAAACATTTTTTTCCAAGTTCCTTCACCAACAATTCCGTCAGAAGTTAATCCATTTTTAGTTTGCCATTCTTTAACCAATTTTTTAGTACCGGGACCAAAAGACCCATCAACTGTTGTACCCAATTTTAATTGAAGTTTTTTCACTTCTTCTCCGGTTGACCCAATTTTTAATGTCATAATAATTTACTTTTATAACTATAAATATATTATCAGGGTGATTATTAGTTTTTAATGATGCGCGATTATTAGTTTTTATGGGGGTATTTATTATAAAATAGAATGTATGAATAATTTAAGAGAATTAATAAAAGAGACTTTGGAGTCTCATTTAGACAAAACTTTGGTTTTGAAAGAAGATGTGGTGATTTCCGAATCATTATCCTATCATATTACTGAAAAAATATCATTAACTGACAATGTCTTTAGGGCTTATTCTCAAAAATATTTTGATTTGGTTAATGAGGTTAGAAATTTATGGAATGAAGGTAAAATAGACCTTAATGAGGAAGATAAAATGATGGTTGAATCTGATTTAGGGGTTAAAGTTAAAATAGGTAAAGAATATGTTTATTTGGACGCCCCTTATATCTATGAAACTGAGACTGAAGAGGATATTTTAAAAGAGGCAATACATAGAGGAAAAAAGGTTGAACTAAATAAACCTAAAAGAACTCCCGGAGGCCCTAAGAAATTTGCGGTTTATGTTAAAACACCTGGTGGTGGTATTAAAAAAGTTACCTTTGGTGACCCTAATTTAAAAGTCAAAAACAGTAATAAAGTGGCGGCAAAATCATTCCGGGCTCGTCATAAATGTGACCAAAAGAAAGATAGAACAACTGCTGGATATTGGAGTTGCTCAATCGGAAGGTATGCAAAACAATTAGGTCTTTCATCTTCAAATTCTTGGTAATGGATTTACCATTTCAACAATACATTAAATCAGGAAAAATGATTAGAGTATTCACACCTGATATTGAATCTGATGAATTAAAATGGCATCAAGACCTTAAAGACCGAAAAGTTACAGTGGTTGAAGACGGTGGGTGGTCATTCCAAATGGAGAATTTTTTACCAATCAAATTATCTGAAACTAAAGAATTTAACATACCAAAATTTACTTGGCACAGAGTAATTAAAGGGGAAGGGACTTTAATAGTCGAAATAGAAGAATAAATATAAAATAAAAATACCCCAAACGGGGTATTTTTATTTTATATTTCACCGGCCTGACAATCTTCATTATTATCAATATATGGTTCGGCGGATATATTACCTCGAGTAGATACTCCCAACTCAAATGATTCTCCAAGTCTATCGATTCCACCATAAAGATTTCTAAGAGATACTTCTGCATTTTCTCCCAAAATTGCAACTTCGGTTCTAAGTTGTTCCTCAAGTTGTTCTCTTGTTCTTACCGTTCTGGGTCTTAATTGAATAACTTGTCTCTCTATTATCTCAGGTTCGTTCATTTCAATCTCCATTGTCTGCATTGGTATTTCTTCTACCATATTATCCTCATTGCCCTCCATCGATATTTCCCCAAGAACTTGAGATTTTTTATACCTAATCCTACTACATTCAATTTCAACTTGTATTTGAATTTTAACTGAACATAAATTTTTATTAGTTTTATCCGATTTTAAAATCTTTTTAACAATCGGAAACATATAGTCCTCAATTTCTAATTCTAAAAAATCAACTCTACTATCGGCAGCGTTCCAAAAACTTAATTCTTTTTCATTATCAAGAGATTTAAATAATGCAAATTTTAATCCCGTAACTTTGTTAATAAAATAAACTAAAATACCTCTATTCCAATATCGTTCAAAATATTGTTTATCATTTTGATAAGTGGTACACCATTTAGTTGCGGCTCCGTATTTTGATGACGCACCGAATGTTAATGGTCTTAATGCTAACCAAACATCATCTTCATACTCCTTAATTATTTGGGATTTCATCATCTTTTCATCCTCTTTTAACGACGCCAACCCTACTGCCGACCTAATTTCATCGAATGTTTGATATGTTGTAATATCGTTATTTTTAATTAAACCTCTTTCATTATATTTACGGAATGAAATTACATCACGAATATCTTCATTGTTGAAAACATCGGTATAAAAATAATATGAATATATTTCATTATCTGACATGTTACCACAATCAAATCCTAAATTTTCCATTCTTTCTATAATATGCTCTATTTCAGATTTATAGTCCATTTTACCCCATAGTTTATCCGGTTGAAACCTATGAGAGAATAATTTACAAAGTAATGGTAAATATTTATTTGTTTTTGTATTATCCATTTTTAAAAACACGTCAATTATTGAAATGTTTAATTCAGGATATTGGTTTTTAATTTCTGTGATTTTTGACATAAGTTATTTTTTTTTTTAATAATAATTTTTTTATTCCATCGAATCAAATAATGAATTAAATTTTAACGTTTTAATTTTTTTCGTGTGATTAAATATAGTATATTTGTACGAAAGAACCAAACTCATTTACCAAGTATTTATAAATTATGGAAGAATTAGAATTACCAATAGAACGACTTAATAAATTTTTATCTCAACATGATTTTATAGTTGAAGACCCTATGGGGGATTATTTGCCATCTGATGTATTTGCCAATGTTAAAGTTCAAATTACGGGAACTAAAAAAATGATAAGAATGGGGGATGAAATGATATATGTCACTTACACTTTATTCATTAAGGGTTCTAATCCTATGATGGACGCTCTTACCAATATGTTAATGGACGGTAAAAAAGAAAAAGTAGTGGGTAATGGGGACTTAACTTTTTATATCTTAACTAACAGAGTTACGGTACAATTACAAAAATTTTTACAGTATTGGGGGTTAAATAATCCTGCTATGTGTACCAAAGTGGTAAATGAAACAAGTAAAAACATAAACGAAAGTTTAATTATGGAAAAAAAATATGATAATATTGTTAGGAGAATAGTTAATGATATTATTTCATTATACAAAACAAAATCATTTGGGGAATACCAATTACCTGATGATTTGAGAGAAACGGAACCATATTATAATCACCCGCAATTAGGTATTGAATTTAGTTTAAATTTATCTATTAAACAAAGTGATGATGTTAAAACTTTTGAAGTTGATGGTGATTTATATTACAAAGATAATCTGATAGATATTGAAATTATAGTAAATCCTAATTCAGGTAATGAGATTATTAATGAACTGGTTAGTGAATTGAATGAAGTTGTTAGACACGAAATTGAACATATTTTACAATACGATAGTGGAAGAAGAACAGTTAAAGAACAATCTAACCCATTTAAATATTATACACACAAATATGAAATAGGGGCTCAAAGAGCCGGATTTGAAAAAAGAGCAAGGCAAGAAAAAAATAGTATGGAAACCTTGGTTCGAAATTGGTTTAAAAAATATCCTCATAAACATAATTTAACACCATTACAAGAAGAAAAAGTGATTCAAAAAATACTTTCTGAAAAATAAGTTATTTGAGTTTTTTTAGTATTTTTCTGATTGTGACAGTCAAAGCTTGACCACTTAATCCAATAACTCCAGATGCTAATAGTCGTTCAACTATTTGTAATGAACTTTGTCTTAAATTTGTTGAAGATTCAGCAATTGCCGTAATATCAAAAATAATTGGGATTAAAAAACTATAAGCCGCTACTTCCATAAGTGACCCTATTGTTATGTTAATAGAACTTAAAAACCCTACAAACGCCGATTTTAATTCATGGCCCTTCGATAAAATTTGTTCAAATTGAGGTAAAACTCCTTCTTCTTTTATTTTTTCAATCAATTTACTAACACCTCTTTTATTTTCAAAAAAGAGCATTGATGCCACCGCAGCAAGGATTAAAATCCCCTGTTCCTCGGTTAAATTAAAATTACCGGTTTTAATAAATTCGTCTAATGGTGCGATAAGACCACCAACCGAAGTTCCCCAAGTTAATAACATCCTAAGGTTTATTCCATAAATTGCTTTGACACGATTAACTAAGTTTTCAGTGAAAGAATATAGTTCTTTCATGTCGTTAGTCATTTTAGATTTGTCTTGTTCTGTTAAAATTGTCTTTAACTGTGCTTCTGTGATTAAAAATTCCATAATAATAAATATATTGATTATATTTATAAATATGAAAGGACCATTAAATACGCCATTAAAAGCCGGTGATGAAATAGTATGTTTCCATATGGAACATGAAACAAGTGTTCCTCCGGGAACAAAAGGGGTTGTAACTAAAGTTCAAAAAGACCCATTTGAATCAGATGATGATGCGTTAATTATTAGTGTTAATTGGGAAAACGGAAGTAAGTTATCGTTGGTTAGTGCAACTGATGCTTGGAAAAAAATACAAGAAAAACAACTTGATGAACAAACCGGAAGTAATGAATATGATTTTTTCAGTAAAAATCCTGAGATTTTTGAAAATTTTAATTGGAAATTTTTGAGGGAATATCTTAAGAAAGTCCAAAAGTCCGGTGCTGTGAATATGTTTCAAGCCGGCCCATTCTTATATTCGGGTAAAGAATGGATTGACCGATATTATGGTGAAAATAATGAAGACAATGAAAATTTCCAAGAAATGTTAGATAGTGCTGAAGAAGCTAAAGACATAATGGTTCGAGGAACCATAAAATGGATGGAATCGAAAGGTATGGAAATTGAATTAGACACTGTTAATAGGGTTATTCGTAAATTATCTACAAAAATAGTCGAATTATATATGAAGTTTTATTAAAAACTCACTCCTTCAATTTTGTATATAACATCACCATCTAACGATTCCGCTTCAAATCTTACTTCATTTAGATAGGTGAGTTCTAATTGAGTACTCGCGATTAATAATTCCGCAACTTGGTCCCAAGTTATTAGGTCTTTCATCCATAAAGTGTGGAGAGACCTCATCATTTCAAATTCTGTTGATTCTTTCATTCTATTGTTTATCTATCTTTACCTTCTAATATGGCATCAATGTTAATTTTTCCTTCAGTGTCTATGAATTGTTCTAAAAAATCAAGTTTAACTTGTTTGTTTAGTTCTAATAAATTCATTTCATCCAACTCTGTTGTTGTGAATTTTTCGTTTGTTAATTCACACAGGTAAGAATGATGAATTACATCATATGTTTTACCTTTATAATCCAATGTGGATGGTTCCGACATTAGTTTCATTTCTTTTCCGGTTAATGGACTTTTCATGATTAATTTAAAATCCAATTAATTAATGAATTCATTTGATGTTGTTCATTTTCGTTTTGGATATGTTCTTGAATATTTTCAATAGTTACATCATCATATTTATCAGGATTTCTAACTTTATCCATTAATAATTCAGTATGTTCCAACATTTCTTCGTACTTCTCTTTAATTTCTTTTTCTATTCTCATAATAATATTTCAATTGTTATACCTGCGGAACCTAATGATAGGTTATAGGTATTAAATCTGTTGTCATTTAACCATCCATACTTTTCGAAGTTAAAGATGATAATATCTTTTCCTTCGTATTGAGCATGGACGGCATTTGTTTGATAATCTATTGATGGTTGGGATACGAATCCATTTCTAACAGGGTTTATGAAATCTTTTTCTAATTCTTGTGTTGAAATATGTATTAACATTTTTAATTACTTATATCATTTATTCCAACCAAATCCAAGTTGGGAAGTTTTTATTTCTTATTCTATCTCTAACACTACTATCAGGCATATTAAAAAATTTTGAAGCTTCGACCGCCGAATTAAAAACTAACCCATCAATATTACATTTTTTGGAAGATGGTTTGGAGTGTCCTACTTTTTTCAAACTCTCTTTAATTTTGTTTCTATGTTCTTCAGAATTAACTTTACCTTTTCGTCCTGATGGTTTCCCTTTACGGGTTAAAGACATTTTCTTTTTAGTTTCTTCAGAATGTTTATTTTTTGAACTACTAACACTTAATTTATCTTTTGTTTCATCTGTGTGAGTTTTACCAAAAAATGGATTTTTATCACCACCATATTTACCAATCCGACTATTACTTATTTTTTGTTTGGTCTCATCTGTTAGTTTTATCCCATATCTTGGATTATTTTTACCACTAATACTTTCAGAGTATTCTTTTCTAATAATTTCATATAATTTACCCGATACTTGATATCTTTCCTGATAATCTCTATTAACATTAGACATATTCCACAACGCCATTCTTAATTTTCGGTTTTTAGGATAAATCTCACATAATAATAAATGACAAATAAAATGTTCTTTCGCGGTTAATTTAACTAAATTCCAACTATCATTAGTTCCACCCATACATTTAGGTATTATGTGATGAGTTTCAGTATAACCGGTTAATAATCTATCTTTTCCGTTATCAGTAATCTTATTATAAATTTTAATATAATCCATCGTGTCCTTTACATATAAATATCACGATATTTGTAAATGTATAGAAAACAACGGATATTTTTTAATTAAATTGCCAATTCTAATGGAGAATTTATTTTTTTACCTATATTATCGTAAATAATAAAATCATCAATTGTATACTTGTAGAAGTTTTTGACTTCTTTTAACTCTATTTTTGGTTGGATGTTAATACCCAAATTAACCCTATCTAATATCTCGTTAGCCGCATCATAATGTCTATCGTAGATATGTAAATTTTGTGTTAAATGACAAAACTTCCCAACCTGATAATTCAAATGTCCGGCAACCATCATTAAAAATGACACATATTGGATTTTATTTATAAAACCAGCTGTAATATAATCATTACTTCGTTGGATTAGAGTCATATCTAAAAACATAACACCATTAACTTTTCTAACCGACCAAATTGTTTCATACGCACAAGGATGTAATCCTTTGGTGTCTTTCAAATCTTGATATTGATATAAATTTATGATGTGTCGTCTTGAAAATGGGTCATTTTTTAATCCACCCAATAAATCATTCATTAAATTATATTTTGATACCGTCGCACCATATCTTTGACCTATTGTATCATCACCAATATTCCATTCATCCCACCATAAAACACCTTTTTCTCTTGCTGTAACCAAAGAACTATCCTGTGATTGGTAAATCCATAATATTTCTTTAATTCCGGTCTTAATCGCTGTGTTTCGTAATGTTGTTATTGGGAACTCACCTTTTGAAATATCATATTCCTCAAAAACTTGGGTGATGAATTTACTATGAGCCGGTGTTCCATCAACATATTTTGGTCTTGGGTCTTCATCCAAACAACCTTCAGATAGAATTTTACGGAGGTTATCATTATAGTATTTATCAGCTTTATTCATATTTCAAAATATCTACGTAATAATTATCGGTGTTATAACCATATTTAATTCTGCTTTGTTCTGCTTCTTCTTTAGTTTTGAAAGGACCCAAGATTACATTATGTTCTTTACTCCCGTGTGCTGGTACTTTTTCATACACCGCATAAAGTGTGCCTATAAATCCCATATACTTTTTCTTTTTCGTTTTATTTTATTCAGTAGTAACTGAAGTATCAGTACTATCATCAGTATCATCTTCTAATTCTTTAACTTGTTGATACCACATTGGATTTGGTAATCCGCTGTAATAGTCCCACAATTCATCGTCAATTACTTCTAAATTATTTTCCATTTTCAGACATAGTAATCTTTAAAAACTCTTCCATTGAAATTAAATTGGAATCTAATAATCCTCTTAAATAATTTTCATCTGTCATTTTCTCACTAACTTGTTGTGTTAGTATTTTTACAATTCTTTTACTTTTTTTTCCCATAATTTTTGTATTTCTTTCTAATAATTCATTTCTATTTAATCCGGTATTACTAATCGATTTTTGTCGAGAAATAACTGATATTTCATCCATTTGTTGAAGTTCTTCATCATTAAATGGTCTTTCACCATATAAATCAATATCAATAATCCCAGTGTCTTCCTTAATAAGGACTTTTAAGTTTTCATAACCCAAATTTACCCCATTATTTCTTGAATTGATTAATAACTCAATCAATTGGTCGATTGGTATATCGCCAACAAACCTTAACCATGGGTTTGTTTCTACCCCGGAGATTGTTTCAATATGTTCTTTTTTCTTATTATTCATTTTTATTTAAATCAATTATATTTCCGTAATGCCCTATTATGAATCTTAAAATATCCACTTTAAAGGGTTGTTTTTTATCCTTTGGTATTGAATCCTCAATCCATCTATCATACCATTCATCATTATACGTTAATAGTGTTTCACAAAACCTGTGACAAGACATCGCACCCATAATTGAACCTGCGGCGACATCCATTGGGTGCCACCAATCGACATATTTTTGGTGAGCATTTTTTAACACCAATAACCTCTCATCTCTACTCATTTCTATTTTGTTTTGATATGTAAAAATAAAGGGTTGTGATAGATTTCTCCCACTCTTTATACAATTCACTATTTGTGTTCATCTCATTATAGAATTCTTCTTTTGTTAGAAGTTCACCCGGATTAGGTGGTTGACAGGAATTATCCTTACTAAACGTTCCGTTTTGAAACATCGGATGAAGCCACCGAACGGTTGCCATAGAATGTTCTACTTCATAACATTCATACACTTGGTCTATGGTCTCAACCATATTGGGGTCTATATTACTCATCATCAAATCCCCCCTCTAATTCAAAATTTTCACCTTCTTCAACTTTATTATCAATGTATTCACGAAGTTCTTTCATATGTTGTAAGAACCCCAATCTTAATCTGTGGAATTCCTCATCTTTAATTTCATCCCAATTGGAATAACTTTCAAAGCAGTAGTCAAAACCTTCTTCATCCATTCTGTATTGGACTGATTGCCAAATTTCTAATTCATCGTATGTCATTATTCAACTATTTTATTTGAGTTATTATCTTTAATCTCAACAACCTTACCCACCATTTTAGATAATCCGGAAAACATTGTCTTTCTTCTTTCATCGTATATCTTTTTCAAATCATCTTGTCTACCATCACCGATGAAAGTTTTACTAACTAAATTTGTAAGAGTATTGTCAAGTTTTTCTTTAATACTCATTGGTGCTGATTCAATTGGTATGAAGATAATTTTCTCAACATTATACTTATCAAATTTGAAGTTAAATTTTACTGACCTGGTATATTTTTCAATAACTTCCAACTCAACATTCATATAAACGGTTGGTCCTAACATATTCCAAAAAAGTTTACCATCTTTTTGAGGTTCAGGTAACTGAACTCGGATGTTGGAACCAATAATATTGTCCAACATAAACTCAATATATTTTTCTCTTATATCCATATTACCAACTATTATAATCTGTTATGTCTTTTCTTATTGTCATAAACACTTTTTTTGGGCTTGTAATTACAACCTCAACATTAAGTCCAATTCCGGTGTGAGAGATAAGATATTGAACTTTATAATCAACATCATCACCATATAATACTTTAATTGAATCAACTATTGTTTTTTGATTCTCTTTTTCTACTTCATTTAATTCAAAATTTCCCATTATTTAAAAGGTTTAAATTCACATATGTCAAACCATCCATGGTCCAAGTTTTTGTGATAATCATTATATGTCCAAGAACACTTCCATTCAGTTGTCACTTGAAAGTGCCATTTTAGAAATCTAATATTGAATTTTAGGTTGCTCATACGTTATTATATTCTTGTAATTTGGATTTCATGTAATGAAATGCTTTTTCAATGGATGTATTAATATCCATTAATCTGTTTTCTTCCTTAATTTTGGTAGATAAGTCCAAAACCTCTTTTCTAATCCCTAATGATTCGGCTTCCATTAGTAAATTAAAAATAAATTCTTCGTTTGTCATTTTTTGTGTTGTTTAGATTGTAACCATTGTTTAAAATTATTCATACAGTTTGATTCAAAGTCCTTTTCCGGAAATGAAGTTGTTTGATGATATTCATATCCATATTTGGATGATTTAATCATTTCCTCCTCATTATATCCATTAGAATTCAATTTACCTAAATTATAAGAATCCACCATCGATTTAATGATGGATTCTTTGTCCAAAAATGAATTATGGACAATATTTGATTCGTAAATTTCTTCTAATTTTTGTTTCATGACTCACTATCTTTTTGCCAAAATGGTTTACTATATGTTGGACGTATTAGATTCCAAATATAGGAAGAATAATCTTTTTTATCAAACATTTTAAATAAAATTGGTTGAGCAAATTTATCTTGTGTCATCACCCATTCGGCGAATGATTTTCTGTCGGTAACCGGTTCTTTGTCGTTGTATTTACCATACATATAGTAGTCAAATGTTTTTCCAACCCTTTCACCAATTTGGAAGTATGAATATCTTAAATCTTTAACAACATTTTTAACCCACTTGTCAAATTCATCCGGAACACTATCCAAATATTCATTTATATCTTTACCATCTTTCAACACTTCCCAAATATTAATATTCGAAAACCCAGTTAAGATTCTATGGAGACGAACATAATTTTCTCCCTTTATTTTCATTCTAAACCCACTTCTAAATCTTATGACAAAACCTTCTTGATTATCCTTGATAATTGATTTGAGGGTCTTATAATCATCAATCCCATCATATCGTTTAACAACCGGAAACCCAACAACTTCACAAACTTGAATCAAAGAAGAATAATCAAATTCTTTTCCTGAAACATTACTAATCATAGTAAGTACTACCAAACTTTCATCATCACCATAATCACAAACAATACGATTCTCTTTGTAAATTATTTCTACTAATGTGGTGTACCCTTTTGGAACTGGTTGGATGTCATATTTTTTTAATATTTCTCTACCTCTAATTGCTTGGTCTGAAGTGAATGAACCCTTACTTGCAAAAATCCATTGTCCTTCATACCAAAACAAAATCCCTAACGACCCATCCATTTTCTCAAACACTTCAAAAGTTTCATTTGGGATTTCACTTGGGTCATGTTCTTCCATATTGAAGAATTTACCAAATGGTTTGGCAACGACATTACCATCATTATCCAAAACAAGTCCTCGACAATTTTTGGTAATATTATCCCATTTACCCTCAAACTGAGTTTGTCTTGAGTAATTATATATTGCAATTGGAAGTGTTGGATGAGGGTTTTTCTCAATCAATCCTTCACTCACGTATCTGTCTATTATTTCTATATCAATTTTCATGATGCAAATATAAAAAAAAATCCCCAATAAATGGGGATTTTTAAAATATTTTATTTTTTTTTTATCTATTAAGAAGTATTCCGGATGTAGAACCAAAAACATTGTTTTGTCCGTAAGGAGATTTACCTTTTTCAGCCCATACTCTTTCAGTTTCTGCTCTGTATAACTCTAACAATTTAGGTTGAGATAATATCTCTTTTGTTTTGGCGTCGTATAATGCCGCTTCATAATTACCTTTCGCCAACGCAACTTTCTTAAGTGCCGTTTGTTCTGCTTGAATTGTTTGAGATTTAATCGTTGCCGTTTCTTGGATTACTTTAATTTTAGTCTCAATTGCCTTTCTATAAGACGCAGGAATATCCATTTTTAAGACTGCGATGTTATTTAATATGAACCCTTCTTTTTCTAATGCTTTTTCCAAAGTTCTTGTGACATTTGCTTCATATACATTTCTATGTTGGAGTAAACTATCGGATGCGAAACTAACCGCATTATCTAATAATTCTTTTCTTACAATATTACGAACTCTTGTTTCAATTAATTCTTCCATACCTACACGATATTTTGTGAATAACATTGTCGCTGATTCTCGTTTTAATTGAAGGTTAATTGCAACATCCAATCCAAAAGTGGCACCATCACCCGAAGTTACATCAATATGTTCATCTGTTGGTGAATCTTCATCTACTGATGATGTCCATACTTTATGTTGAACTGATGTTGGATACATATACACATCTTGTGTTGGTGGGAAATACATAATAAGACCCGACGCCATTTCAATATTTGGAACCCCCTTGTCGTTTCCAATCTGATTCACTACTAATGCGACTTCCGCTGAGTCCGCAATTTTACAAGAACTAACTCCTACAATAAACAATAACACTACTCCTACAATAATTAAAATTCTACTCATCTTTCTTTGGTTTTAAATTTTTTTCTTTTTTACTTTTTTTCTTTTTTTTAGGTGTTTCTGTCTGAACCTCTTCAGTTGGAATTTCTTCCGGTACAATCTCAGGTTGTTTATTCCAACTTGATATTAAATTGTAAGTGTAATTAACCAATGTGATAATTCCAAAAATTTGTGACCCGAATAAAATTAACCCAGCCCCCAATGAAAAAGTATCCGGTTGATTGATTAAATGGAATGACATTATGGTTGTTTGGCATAGGATTAAAAATAATAAAATTAATCCGATACTGATTGCGACTCTCTTCATGTTATTTGATGATTGTCATGTTTGTGTTGGCAATTGGAAATCTTGCGACAGGAACTCGAGTGTCTCCCCATTCAATTGATTGTACTACTTCGTAATACCCCTCCGGTGCGATTCGAACTGTCGGAACCTTATCGAATTCATATAAGATTGTTGAATCTGATGTTCTACCTTCAGTTACTTTAACTGTTTTGGTGTTTGTGTTAAAAACTAATGTTTGCATATATTTTTATTTTTGTTTGACAAAGGTAAGTCATTTAAATTTACTTGCCTAATTTATTTTGATATTTTTTTAATCGTTTTTTAATTTTCTTGGAAACTTCTTTATTTCTCGCTTTGTCTTTTAATGAAAGATATTTTGAGTAAGACTCTTTAGTTAATTTTATTAACTCAGCGTTTTCATCATCTGATAAATCAAATGAAATATGACCACAAGTTATTTTTGTTGTAAAGATATAACTCGTGATTATTGATGTAAATTTCTTAAACCCAAAATATTTGGTCTTGTATGGTTCTAATTTAGCCGTGTAATTAGTTATTGTGTATATTTTGATACTTGGTTCACCATCCTCAAATTTTAACGCAAAATCTAATAAATCAACATCAATTGTTTCTTTACTATCACAATTACTTTTAATTTCTAAAGTATTTTTTTTATAGGGGGGTCCATCATACCAACTATAACCACAATCGTGGAAGATATTATCTCCACCTACATTTTCTAATTCTTTATGAATTAATTCTAAAATTTTTTCTTTCATGTTATTTTAACTTTATCTAATCTATCTATTAACCACTCTTCATTAACATAATCCGGTCTTTCCCCTAAAATAATTTTATCAATTGTTTCACCAAGAATTTCCATTAACATTGATTTAATTTCTGAAGGGGCGTCCACGGCATTATAAAGAAAACAATCCTGAATCATCTCATAAGTTAATGGAACTTCAATAATAACTCGTTTGGGAATTAAATTCCCTTCCTTATCAAAATGATTTTCTTCTATTCTTGTTTTATACATATTACTTTCTTTTTCGACCTTCATCGGTCATTACTTCATCTGTGTGGTGGTCATCATCCATATTAGAAAGAATTTCTCTCGTTTTAACAATCTTAATAACATTATCTAACGAGTATGGCATAAAAAACATATTACCATCAATTCCAACATCCATTCTCCTTCCTTTACCAAATACTTTTTGTTGAGGTAGATGACAATGTCCGTGTAAGTGGATGTGTCCTTTGTTTAATCCATCCCAAGAATCAATAGGGTAGTGCATTAAAACCAAAGTATCGAATTTATACATCAATTTTGTGTAGTGATTTACACTTGCAAACATTTCTTGACAATCCTCTCGGTTGTTCTCAATGTGGTGGTCGTGATTCCCTAATATAAGGTGAATCTCTTTACATACAATTCTATCTCTAAAAATTTTTACATTTTCAAAGCCGCCAAAACTCCAATCACCCAAGTGAATTAAAACATCGTCTTGACCAACAACACTATTAATGTTATTCACAATAATGTCGTTCATCTGTCCAATAGTTTCAAAATCTCTTGTTTGACTTTCAGGAATTGACCCATCAGGTAATCTCCATGCCGTTACACCTCGACATATATTCTTATGTCCAAAGTGAGTGTCGGATACAATCCAAACTTTTCTATGTTTTTCTATCTTAATCATAGGGCAAAGATATTAAATTAAATTGGAATAAAAAAATTTTGAAGAAAAAAAACAAGTGGGGTTAATGTTAGGCGAAAAGTAAATTACCAGTGAACTATCAAATGAATTATTAACCCCCTCACTTGTGTCTTACAAATATAATTATGTATTTTCGTTATGTCAAATATAAAAAAAAGGAAATGTTGTGTATTTATATTAAAACTAATTTATGAGAACAAATTACGGAATAGGTCAATTATCTGCAGCTGAAAAGTCTGACATACTAGACCAACACAAAAGTTTATACAACGGTTATCAAACAATGCAACCTGAAGTATCAAATACTCAACCATTATATGTGTTTGACCCGGCAGGTGATAAACACGGACTTGTTGTCAATAATAAAGGTGAAGTTAAAAGATATACAAACATGGGAATCAACGAACAGGTTGAAACTAAAGAAGTTTGTGATGAATGTGGAGCTATGATGACTGAAGGTATGTGTACCGAATGTAATTATGGACACATGGAAGAAGAAACAGGTCATTTGGATGACATATATGATGAAGAAGATTTAAATCCAACTGCAGGGTTTGATTACATTGAAGGTTCATCAAACAATGTTGACACATTCAAAGGAAGAAATAAGAATCTATATAAAGAAGACGATGTTATTGATGATGATGGTTTTGAAGATGAAGAATTAGAAACAGATGAATTAGACGAACAAGGTGGAAACGCTGATGATATGAATGTTGATTCAGTTGAACCTGCATATGATTTTGACTCAAATGGGCCAGGTAGTGTTTATCCGGTTAACGAATATGATGATGAGGAAGAAGTTGAATATGAGAAAATGGAGTCTGCGTGGGCAGATGAAGAAATAGATGAAGTAGATGTTTCAGGTTCCCAAGGAATCTACGCAGATATGGACAGAGCATACGACTTTGATAGTGAAGGACCAGGTAAAGCGGGGCCATACCAAAGATTCAGTTATAATGAAGACGACGAAGATGAATTTATGGATTATGATGGAGATGATGCATCAACTTGGCCAGGAGCTAATTATGGTGATGAGGACGAAGACGAAGATGATGATTCATTTGACTTAGACCTTGATAAATTCGACCCGAGAGATAAATCATGGGAAGAAATCAAAGCTCACACCGGTGATGATGATTGGAGTGAAATTGATGAAGACATTATGGAAGACTTCACATCACAAAAAAATAAAATCTCGGAGATGTTTAACAGAATGAGTAAATTTAAATAAAACAAACAACCCCTCTAACCGGAGGGGTTGTTTGTTTTTTGAAAGATATTTATAAATTATGAGAATAGTTATAACAGAACAAGAAAAAAAAGACATTTTATCTTCCTATATTTTAATCGAAAATGTTAAACAAGCTAGAAAATACGTTGAATTAAACCTACTTCCTAAAGATATATTAGAAAAACTAATATCTATTGACCCATCTAAAACAAATAAATATGTTGGATGGATGTCTAAAATATGGATGAGTGAACAACCAGATTTAGACCAATTAAGAAATACGATTGAGGAATACGATGTTTTTTTAAATAAAGGTAAAACTAAAACAAAAGATATTAATCAGTTTAAAACTTTTAAAGATTTATATTCTGAGGTAGATGGTTTAAACCAATCAAGTGAAGGTGTTTCAAATAAAGGTTTAGAGTCGGATTATGACACAGTAGTAAATAATGAAGATTTACTAATTATGTCACCTCATACACACGAGGCGTCAAGAAAATTAGGGTTATCTCACTTCTCTTTTAGAGATTGTGGTAACGGTAAAAAAGATTCGGCTTGGTGTACAACTTTTAAATCGCCTGACCACTTTAATGACTATTACTATAAAAATAACGTAACTTTTTACTATATTAAGGTAAAATCACCACAAATGATTGAAAAGTTAAAAGAGTCATTTCCTAACCGATGGGAAAAGATGGTAGTAGTGGCATTGGCGGTACTTAGTAATGGAACTATAGATGGTTATAATGGGTCAGATTTACAAATTAACTCTAAAGATATTCAAACATTTATATCTATACTAAACCTAAATAATATATTTGTTACAAGACGTTCGACTGGGGAACGTTCTAAAAATCATCAAATCGCTGAACAAAAGAAAATACAAAAATATATTAAAGATGGGTCTAAAGGAGATTTAATTCTTAACTCAACCAATACTTTAGGTGATTTAACATCAGTTGATGGAAGACTTGTATTAAATAATTGTAATTTTAAATCTTTAGAAAACTTAAAAAGTGTTACATCGTTAGAAATTCGTAATTGTCCTAATTTAAAATCATTAAATATGTTAAAATATGTAAATATTTTAGTGATTTCTGAGACATCAATTGAAAATTTAGGTGTTGTAACATTCGCCGAAATGATAGATATCCAACATTGTCCTAATTTAGAATCTTTGGGTAATATAAAATCGGCAAAATATATAAGAATTATGAATTGCCTTAATTTAAAGTCTTTGGGGAAATTAGAATCGGTAGAAAATTTATTTATCCAAAATTGCCCAATTAAGACTTTTGGTGAATTAAAAAGTGTGGGAGAAAATTTAAATATTATGCAAACACCATTATCTAAAAAACATAATGAAAACGAAATAAGAAAAATGATTAATGTTGGTGGTGATATTAAACTTTAAAACTAATTTAATAAACCCCTCTAACCGGAGGGGTTTTTTATGCGATTTAGTGATAAAAATATTGTCTTTTGAGATATTTTAACATATTTGTTTATAAAAGTTATTATGGAAATTAAAGAAATTATATCATATTATTTGAACGGAGAGACTAATATGATTGAGGTATCATTTAGAACTATAGATGATGAAGAAGATGTGTTAAGAAATGACACAATCGATTATAGTATTGTTGAGGAATACGGATTTGACCTTGTCACAGAAACATTCGATTTTTTCGGAGATGATGAGGACGATTTTGAAGGGGGAATTTTTGAACATGAGACAATCGAATTAGATGAAGATGAACTAATCATATTCTTAAATGAATATTATTTAATTAACCCACTCCAATTACCAAAAAATGAGTTTTATTAACTATTTATTTAAATAACAAAAAAATATTAAAAATGGTTAGAGATATTAATGCACTTATCGACTTCTTTAAAAAATACACTTCAGATAGTGAACCAAGGGAAGAAATGGAAGAACAAGACGATGCTGCGGCATCAACTCCCTCATCTGGAGGTGGTGGAGGGTCAATACCTAAATGGGAAGATACATATACATTAACTCGAGGTAAAGCAAATCCACTAATGAAATCAGGTCAAAAATGGCAAACTGGATTAACCCGAGGTGCTGCTAATCAGATTTGGTAATAACAACATATTTATAATTAAAATACTTTAAAGATGGTACAACCAAAATATAGCCCGGCGGAGGCGTTAGAAAGAGTTAAATTGATGATGTCTTACGATATGTCAAAAACTCTGAACGAAAATAAAAAAGAAATTGGAATTATTGAAGAACAATACGTGTCACCAACCGTTGCAGGAGCTGGATTAGGAGCCGCTGCGGGAGCAGGATTAGGTGCGTCGGGTGCTTTAGGGGCTGCGGGGGTTGCGTTACCTAAAATCGCTGGTGCAACTGCAATTGCCGCGTCACAAGGTACGGGATTAGTAGGTGCGTTATCATCTCTTGGGGTTGGGGCGACAGCAGCTGGAGCAATTGTAGGAGGAGCAGCCGGACTTGCGTTACTACCATTAGTTTATTGGTTTGTAACAAAAGATACGGGAATGAACAAAGTGAAAAAAATGTTTGAAATGTGTTCATCTGAGGGTATTAAAATTGCCAAATTACAACGAAAATTACAAGATACTGATTTACGTTCAATTACTGATGATATTGAAGACGCAATTGTTAATGATAGTTACGGATTTCAAGGAGGAACTGATGAAGAAAAATTATTTGGAGCATTCAAAAAATTAGAATCCGGTACTGCATCTGATTTCTGTGCGTTAGTTAAATATTATAACGCACATTCCGATAGTGGTGATTTATTTGATGATTTAGATATCGACATTGATTCGGAGTCTGAATGGAAACAAATATACAGACCAATTAGAAATTGTGTTGAGGATTCTTTATTAACTATTAAAGACACTAGTAGTGGCGGAGGTGGTAATAAAACAGGTGGTAAAACACCCGGTAAAAGTACTTACAAACCATGTTCAGGAACTTATTCCTATGGATGTAAATCAAATACAATTGCAAAAGTTCAAGGATGTTTAGGATTAACTCCTGACGGAAAATTTGGTAAAAAGACTAAAGCCGCGTTAGCATCTAAAGGGTTTACCTCATTTACTGATGCTGATGTTACAAAAATCTGTGCATCTAAACAACCGGTTAAACCACAAACAGATGAATTCTCAGTTCAAGCAGATGCGGACGATTCATTATCATTGATTAATACTTAATTTTAAAAATGAAGAAAAGATATATTATAGAAGAATCCGAAAAGAATGAAATTTTATCAATGCACAAATCATTGATGAAGGAACAAATACAACCTATTGTACCTGTCACGCCAGTTTCAAACACGGGTGAAGAAATATTAAGAAAGGCTAAAGCTGCGGGATGTTTAATTAATGGTCAATTATTTACAAATCCTGATAAAACTAAATTTGTTTATCGTGCAACTACTAAAAGTGGTAAAGAAATCGACTTTTATGGTGATATGACTTATAAATTTAGAGATGGAAGTAAAAGTGGTAATTGGAAATGTGATAAGATTGCTCAAATGGATTCTCAACAAGCGACACAAGCATCTCAAAAAGCAACAGTAGATACTGACATTGCAAGAGAATTGGAACAATACGGATGGAAAAAAAGAGCTGACATTGCCGTAACAGATACAGAACTTTCTCAATTATACCAAAAACATCCAAAATACGATTTATATAAATTAAAGGTTAATACTGCAAAACAAGGTGGTTATACTCCGGAACAACAAGCTTTTATCAATCAATGGATAAAAAACGAAGGATATGTTGAAAAACTAACCCCTGAACAATTAGCATCTGGGACTTATCAAAAAGTTAATGTTCAAGGTAGTGAACAATATTTCCCTGGAGGTTTAATCATGTATAAACCAGCTGCCGGAGAACAAGATAAAAAAGTGTGTCGAGATAAAGTGAAACAATATTATGATTATTGGAAAACTAAAAGAGAAGACATACCTCAAAGTCAATTTGATTCATTAAAATCTCAAGTTCAGGCTTGTGCCAACCAATTTAACGGTAAATGGGGTGGAGTTTTTAGTATTGTTGACAATTATATTAAAACATTAAGAGGTGGAACGGGTGGGCCATTATCTTATGGTGAAGACGCTAAATGGAGATTGAAATAATCAATAAGTTATGTTAGAAAAACAAATAAAAAGAGCGATATTAGAAGCGAAAGATAATCAAGAAAAAACTTTAATTGAAGAGAATTTAGTTAGAAGTAGAATATTAATGATTGTTGAATCGGAAGATAATATTAAAAATTTTAATAAATTACCTAAAAAGAAACAAGAAAAAATTGCTTATTCTCTTCTTGAAGAGATTAATTTTTTAAGTGAGAATAAAATCTTAAACGAACAATTGATGGACGTTTTAGGAAAATTATTTGGGAGTAATGCTTTGAGTGGAATTGCTCAAACAGTTGTTGAACCAATGGTTAAATCTTTAGTTGGAAAGTTAGGGTTAAGTAATTTTTTTACAAATGCAATAACATCATTTATAGTTTCAGACCCAAGAAGATTAGCTTTAGCTCTTAAAGATTGTAAAGAATTAACTAAATTAATTGCTGAATCATTATCTGAGGCGGTTGTTCAAATGTTAGGAGAAAAAGCTGGACTTGAAGGTCAAGGGTATTCATTCTTAAGAAATGCTTTGGGAGGCGCCGTTAAAGACACCGCATTTATCTCAAGTTTAGAAAATCAATTATCCGGAATAGTTTGTGGAATGTTTAATGGTTTTAACAAAAAAGCGACAGATGTTTATAATAAAATTAAACCTGTGGTTACAACATAATAGATATAAAACTCTATTATATAAATTAGATTTTTAAAAACAAGGGGGTGTTTATCTTATCTAAAAAAAAAAGAAGGTAGTAATACCTTCTTTTTTCATTTAACACTTATTCTTATTTTCTTTTAAGAATTTCTTTCTCATAATACTCATCAAAACCAATCATCATATCAGTCATTGATTGATTTTTCTCAACACCGATAATTTTATCAATTAATCCAAACTCTAACGCTTCATCTGAATTAAACCATTTGTCATTTCTTGATGATTCTAACATTTGTTCAAATGTTTTACCACAATTCTCAGCTAATATTTTAAATAACAAGTAGTTATATTTTTCAGCTTCAAGTTGACCAATTCTAGTGTCTTGAACATTCCCTTGTGTTCCGTGAGACACCATGTGAGTCATAACCTTTGAAAAAATTAAAGATTCCCTTTTACCTTTTGCCCCTGAAGATAGTAATACCGAACCCATGGACGCACACATACCAATATTTGTGGTTGCAACATCGGCATTGATGAAGTTCATAGTATCTCTAATACCTAAACCACTTAATACACTACCACCCGGAGTTTGTAGATATAAATTGATATCTTTTTTCTTATCCAAATTATCTAAGAAGATAAGTTGTGATTGTATAATATCACCCATTCTATCGTCAACCGGACCCGAAGCCCAAAGAATTCTATCCATCATCAAACGAGAAAAAATATCCATTTGAGTTACTCTCATCTCTCTTTCCTCTAAAATATATGGAGTCATCGAGTTTTGAATGTGATTGTTGAAGTTATGTAAATCCAAAGATGGTTTACCTAAATGTTTTGTGTAATAATTTTGAAATTCTTGTCCTACGTTCATATGTTTTAATTTTTGACAAAGATATATAAAAATAATTGATTCACCAAAATATAATTTTAATTTTCTTCAGTTGGAGATATAATTTCTGAATCAACAACATCAATATTTGATGGGTCAACTTCATCATTATTCATACTAACAGCCGTTCCTTCTTCTAAATCTTCTTCACATTTGTATATGTGAATTTGGTCGTTATGACCAAAAACAATTACTTTTTTAGAACCGTCATTTAATTTAATGTCTCCTTTAATATCAACAACAATTCCCTCACCCTCTTTAAAAATAAGACCCAATGCTCTTGCAAAAATTAATGATGCATTAAGTAAATCTTGAACGTCTTGTGTTGTTTCTCCCGTCTCAGGGTTTGTGTAATTTTCCATATAATAAGTTTTTTTTTAAATCTAATAAATTTTGGTAATAAAAAAAAGGGGTAGACCCCTTTTTAAATGTTAAATTATTCGATTGTATAAGGTTTCCAATCCTAATAACACAACCCTTCTCATATTTGTATGATTTCCAAAAGTCCCAATTTATAATTGGTCATCATCATATTAATAAATATCTTCAAAATAGTTTGTAGTATCAATTTTATTTTATATTTTTGTCGAAATTAAATTAAAATATTATGCCAAACTTTAGTACCTATGTTAACATTGAACCCTCCGAATATGTTGAAAATTGTCGGGATTCAGATATTGAAGAATTAGTCGATATCCTTATTGAGGAAGGATATTTAGATGGGGGACCAATCACATCCAACAGACACCATAACCTTTTAGATGAGGAATGGAGTGTTATTATGAGTAAATTAATGAAGTCCCGACTAATGTTAACAAACGATGAGGAAATGATTATCAAAAACATTTCAAATAGACTTTAACTTTATGGCTCACCCAAATTTACATTCAAAATCCTCGGCAAAGAAATTTGGAGGAAAACCGGAAGATTACACTCATTTACATGAATGGATGGATGAAACCAAATCATGGTATGCGGATTCATTACATAGAATATGGAGACATCACTCAGAAGGAATCTTTGAGATGGAAAAAAGATTTGGTTCAGAATTCCTAAATAGTGATGGGAAAATTGTCTACACCCGATATATTGGAGAGCAACATGTTAGAGAAGATTGTAATAATTATATACCAACTGCGAAAGAGTGGGTTGACAATATTAGAGAAAAAACACGTCCATTATGGATGTTAAAGACACTTAAACTAGAAGACTAATATTTATTAGTATGAATGAATTATTAACACCGGAAGAGAAAAAATATTTAGAAAGAGTTTCGAGATATGTCCAATCAATGGGACAGAAAGTTGTTGAAATTAGAATTGAAGCTAATGAATGGGATAACAAATCAGAAATCAGTAATATTGAGTGGGAATATGTAACTAATTTTGATTATAACTCAACTTTAGATATTCCATCAGGATTTATTGAAATATTACAGAAAATTTTTAATTATTTAGATTCATCAGGTAGTTATTCTTTTCCTGACATTGAGGGAATTAATTACCACGATTTTTTAATAGATTTTGACACAAGAAATAGAGAATTAACTATAAGACAAATTTACAGTTATTATGATGTTGGTGGTAAATCTGAGGTTGATTTTGAAGGGGATGAAGTGGATATGGATTCATTTAGGGATGAATTATCATCTAATAATGTTGAAATCCCTGAAGATGGTATATTAACCGCTCGTTATAATGGTGGTGGTGATGACGGTTCCCTTGATGGTAGTTTTGACGAGATTAATGAGTCAGTCCCAAGTCTTATGGAAGATTTTTGTTATACTGTATTATCAAATAATTTTGGTGGTTGGGAAAATAATGAAGGTGGTGAAGGGTATTTTATGTTTAACTTTAATGATAATACCGTCACTTTATATCACACTGAAAATATTGAAGAAAACGATTCAAATACATTATTTGAAACAAATTTTTAAAAAAAAAAGAAAATGAATTATTTAAATGCAAAAATTTTTTTAGATAAAAAACAAGAGGAACATTTCACTGAATTTGGAGCCTACGCTGATACCAACAGTAAAATAGCTGAGTGGATGGAAGAATACCTCCAAGAAGAATTAATAAAATTATCAGAAAAAATATTGACAAGTTTTTAAACTTTTCGTAAGTTTGTAATAGTTATTAAAAACACAGGTAGAAATACCTAAAAAAAAAAAGAAAAATGAAAAATAGTAATAAACATATGAATGTCTCGATTTGGAACCAACAGTTTAGTAATTGTTCGTATCCGCGTATTTCGCATACAAGTTCAGATAGTTTATTAAATGATTTAACGACAATATAAAAGTTAAACATAAAATATAACCTAAATCCTGAACTCAAAAAGTTCGGGATTTTTTTTTACAAAAAAGTTTGGTAGAAACAAAAAAAGGATTACCTTTGTCCCATCAAAAATAAAGGAATTAGTTATTTGACATATTGGTAAGAAAAATGGAGGAGTGGACAGTTGGTTGTCGAGCGGTCTTGAAAACCGTCGCTCGGAAACGGGTTGCAGGTTCGAATCCTGTCTCCTCCGCGGGTTAGTTAAATAGTTTAATCCACACCCAAAAAAGAATGTTCGGAGTGAAGCCGAGGCGAACGTAATTGTGGTAACCGTTCTTTAACTAAAAAATATTTTGCCCCTTCGTATATCGGTTAGTACACATGGTTTTGGTCCATGCGGGAGTGGTTCGATTCCATTAGGGGTAACAAGGGGTTCGGTGGAAACCCACGAGTAGGTGATGAGCCTATGTCCACCACAATACTGATGTAGCTCAGTGGTAGAGCACTTCTTTCATACGGAAGGTGTCGGTGGTTCAATCCCACCCATCGGTACAATTTACCTCGTTGGCGTAATAGGAGCGTATTTGTTTTACATACAAATGGCGGTGGAGCGTAACCATCACGAGGTACAAAAGGAAAATAAAAGTCGTTCGGATACGGCACCCTGACTGTAAATCAGGTCCTCACGGGAGTGGTTCGAGTCCACTATTTTCCACTATAATAATGGTTTTCTCTATCCATCGGATGTCGACAATTCAGGATAGGTCAAAGAAATCATCACCCCCCTGAAAAGGGAATGTGCCGAGGGCCTCGTAAAACTACGATTAAGCACTTAAGATTGGAGCGAGACGGGTACTCCAACATTATTATAATTGTGTCTTTCGTATAGCTGGTGCGTACGTCCGCCTGAAGAGCGAAAGGAACAGGTTCGATTCCTGTAGGACACACAAACGAGGTAATCGTTCCCAGAGTTGGTAAGGCCTTACCGGGACTCAAGAAAAGTAAAGTTACAGATGGATGCGTAACGCCTTGGACTACTATGACTTAATAATGATACGAGCTTCATACGTTCGCAAAATAACATAGTGGTCAAAATCGGATTGGTAGCTCAGAGGAAGAGCGGCAGGTTGTTAGTCTGCGGGTCGGGATTTCGAAATTCCCCCGGTCCTCGAGGTCACCTTACACCTCCTATATGGCACTCGGTCCGTTAAGCCGGGGAAGTAAGGTAAAAATTCTTCAGTAGCTCAGTTGGTTAGAGCATCGTACTGTTAATACGAGAGTCCTAGGTTCAAGTCCTAGCTGGAGAGCAAAATAAAGTACATGGTGATTGTAGCTGAATTGGTAAAGCGTCTGGTTGTGGTCCAGGAGATTGTGGGTTCGAGTCCCACCTTTCACACTTAATTAAAATATTATGAAAAAGGTATTAGACAATCTTTGAGGTCCACTAAACAATGGACTCAGAGATTATGAGTGTAAACACAAACAGAATGAAATTGAACAAGGCGACTTGTTCAAAAGATTATAGATTGATTTGGTTAAAGTTTGAATACCCACCATATTGGGACGAGGGTGTTCATTACAGAAAAGGTCAGTTCTCTCACAAATATAGAGAACACAAAACTTGGAAGTATAACCGAAAAACTCAATGGAAATAAAAATTGGTAAATATTAAGTATCTTTGTAAATTAATCTGGGACAATCAGATAGAGGTGAAACCTTAAAAGTTTCTGAAATATAATACAGAAGTCCAGGTAAGTCTGGAATAGAATATCTCTAATTTACATAAAGATACTATCAGTAATGGTAAATGTGTTGTTCCCGGTGGGAGGGGAATGGAATAGTCGGGTGAGATTATAAATTTTAAAGGATTTATGTCTATATTTGCACAACACGAGGAGTTCTCAACCTCAAAATTAAAGTAGTTCAGTTGGTTAGAACAGACATACCTAACTCGAAAGAGAAAAACAACGAATAAGGGACGGAGTCACATCCAATACCGAACTAAGTGGAAAAGGAAATCAGGTCGTAGGTTCGAGTCCTACCTTTAATTCGAAATGTGTTATTCCCGATACGGTACGCAAACCGTTGTGAGATGAGGGGTACTAAAAACTAGAGTATAAGTTCTCTATGACACAGAGGAATTCTCAACCTCAAATTGGTCAGGTGGCGGAATTGGTAGACGCGTAATGGGTGATTGATTAATCGGGCCGTGAGACATCACATTAAATATGTTGACCATCCCGAAGAACCGAGTAAAATTGGTCTTTTCAATCGTACAGGTTCGAGACCTGTCCTGACCACAAGGATGTTCCACCCTTACCAAATAATAGGGATGACTGATGGAAAGACATCAAATTGTCTCCATCGTTCAACTGGAAAGGACTTATCTTTACGACAGATAGAATAGGGGTTCGAATCCTCTTGGGGACACAAAAAAAACTTGAACTTTTCAATATTTTTGATATATTTATTAATAAACAAATTAAGTAAATGGAAACAGAAAAATTAAAAGATTCAATATTAAAATTGAGGTTAGAAGGATATAGTATTACAAATATTAAAAATATATTGGGTTGTAGCGTCGGTGTTATTTCATATCATATTAATAAAAATGGTATGGGAGGTGTTCACGAAAATTATAAAACAACAACAATAAATGATGAAGATTTTTTAAAACTAATTGACAAATCGGTAATTGATAAAATTATTAATTTAAAACAAAATGGTGAAACATATAAAAGTATTTTTCCCCAAGTTAATATTAGTCAAGATAAAGTAATCAGAATTTGTAAAATTTTTAATCTTAATAAAAATAAAAATGAATTAAGATTTAAAGATGAGGATTTTATAAAAAAAATAAAAGAATTATATGACAAAATTGGTAGCATCCGAAAAGTTAGTGAAATATTAGGAGTTGGTAGAAAGATTATTAGTAGTATTGTTGAGGTCAAAACTCAAACCGCGATTGAACGTAGGAAAAGTTCTGTTGAACACGTAGTTAGATGTCGTAAAAATAGAAAAAAAAGATTAGTTGAGTATAAAGGTGGTTGTTGTCAGAGATGTGGTTATAGTAAATCTATGAACGCCTTACAATTTCACCATATCAATCCTGATGAAAAAGATTTTACTATAGGGGGTAAAAATTATTCAGAAGAAAAAATGAAAAAAGAGGTTGATAAATGTGTTTTGGTTTGTAGTAATTGTCATTGTGAAATACACGAAGAAATAACTGAAACAGGTAAATCAGAATTTATTGTTAATTATTCAAAAAGAGAATTGCTGTAACGGTATCAGAACACACTGCTAATGTGTCCCTCCTTAAATGGGGGTATGGGTTCGAATCCCATATTCTCTACAAAAAAAATATATTAGGGTGTATTCTCGGGGTGAGAAGCCTGCATTGGAGGCAGGAAGCGGAGAGTTCGACCCTCTCCACCCTAACAATTCGGTCAGTAGCTCAATCGGTAGAGCATTCGCCTGATACGCGAAAGGTAGTGGGTTCGATACCCACCTGACCGACAAATGTGGCTCATAAAGTTTGATTATTAATCTCAAATTACTTATATTTTGAGCCGAATAACAAAACAAAATGAGCTCAATAATCCCCTAAAGCTTTAAGGTGAAGCACGATACTTTTAATATCGGGAAAATGGGCCAGTACCATTTGGGGGAACAAAAAAAAAATGTTTAATTAAAAATTAATAGTCGTGAGTAGTTACCAAAAAACTTTGGTTTTGGATTCAAGTTTTATGGCGAGGAGTATTATTTCCACAGAGAGGGCTTTCGTCATTTCTTATAAGGGTAATGCTGACGTTATAAATGAACATCCGGAATCATTCAAATTAGTGAATCCTGAATTGGATATCAAAAAACCTTCAATTATTCGGGTCTACAAATATGTGAATCAGATAATTCAAAAAGTTCCTTTAAGTAGAGAGAATGTTTATCGTAGAGATAACTTTGAGTGTGTATATTGTGGAGACAATAATAGAAAGACGCTAACTTTGGACCACGTAATACCCCAATCTAAGGGGGGGAAAGACAGTTGGGACAACTTAGTTACCGCTTGTAGAAGGTGTAACGGTGAGAAGTCCAATTTGACGTTGGAGGAATACGGTAAGGAAATTCCTCAACCAAGGAGACCTCATTACTTGATGTTAATGAAACAAGTTCATCACGAAATCCCTGATGAATGGAGACCCTACTTATTCTTTTAACTATGATAACAGAAAGTCAGTATAAAACAGCACTTAAAGTGGTGTCGGAATACAAGAAACAACAAAAATATTTAAAACCTAAGGAATGTCAACATTATAATATGGATTGGAGCATTGAAGAACAGAGATACGTTTGTCTTGATTGTGATTTCAAGGGACCTAAAAAAAGTGAGGAATAATGTCAAATAAAATAAAATTCATTGGTAATGGTGATGATATATTCAAAAATGAAATTCATTTTACATCACCGGTTGGAAGTGATTACACTTTATGTGGTTTAACACTTGATGGGGATTTTATGACTTGTGGTCAATTTGTAAAAACAAATGAAAATGTAAATTGTGAAGACTGTCAAAAAATTGTTAACTTTTCAAAAACCATTAAAAAGACTTGGAAAACAATTTAAAGAAAATTCATAATTATTTGGTAGATTAAATTTTAGTTGTATCTTTGTCAAAATCAAAAAAGATAAGATATGGATAAGTTAAAAATAATGTTTAGTGAGAATTGGAAATCAATAATATTTTCATATTCATTGTTCATGATTAATGCGATATTGATGGTTATGTATCCCAAAGTTTTGGGTAATGCAATTGACCACTTAATTACCAAAGATTATTCATACATATGGTATTTGGTTTCTACATTTGCATCAATTATGTTCTTCGGGTACATCAGTAAAATTTATGACACTAAAGTATTCTCCGGGATTTATAGGAGATTTGCCTCTATTGAAACAAGTAATCAACTTGATAATGATGTTGAGACAACAAAAATCAACGGAAGATTAACCTTAATGCACTATATTGTCCTGTTTTTTGAACGAGATATGTTATTGGTAATACAGACGATTATTGGTTTGGTTGGCGCCATCTACTTCTTGGCAATGGTAAGTTTACCGATTGTTGGATTCTTGATTATTACAACAATATTAATCTTGGGGGCAACAGCATATTATTCACCAAAAATTGCCAACATTACAAGTAAATATAATGATTTGTCTGAAGAACAAACTGATGTGATTGGTACAAGAAAAATTGCCTCAATTAATAATTTATTAAAGAGAGGTCAGTTCTTATCACTTAAAATGTCAAGTATTGATGCTAAGTTTTCAATTTGGATTCAAGGTATTGTTTATGGAAGTGTGACAGCATTATTAACATACTACGTAATGTACAATAAGGTGAGTGTGGGAAGTGTATTCTCAACTTATAGATATATGTTTGATTTTTGTAATGCTCTTCTTGGGTTACCAACAATTTTAACATCATATATTAATATTAAGGACGTTATTAAAAGATTAGAAACAGAAAATTAAATATTATGTCAGAAGTAAAAAAACAACGTGAGAGAGTTATTGTGGCCGGAGATGGTGAATTATCATTTGGAATGGGAATTGAGAACAGTGTTAAATTACCATTCATTACGATTGATTCATTGTCAGAACCGAATGAGGTTGGTGTTGATGTGTTAGGTGGTGAAAGTGAGGAAATTCTAACAATCATCTTTAAGAATCTCAAATCATTAGAGGTTTTGGAAAAAATGTGTAGTGAGTCAAGAAAATATTTGGAAAATAAAGATAAAAATTTGGTAGATTAAAAAATCGTAGTATCTTTGTCCCCACAAAAACTGATATATTATGTTATTAGAAAACGAAATTTTAGATTTTACGAATTGGTTGTATGACAATGGGTGGGAATTATCATCCGAAGGAAACTATACCAATATCCAAACTGATGAGGTTAAAAGTGTTGGAGAATTGATTATTAAAAGTGAAACAATCAATGATTACGTACCACAAGCATTTCAAGTTGGTAATGTGGTTAGAGATAAAAATAGTGGAAATGAGGTTGAATTGACTAGAATTGATTGGCATAAATACGACCGGGCATACACATATTGGTACGAAGATGAAGAAGGTGAGGAATGGTACGGATTTGAAGACGAATTTGAGAAAATATGATTGAGAGTGATTTAACAACAGAAGAGCTAATAAGTGAAATTATTAAATTGGAATGTGAGATAACTGAATCAATTTTTAAAGGACATAAAGCTAATGATGGTGACCAATATGTCAATCATAGAAAAAGATTATCTCTTTTAAGAAAAACACTCCGGAGTAGGAATATAATCGTATCTTTGTAAAAATTATTACATATACACCTTGTTATGTGTATGTAAAAAACGTAAAAAAATTAAACTTTTAAATATATGAAACGAACTAAATTAACAGATTTTATTTTGAAAAACCTACAATGGACTGGTTTATTTTTGTGTGAACAAATTTACTGGAGTAGATTGAGTAAAACACTGAATGACATCAAAAACAACATAGATGACATTGAAACAATTTCACACAAAAATAATGATGTAATAAAGGGGTTTTCAAAAGAAAACTTCGATAATAGAACACTGTATAAAGTTGAGGTAGTTTAATTTTAGTTTTTTATTACACATAACGGTTGGGTGTAAAAAATTGTTTTAATGTTTTTTACACTTTGTTATGTTTAGTTTTAAAAAATTTATACAACTTAAAAATATATTATATGAAAGAATGGATAGAGATAAATTCAGAACAAGATTTACCAAATGAAGAATTATTTTGTTGGTGGGTAAATAGAACAAATGGTCATATGTTTCCAAGTAAATTGAAAGGACAAATGGGAAGAAGTTTGTCTCATTTAACATTTAGTCACTATATGGTTATTGATGATGTACCAACGCCACCAACAGAACGAAAACCACTTGAAGAACAAACTTCTTGGACTAAATTTGATGTAAACAAAATACTTCAAGACAAATTAAAAAACAAATAAATTTCTTAAAATTAAACATAACGATTGAGTATAAAAGAAGTGCGGTTGTGTAACAACTATCTTGCAAGGTAGATGCGGTTCAACTCCGTAACAGAGGATTTCCAATGTCGAACTTTTGGAGCATTTCTTTTATACTTTGTTATAAAATCGTTTTAATGTTTTATAACGTCCGATGATAAACAATCGTTTTAATGTTGTTTATCATTTGTTATGTGTATGTAAAATAAAAATTATACAAATTTAAAATTATGGGACGAAATAGAAACGGAAGTAATGAATTATTAGAATCTTTAATCGGAATGAATAAAGAATCAGGAACAGAATTATGTAAAGAAAATGATTATAAAGTTAGAATAACAAGAGAAGATTCTAATAATTATGTAATCACAATGGATTTACGATTTGATAGAATAAACTTGGAGATTGATAAAGGATTAATAACCAAATGTGATATAGGATAATCATAATTTTTATTTTATTACACATAACTATGTTATATATGTAATATTGTGTAAAACATTAATTATTAGTAAGTTATATTATGAAAAACCAAAAAATTATAAAGATTTGTGAAGAAAAGTTTATATATCTGAACTACTCCCCTAAAACTGGAAATAATTATTTATCGCATGTTAAACCTTTCTTAGAAAGTTTATACTCACGTTTCAAATAATATTTTAAGTAAAGTAAAACTTCCTATATAATTTTCTAATTTTTAATTTGGTTGGTTAAAAATTTATTCCTACCTTTGTAAAAAAATTAAAGATTAACTCTTGGTGTAAGAGGATTAAAAATAGAAATTATGATATTAAAAAAAGATATGGTTGAAGGGTGGTATAATGGTTTCTGTAGAAACAACCACATGGCATATTGGGATGGTGAAAAGTTCCAATACATTCGATATCAGTTCGGGTTTTATTTGGACACCATTGAACATTTTGAGGATGTTAAAGAAAAAAGATTGGACGGATTTGTTCCGGTTGAAAGGGTTGAAAGAATCCCCATTGATGAACAATGGAAGATTAAAGATGAAATAGGATATTAAGATGACAGAATACGAAGCAAAACAAAGATTAAAGTGGTTTATTGATGGATATTTTATCCATTGTTTGGGAAGTTTATTCTCCAAAATGTCCACAGAAAGAATTTGTGAATTATACAATGTTGAGATGTCATATTTTAGAGAAGATATTAAATAAACAAATATGGGTAGATATTATTTCCAAGTAGATAGAGTGGCGTCAATGAGTTTCCAACCGGAAAAAGAAACAGGTTATAAGTGGTTTGATAAAGTACCATCAAAACCTAAAACATTTTTAGGGATTAAGTATGGTATGACAGAAGAAACACCTGAAGGGTGGAGTAATTATAATTCCGGAATAAACCGAAGAACTACGGAATATTTAAGTGAATACAAATGGTATCTTATCAATGAAGAAACTAAAGAAATTCGACAAAAATCTCAAATAACCGTTAATTTATCTGATAAGACATCACATAGCACGTATTTTGATTCTGAAGAAGAAGCGGAAGAATATATGTATGGATTACAAGAATCAACCGGTAAGGAGTTTTTTGGAATTGACACATAAAAATTAAATTTACACATAGAAAGACAAACAGCGTTAAAGTTAGAAAATGTAACACTACAAGAAGTGTTATGTTTGTTGAGTAAGTTAGTTTTAGGGAGGAATGAAATAGTTTGAAAATAAATAGCCCTTCTAATTATCCCAATCTTGATGGATGTGTGATTTATTAAAACACCCGCTACGTAGTCACGGCCGGATAACACGTACAGACAAGGGAGAAAAGGTCAGTCCGGGTGTTTTTTAAAATAGAAAACCTACAGTGCTCATAGAATGATATGGATACAATTCCTGTTCTTTAGGTCGTAGGTTAAATGGTCTTGTTGGTCGTGGCGACCGGTTAGTCTGCAAAACTAATAGAGTGGGTTCGATTCCCCCCGAGACCTCAAATAACATAGTTTTTTAACTCGCGAAAATCGGCTTGAATCTCTGAATGGAAAACGCGTTTCTTAGTAAGAGGTGAAATAGAAAATTAGATTCGGAGGCATCCGGGTTGTGTGAAAAAGTAGGGGGGTTACCCGGCGGGGGACTACAAAAAATTATGTTATTATTTTTGGTGAAACATAGGTTATGGTGACCCTTTTTAGTTTTTTAAGATATTTATATTAAAATAAAGTATATGAATTTAAAAACTGTAACAAAAGAAGAATTATTTGAAATATTAAATAATTCAAAATCAATGAGAGAGGTTATTTTATTATTTAATTTATCACCAAATGGGTCGGGTGGTTATAGAAATATTAAAGACAGAATTATTAAATTGGGTTTAGAGATTCCTAAATATAATTATTATGGTACAGGACCTAAAGAAGTTAGATTAGACGAGGACGTTTTTGTTAAAGATTCAACATTTGCGAGAGGTAAAATTAAAAATAGAATATTAAAGAAAAATTTACTTGAGTATAAATGTGTCGAATGTGGCAATAATGGGGAATGGAATGGTAAAAATATTAGCCTACATTTAGACCATATTAATGGGGTTAATAATGACAATAGAATAGAAAATTTAAGATTTTTATGTCCTAATTGTCACTCCCAAACTAGCACATATTCCGGGAAATCTAATAAAATTAAATACCATTGTGAGTGTGGTGGTACAAAAGATAAAAAAAGTGATAAATGTATCAAATGTACAAATAAACAAAATAGAAAAGTTGAGAGACCATCCATAGAACAAATAAAACAAGATGTAATTAATCTTGGGTATAAAGGAACAGGTCGTAAATATGGTGTTAGTGATAACGCCATTAGAAAATGGTTAAAATAATACGTTTGTGATGTAATGGTAGCATAATTCTCTCCAAAAGAATTTGTATGGGTTCGAGACCTATCAAACGTGCAAGAAGACGGAGAGTGATTTAAGGGTATAATTCCGTTAGGTGACCCCTTGAGGGTCTCTCCCGAAGAAATATTGTAAAACTAAACTTCCACATAAGGTGAAGTCGGTCATAATTGTTGGTGTGGATGTACTTCAAAGCCGTCTGTTGTTTTACAAAAAAAAGGGATAAAAGCACATAAGGATGTGCAAGCATCAGACGGTGCGAGGCATGGGTTCGAATCCCAAATATTCCACAAAAACAGACACATAACTTAAGTCAGTGGTAATACGGATGTGAGGTTCGGAGTAATCAACCAAACCAAGAGACCGCCGAGGGTAAACACGGGTATGATGCCCGTCTAGTCCCCTAAGACGTAAATATCGGAGAATCATTCTGTCTGTTTTTAATTATTTGGGTAACCTTTCCGGTGTAGCGAATCGGGCCATTCGGTGAGGGTGGTGTCAGAGAATAAGGTTAATTGGAGTACAATGTATTGTAATATTTCTAGAAAAAAAGATATGTCAAGGCTCTCGGTGCGAATCCCCTGTTACCCACAAAATTTATCGATACGGTGAATACCGGCGATAATCGCCGTAGAAATACGGTGAATGTAAATAAAAAGTTTAACAACCGGGGTGTCCATACTCTAAAAAATTAATGGACTAGCGTGTTGATAGGGGTGACCTCCCAATAGTAGCACCGTAGTAATACGGTAAAGGATAGATAAGGACTAGTACGCCGGTGACGAACACGACGAATTCCGGAATTCCCATGTAGCCCGCTACGACCCGAGGGCGGGGTTGTTAAACTTTTTTAATAATATTACTTATGATTAAAATACCTTCACCTCGAAGAAATTATCCATTTCCGATAATTGTTAAAACAATATTATCTATACCGGTTTAAAAAAAAATGTATTTGAATAGTAATTCATTATGTTAAGATATTTATTAGTATGAGAAAATTTATAATTACCGAAGAAGAAAAAGACGATATATTAAACCAACACAAAGAAATGATGGATAAACCAAAACTTCCGGAGAATAGAAAAATATTAGATTTTGATATAACTCCAATGAGTTTACTTAAATTTAAGTCTCAGGGGTTAACACCGTATTATTACGATGGAGATACCAATATTATTGAAATAACAAGTCCAATTATAGGGAAGACATATAACACTATACCAAAAGAAGTGTTCTTATTAACTCCGGATGAATACGATAAGATTAAAAAATTATCTGACAATATTAAGGAAATGATTGAACTTAAAATGAATGCAATTAAATTGTTTAAACAATACATTCCGGCTGTTTTAGATGAACTTATAGAAAATAAATAATTAATACTTGACACTTTTATAAAAAGGTGTATATTTATTAGAAATTACAATAACACAGAAAATGCAAACTTTAAACATATTACTTACGATAGCGGGAACTGAGGGTAGAGATACGACTTGGAAGGAGATGGTATGATATATATTTAAGTAAAAAAAAATATTTAAAAATCCATCTTCAAAAAAGGTGGATTTTTTTTTTGTTTTTATTTGGTAGAATGAAATAATGTATTACCTTTGTAACAAATAAAAGGATTATGAAAAAATTAATTTTAATTATGTCCATCCCACTATTCTTATCTTGTTCTGTTGATGGATATGTGAGTTGTAATTGTGGGCTAGTAATTAGTAATAGAGTGAGAGATTATTCTGTTGTAATTAGAAATGAATGTACCGGAGATGATAAATTATTTTATCTATACCCGAATGATTGGAGAAACGCCCAAGTGGGTTCACAATTTTGTATTTATAACACCAATAATTGGAGAAAATCAAATTAAAGTTATGGAAGAATATACAGGAGAACAAATATTGGTCATAATGGGTGGATTGTTGGTATGTTTACTGGTATTGATACTCGCAGGTAAAAAATATATTGATACAATAACTAAAAATAATAATAACAGGTATGATTAGAGAAGAGTTGGTTATGGATTACTCACCGATATTGGGAGTAACCTACGGATTAAAAAATGTTTTAGTCGAAGAAGAAAAAAAAGAAGAGTAAAGTTTGGTAGAATGAAATAAAGCATTATCTTTGTACCATCAAAAAGAAACAAGTTAATTGAAATATTGGTTATTCATAAGCTGCCATCATCTAACGGTCAGGATATATGGTTTTCATCCATAAAATCGGAGTTCGATTCTCCGTGGCAGTACAAGGGTTATGAGCAACGTGTCCCCTAATTACACAATGTTGACGATTCGGAAAGACGAATAATTGGGGCTGTAGTTCAATTGGCTGAATAGCTCGTTTGCAACGAGAAGGTATGCGGGTTCGACCCCCGTCAGTTCCACAAAAAACAGAAAGACAGAATACGGGAAGTCACTACCCGGGAAACACGGTTCTTTCTCCTTCAATTGTTATAGGATAGTCACCTTTGAATTGAAAATTTTGGTCTTGTGAGCCCCATTGGTAGGGGAATTGCACTGTCACTGCTCTAAAATGAGGGTTCGAAACCCTCCGGGACCGCAATTAAATAATACATCGCGAGTGGGGGGCATAGAGTTTCCGCAAGTCTCATAAACTTGACATAAGACAGGGGCGGTACCTGTACTTCGCTACTAAAAACAAATAAATTGCAGGTTAGAGCAGAGGTAGCTCGGGAGGCTCATAACCTCTAGGTCGTTGGTTCGAATCCAGCACCTGCTACGAATGTGTCTCAATTCCCTGAAGAAATTCAAACTTGAGGTCCCGGTAGACAGTACTAGTCTGAATCTACCCAAAAAATGACGGTATCGCCTAGTAGGTATGGCACCACACTTCCAATGTGGAATAAGGTCGGTTCGAGACCGACTATCGTCTCAAAAAAAAAAACGTCCTTATGATGTAATGGATTGGCATACAAATCTTCTAAATTTGTCGTTTGGGTTCGAATCCCGATAAGGATACAATAATACCCTCGTGGGCAAACGGGAAAGCCGCTTCACTTAGGATGAAGAGTTTTGTGAGTTCGACTCTCACCGGGGGTACAAATACATTATCATAACTCGGTGTGATACACCGCCAAACTACCTCCTTAAACAACGTGGGAACTGCGGTTCTCCCAATGTGGCCGAAGTGATGATGTTAAAAGAAACAGAGAAAAATCTGGACAGCGAAAGCAGGATAGACCTTGGACAGTTTCTTTTAGTAGTTTAAGAGACAGAGTTGACTTCTACTTAAAAAAAATACTCTGCAACAGGGTTCCTACGCATAAAAGGTGGTGCACGGGTTTTGTAACCCCGAATAGAGTCAGTTCGATTCTGACAGGAACCTCAATTGTTAGATGATATAGTGGTAGTATTTGGTCGTCGATTCACGAAAGTGGGGTATCTTCGGCAGAGCACGGGTTCGATTCCTGTTCTAACAACAAATGAGATAGAGATACTCAATGATTTGGCATCGTTCGAAATAATGATGTAGCTGACGCCTCATACGGTTTTACAGAGGGGGTCTGTCGGAATAAAGGGAACTGACAACAATCCCTCCGAGTAGTTGTTGACTTTTAAGCGGTAAGACGCGATGGGTTTTGAATAGAAAAACTGTGGACATCTACACCAAAATAATCTCATTGGTGGAAGGATTGGTAAGAAGTTTTGTTGGCGAAACACTCGGTGGGTAACTGCCGAGAGTCCGTGGGTTCGAAACCCACCTTATCAACAACTACCCGGGTGGTGGAATGGTATACACGCTAGACTTAAAATCTAGTCCTCCGTAAGGGGGTTGAGGGTTCAAGTCCCTCTCCGGGTACAAAAAGGTAATCGTAAAAAATAATTAAAAAACTTAAACTTTGTGTAGGTTCGAGATATTTATAATAAAGGAACATTATGAAATATAAACACACAAAAGAGAGTTTAGAACAAGTTATTAAAGAATCGTTGTCAATATCTGAAGTTTGTAAAAAATTAGGGATTATTGCTGCTGGTGGAAATTATAAAACACTCAGAAATAAAATTACAGAATTTAATATTGATACATCCCATTTTACCGGACAAGGTTGGAATCAGGGTGATAGATATAGAAAAGTTATCCCACCAATGAGTTTGGATAAAATATTAATTAAAGGTTCTGTTTATGGGAGTCATAATTTAAGAAAACGATTAATTGAAGACGGGTTAAAAACTAAAACCTGTGAATGTTGTGGATTATCACAATGGATGGAACAACCAATTAAATTAGAATTACATCATATAAATGGTGATTCAAATGATAATAGATTAAATAATTTACAAATATTATGCCCTAATTGTCACGCTATGACTAATAATTATCGAGGTAAAAATGTAAAAACAAAAAAATCAGAACCATCCATAGAGTGGTTAAATAATTTAACAAATGCCGAGTTAGTTAAATTACCACCAAAGGAAAAAGAAATTAAACAATGTTTAACTTGTAACGGAGAATATACTGGAAAAAGTAAAAAATATTGTTCTATTGAGTGTTATTATGAAGGAAAAAGAATAAATAACATAATCCCAAAAGTTCCTGAATTATTGGAAATTTTTGAGAAACACAAGACATTTACATCCGTTGGTCGTCATTATAATGTTAGTGATAATGCGGTTAGAAAATGGTGTAAAAATTATGGGATTATGGAAATGATAAAAATTGTCCAAAATAAGTAATATTAAACATTAAAGTGACATTGCAGAAGTAAACCAGTGAGGCACACATAAAATTGGACCCGTTGAAAATGTGAGGTGATAGACCACCATATGTTTAATATTTCTTTTAATTAGAAAATGTGTAAATTATCAATATGAAAAACCAAAATCCGAACTCCACATAGTTTTAGCTATTAGCTAAAATTTATGACTCAGAAATTGAGAATTTGGAGAGTAGTTCCCGTTAGAAACGGTGTTCAGGCTCCCACGTTTTTTGTTGAAACAACAGAAGACGGACGTGAGAAGGCAGAAGAATCTGCGATTAAACAAGCAAGAGTAAAATCGGGCTTAGGAAAGTTCAAAGAATGGAACTTTAGATTGGAGAAACTCTCTGTGAGGGTGGATAAGTTTGGTCGGTATATAAAACACCACCAATAGGTTAACAATTAAACCGCTGAGGGTTTTAAATTACTCAGTGTACTTTTTAGGTTAAAGTCGTGTAGGGTGTTTACACCAAAACCTAATTTAAGGTCTCGTAACTCAGAGGTTAGAGTGCTACACTCATAATGTAGAAGTCGGGATATCGTAATTCTCCGGGGCCACAATAGATATTTGAGTGTAAGTATAGTATAATATCAGTCGTTGGACTCTTACAGGTCGCGAACGATGGTCTGATTGTCGTTAATCAGTTTAGGTACCCGGCAACCCTACATATAACCTCCGAGGAAACTTGGGGGTTTTTTATTATACGTTATATTTATATTAAAACAATTAAAATGGATAAGAAAATATTAACTGAAGAATTAGGTGATATAAAATACCTTTTTGGGTATAAATCAGGAAAGGTTATTTCAGAACAATCTCATTATGAAACCACCAAAAAACGACCTGAAAGATTAGTAAAAGACATTGAAACCGGTAAAATTGTTGGTACCTACCAACACGGACTTGGATTTCACCCAAATTCTTATGGTGAAGAATTAGGTTACGAATCTCACCCAAAAGACATCCCATATGGAACAAAAATGGGTGGCACTGAAGTTGGTGAATTTGATTACGATGACAACGATTTTATGGAATAAAAAAAAATAAGGATTATAAAAACCCTCAGATTATTTTTAATTTGGGGGTTTTTTATTTGGTGTAATGAAAAAAAGTATTATCTTTGTCAAAAATATAAAAATATGAAATTAAATTCGAATTCAATCAGTTCAAAACTGTACAGATGGTTCTACGGAACAAATGTTTTACCAAACAACTTATGTCCTTATTTTTGGAAATTGGTGTTAGCTTGGTTAGTGTTAATCCCTTATTCTTTGGTTGGTCTTCCATCGATTGTTATGGAACTTTATGATAAAGATTACGAATATAATGATAATAGTACCGGAAAGCGTATTGGGATTGGAGTGTTGTTTTATTTTTTATTGTTCTTCATCTTTTGCATGTTGTCATTTATTGGTTGGTTTTTTATATTACCAACTAAAGATAGTTTTTATGATTTTATGGGAACAATAGGTGCTATATTATGGATGGCATCAATTATGATTGGGGTTATTGAAGGTGTTACAGCTCTTAAAGACCGGAACCGAAAACGTAAGATAAAATACGATGAGAATGGTCGGAGAATATGGAGTGAACCAAAAGAAGAAAAAACTTATTTGGTGGTGGAATTCGCAAAGGCAAAATATAACAAATACTGTCCTAAAATTGATTGGATGGATAATAAATAAAAGATATGATAGATAATATTGACGTAGTAAAATCCTTATTAAATTTTTCCGAACCGGGAGACTTCTATATGTTGTATGTATTCAAAAGGAAAAAAGACCAACCTGAAGGGGAGAGAGATAATCACCAATCAGTGAGAACTATTAAAACTTACTGCGTCGATAGTCTTGAATACCTTGATAAAAGGTATGATGAGATTAAACAACTTTGTGAGATGTTTAAAGCCCGAGCGTATATCCATGTTCAAAAACAAAATCACCGAGATGTATCATTGGAGATGTTGTCAACCTTGGCCCAAAGGATTAAGAATGGTGCTCAGGTCCAAAAAGGGTTATTTGATTCAGTTGTTGGACAAATTAAAACTCAGGAAAAGAGATGGATTATCGATATCGACACTAAGGATAAAAAATTCTTGAGGGACATTACCATGGACCTTATGGAGATTCAGCCAGTTGGGAGTAAAGTTGAAAAAGTGATTCCCACTAAAAATGGGTTCCATTTAATCACTCAAAAATTCAATGTGATGGAGTTTAGTAAACTTTATCCGGATGTTGACATTCAAAAAAAGAATCCGACATTATTGTATTACCCTAATATATTGGATGATGGAAAATGAAGAATTAAATCCAAATTTCTTTAAACAAAGGAAGACCAAAATTAAGAAAATAGTTAAGGAATATAAAACCGCAACTCGTCGTGAAATATTCGAAGGAGTAAGAGATAATTTTATATTTGGATTCCTTGGTGCTACGCTTGTAGTGTTTATTTCGACAAGGGCAGATATTGCAGTATTCTTAGGGTATTTAACTTATTACTTCTTCATGGGTAAAATAGTTAATCGTCCCAAATATGTTACTGATTTGGGACAGTTAATTGTTTTCCCAATTCCATCCGCTCTTGGGGCGTTCACCGGATATAAATTATCGTATATATTATTACAATTGATAAACTAATGATATTTATTGCTAAACAAAAATAGTAAATTATGAACGATAAAATAACAATGACCAAAGAAATGCTCTTTAAGGCAATGAGATTAAGTGAACAAGAAAGTAAAAAAGAAGAAAATACGAACACTAAAAGTAATTCAGGGTTTAAAAATATGGTATCAACATTACTACATTCACAAACTCAAGTTCACATTTTTCATTTACAAACCAAATCGTATTCTGAACATAAGGCATTACAAGGATACTATGAAGGGATTGATACATTGGTAGATGGTATTATTGAAAGTTACCAAGGTAAGTACGATGTTATTAAAAATTACGATTCAATTAAAACCGAGGACTACAAGAGTTCTGAACAAGTGATTAATTATTTCAAATCATTAGATACAATGATTGATAATGCAAGAAAAGGTGTTAAAGAATCGTTCATCCAAAACCAAATTGATACAGTTCAGGAACTGATATTTTCCACAGTATATAAGTTAAGATTTTTAAAATAAAAATAGATTATTAAATATAAAAAAAAAACCATCATTAAAGATGGTTTTTTTTTATAATAATTTTTTAATCCTATCTATTTCTTCTTTAAGACCAACCATTGAACGAACATCGATTGATGTTCCTACCGGCATTATCGTTTTAGCTACATTACCCGCCCAATTTGATAAATAACCATCTTCTTCTGATGGGGTTTCAGTCCCGGTTTTTGAGTCTATTGATGAGGAACTTGACTCTTTAGAATATTTAGATTCTATCCATTTAATTAATTCCGTAATTTTAATTTGGTTACCACTAATATCAACAGCCATCCCAACTGTCGGAGTTCCCGGAAAATTTTTGTAATGTAAACTCCCCCCTGTGTGAACATTGTCAACTTTATTATTAGGGTCTTTTTTTGCGTATGGGTTTTCAGTAGTTTTTAATCCCATCGAATGTGCTTTATCTATGATTGCTATTGCGGCATTACGGTCGGTAAAACCTATGTGTAAATGATTTTCATGACCGGACCAAGTCATCCCTTCTTTTCGTTGTCCATTGTCATATCCGTATCCTATCTCCCCGCCTTTTTTTGTTACAGGATTGTAAACTAATTCGTCAACACCATTAATGTCGGTTGCCTCAGTTACTTTATTTTTTTTCATATCAGAAATGATATTATATGTTCGAGTTATTTTATTAAATTCATTCATAATAATAAATACCTCATTATTAGATAAAAAAAAAATCCGACTAATTGTCGGATTTCTTACTATATGTTAATCTTTTGATTTCAGGTGTTGGTTGTTCCTCTTCTTTAATAACTCTTGGTTCTTGTAAAGGTGGTGTATGATAAGTCTTTTTAAAAACTCTTTTAGTTTTTTCCTTAACCGGAATAGATTTAATCAAACCAAAAGTAATCCATCTATACCAAACTCTTTCATGAATATAATATTGTATTGGCTTATAAATTAATTCCGCAATTCCAAAGGCTGCGCCAATTTTAATAGAACCGGATATTACCCACATTATTAAAAAACCAATTACAGTACTGATTATTCGATAACTTATTGTTTTTGCTAAATGTCGTTTAGCAGATACTTTAACTTGACTCATATAAATTAATATTTCTTATTTTTAATCCTATTTTTCAACTCATGTAACGCCGATATTGCGAGTTCAGTATTATCTTCCATAATTGATTCTGTATTTTCATCCGGAATAACTCTTATTGTATCGACCTCAATAGTATCATTAGTTCGTTTCATTGCCAATACACGAGGGTTTTTAACCATTGTACGAGGATTCATATTTCTTATTATCTTTTCTAACTCATCAATTTGAGTAATAATCTCCTTTTCTCTTTCTATCCTTTTATAAGAACATTCCGATTGTCCATCAATCACTTCTTGAGTCAAATCATTAACTCTGAAGGTCAAACTGTCTAATTGGGTATTCAGAGATGTAATCATAGTTCTTTGTCTCTTAATTACCAAATTCTGTTGTGTGAAGTCCGGTTTTAACGCGTCAATTATATCTGAACCGAATGTTATTAAAAATACGGATATACATAAAATAATCAAAGCCCAAATACGTTGGGCTGTTGAAAATGTTTTAAGGATTTCTGTGAAGTATTGAATCATACTGATAAATATCAGTCATTCAGGTATTGTAATAATTTTTCTTTAATGCCTGATTGTTTAATTCCTTCATTCATTCTTGGCGTGTGAACGAAGTTGGATAAACCCCACTTTTGTTCTCTATCGTGAGTATCTTTTTCACCTAACTCTAAATCATCGATACAAGCCCAATGTGTAACTTCAGGATGGTCGGTTAGATATTGTCTAACTTCTATACATCTTTGTTGTTCGTACATTGTTCTTCTAACCCATTCAAACTCATCAGGTTTATCACAACCGATGTATCGTTTGGTAAATGCAATTGGAGCTTTTAAGATTCCTTGAGAGAGATAGTATTCTCCGATTTCTTCTAATGTTGCGTGTAATCTCCAATCAGAGGAAACAACGATTTCCGCTCCGGTCTCTTCTAATACTTGATTTAATACTTTGATGGCCTTTTTATCAAAATCATCAAACCTCACATCGACGGGCGCCGTAGTATCACTGGTCGCCTCGGGATTAAGTTTTTTATACTTATCCCATTTTTTGGTTCTCCCACCCCAATTATTGGAGAGACAGATTACCCCATCATTATCCAAAAACAATATTTTTTTAGTTTCCATCTATTTCTCCAATTTCTTTTTTCCAAATGTAAGTTCTATACTTAGGTATTATTCTTATTTCATACGGGATTCTTAAAACCGCTAATTTAACGTCTGAAAAATGATTAACATACTTATCTATATCTTCAGCAAATAGAGGTAAGTTTTTTTCTCTGGCTCGTATTACCCATTCTAATTTATGTTCTTCAATACAGAGATATTTTCGTCTTTCAACTAACTCCCATAACAATTCAGGAGTTAAAAGACCTAATTTCTCTAAAGTTATAATTGATTCACTAGTTGAGGTATCCAACGATTTAATGTTTATACTTTTCCCTTTTGCTCGTTTGTAATTCAATTTTTTTAATGAATCAAAACTTCTAACTTTTATAATCCCTTTCATCATTTTTGAACTTTCGTTATTACACCATCATAAATTAAATCATCAACAAAACCTTCCAAATGTATTTTGAAATGTTCTAACTTTTTTTCCGGGAGGGGTGATAAATCATTAACAATATCGTTAATGTCGTTTATACTTCTATAATCCTCCACAACACAATACAAAACCTCTAAATAGAATTGACGAACAACATCAATATCTAATTGACCTTCCACTAGTTGTGATATGTCTGTTATTTTTACTTTATTCATTCTTCATTGCATTTACTTATTTCGTCCCAAATTTCTTGTGATGTTGCAACTTCATCCATTTCTCCGGCAAACCCTTTAATTCCTTTTCTATATCCGTTTGGAAACCATTCTCCTTCACCATTTAATCTAATAAATGTTGTGAATGAGTTTAGGTTCCAACGAGGTTCAATTTCACTATTTGGGTTATAAGCACAATCACCATACCAAACATCAATACATCCTTCAACACAAGGTATTCGTGAAAATTTAACCCACCCTTCTTGTAAGTTTTCAAAATTTACCATAATTAAATAGGTTTAGCAAATTTCCAATAATCGATTGATTCAAATTCCTCTTCTGTATGTAAACACGTTTTTCTTCCTTCAGAGGTAATATAGATTCCTTTTGACAATGCAATTACATTTCTTCTTTCCCAATTTTTCCCATCCATACTAACCATCATTGGTATGTTGACTAATTCGGGAAGTGTTTCTTGTTTTGATATAGGCATCGGTACTTCCAGTACTCCCAATTCTTGGATGGGCTCTCTTACTATAAAATACATAAATTCAAGACATTCATAAACACTAATATTCTTTTCATAACAATCAATAATATGGTAAATGTAGTTTTTAAAATCCTCATCACTGTATTTGTAATCTCCTTCGGTGCGTCTGTCTTTTAATCTCTGTAAGTATTCTTCAAATGTCTCTTTTTCCATTTCTTTATTATTAATCAATTTTCTCTTCCCATTTATCTTCTAATTCTTTAAATATTTTTAACATTTCAGGGTCTGTCTCATTATAATATCTACGATTCATATCATCCCAATGTTCTTTAATCTCACTTGGTACTAAACAACACCATTGCAAAAATACATAAAATAAATTAATTCTTAATTTTATTTTTTCTTTCATTATCGATACGTTTCTCTAATTTCATTATCATCTAAATCGTCCCAATCCAATTCATCATCTTCTAATTCATTTGCTTCAAATATTTTAGAAGAACTTAAATTGTATAGAACATCTCCCAAACTATCCTGTGATAGGATGTACTTCCTAATCTCATCTATTGTAAATGTTTCTCTCATCTTATATGTAGGTATTAACTTTATACGCTTCATAATCATAAAGATTTGCGGAGTAATGTGAATATTTTGGGTCAACCAAATAATTGATTGTTTTACCTGTTTTCATATTTTCACTTTCCCATTCATATTGACCTGACTCGTTTATTCTTGGTAAGGTTGTTACTTGACATTTAATTCCCATACCATAGTCATATTCATAATGAATATCACCAATTTTAATCTCCTCAACAATTACGCTTCCTTTTGTGTGTGTTTTCATTTTTTCTTTTTAACTTTAGGGGTTAATTCACTTATTGGTTTACCGCATTTGGTACAAACCGGGTCTTTCTCAAGGTCCCACACCTCTTCCATAATAAATGAATGGTTACATTTAACATCAGAGAACTTCTTGAATAATTTCTTGAACATATTAATTATTTTCCATTTGGTTCAAGTTTATGATATTTGTTCTTTAGACGCTCATACTCTATTCTCTCTTTTTCTTCTGTTTGTTCTATTAATAATTTGTCTTTATTCTCTTTAATTTGTCTAGTTTTTTCTTTGTCAAATTCAATTATTCTATTAGCATCTTCTATAATTTCATCATCCGACATAAACAAATAATCCGAATTAAAGTCCATTGACGTTGAATCATAACTTCCTCTAAAATAATCGTGAGTGTTTAATGAAACTGAATCATCATAAAAATACATCTCTCCGGAATCTGAATACATTCCCCACATTGACGAATTTAATTTATTTAATAGAGTTGATACCTCATACGCTCTATTTTCTACCACTTCTTTAGTTTTAATTAAATCTAAATACTTTTCTTTTGTTATCATCTTATTACACGTTTAATATTCTAATTGATTTGTTTGTACATTCATTCGTTAATCCATATCCGATGTCCAACGCATCCGGATGATTGATATTGTTTGCCGTTCTAACAAAATTACCTCGTTGGTGGGGTAAGAAATCGTTATCATCATCTAAGATAACATATCTTTCCACTTCAGGATGTTCATCCAACCAATATTGTACTTCGTGACCTCTTTCAACTTCATCTATCCATTCAAATAAACCTTCATTATGTAAGTAAGTACAATCCGGTGTGATATCAATCACCTCACCAGGTAAGTTCCTCTTTTCCCACATATCTTTCATCCTCTGTAATCCACCATATCTCCAAGTTGATGATATTACAATCTTGGCACCCGTTTCTTCAATAACTCGTTTAAGGTTATTAACAAATTGGGGTTGAAATTGACTACCAAACTCATCGTGGTCGTGGGAGTAAACATTAAGAACTCCATCGATATCAAGGAATATTATTTTAATCTTTTCCATCTTATTTATTATTTTAGTTGAATTAAACCTCTCATTATCGGTTAATCCCTGACATTTCCAACACCATTCATCAGATGTGGTATCAATATGTTGATAACATTTAACCATTTTTTTTCTTTGGTATTTCGTAATTATTATCCAACCATTCAAATAATTCGTCAGGTAATTGACACGGGTAAAAATCTATAAAATCAAATAAGATTTCTTCCCAATCCATTATAATAACATCAACATTAATGTTATATATTTCCTCCATTTCTTCCGGCATAATGCCGTATAATGTGTTGATTCTTTCACTATTACCACCTTTGAAGTATTCCCGAACCATATCTCGTCTTCTTCCCTCAGTTTGGTTTAACCACCAAGTTCTAATTTCTTTATTGGTATAGGTCTCTTCATACCCCATATTTCTCATTTCAATTTCAGTTGATTCCAACTCTTCCGGAGTAATGTTTGATAATACATCTTCTAATATTTTTGAATGATATACTCTTGGTTTTTTGTTCTCACCCATTCCTTACTCTTTATTTAATTGTTCAATAATATATTGAATACCTTTTTCAGTTAATTTATAACTATCAGGGAATTCTCCATGACCATTACTTGTCATTTGTAAATGGGCGGGATTGACTAAACTTAAATCTTTTAAAACTTTATGTTGATGAATTACTCTTTTAACCCCTTCTCTTTTCTCATCGTTGAAGACATCCTCAAATTTGATTTTTTTTACTAAAGCAGTACTACCTTTTGTAACAGGATTATTTTGGTCGATTTGTTCATACAACCCCAATTCTTCATCATCCTTCATCATATCAATTAGATGTTGTTTTTGTTCTTCTTTTCCAAAATATTCTTTTGGAATCATAGTTGCTCGAACCATCTCATCACTAACCCCAATTCCCATTTTGGTTGTATAACCCAAATCTTCTTTTTCCGATAAAGAGGGTCTGGCATACCATATACATTTTGAGTGATTTTGACCTAAATTATTTGGGTCAACTTCTCTACCTATAGAATTAACCAATACTTCGGTAAATTCAACTTCATAACCATCGTAAAATTTGTATCCTTTAACCCAAACATAATCTGTCATTGTAATAAAATTGGGGTGTAATGGTAAAGTTTTTTTACATACTTTTTTGGTGTAACTACCTAATTGTTTTGGATTGCCACCACTATATGAAATACCGGAGTATTCAACAACCCACTTATCATCTATTTTCTTTAATTTACCTTTCATTTCACGCATATTTTATCTTGCAAATATAAATAAAAAAAATGGATATAATGATATGATTTTAGAAAATTAATAAAAAAAAAATCCATCATATGATGGATTTTTTTTTTATTAAAGTGGAGATGCCGATTTCGAAATCGGGTGTTGTCCATCCTAAGTGTTTAGGTCTACACGTTTATTCAATTAATTCTCAACTGACAAATAAGAAGGTTTTAATTTTTCCATCATTACCTACAACTGTGGGAGGTTCACTTTAATAGGTAGACCCTCAAACGAGACCTTGACACTCTTCGGGTGGTATCACACCTTAAGATATTTCTGTTGCAAGGTACATATATCCGTCGACCCCAATGTGTGTTTGCTTACGCTACGTTCACAAGCTCATCTTGACGTACAAGACCTACTAGAGCCATTTTGTTTAAAATGTTGCCATTTATAATTTTGTCATCCATAGATTTAAGTGATAGGAAACTTCTCACTACGTGCCCTAAATAAGTAGATATGTCAGTCAATTCCATTTCATCCCCCTATTATTATGGTACAAAGATAAACATAAATATTGAAATTCCAAACAAAAAAAGTATTTATTGTAAAATCATTTTAATGAAAGTAATAAAATTAACTGAATCAGACCTTAATCATATTATCAGAAGGGTCATACAGACAGAGCAAGACACTGAAAAAGAGGAAGATAAGAACTTAGTTGTCGGTCTTAGAAATTTTTCTAAAGGTAGAATTAGTACTGACGAGTTATATAATATCGATAATACTATAGACTATATTCAAACTAAGGAACCTTTAGGTCAATCTATTATAACCATTAAATTTGAAGATGATAAAGAATTTTTAGAAGAAATTGACATGGACGAATCAGATGTTTGGTTCATGCAAGCTATTAATTCATACAATGGATATGATTTTCAAGATTCATATCAAATAGAACAAGATTTTAAAGAAGGGTACAATGTGTATTATGAATTGAACGATGAGAATAAAGAAACTCTTAAGGACATCGCATCCACAATATTACCTGAAAAAGAATTTAATCTCGAGAGTGAAGAATACAGACAAGAATTATCCGAAATGTTACTTGATTTATTTCCTAATGAAATTGATTATATCCTCGGGGATTTTCAATCTGAAAAAGAGCACGAAATGAATACTGTCGCAAAAAAGGCAATCGAAGATGAATTTAATAAACCGTTAGAGGAAAATGGTATTAACCTTAATTACAATATGGATGAAGTGGAAATCACTCTTGCCGATTTATATTTGGGTGCGTTACAACTAAATTTATTTAATTCTAATGCCAAAGAGATTGTTACAAAAATAATAAATAAGTCTTTTGGAGGGTCAACTCCTGGTGGTTGGTATGAGAAAATTTACGAGTTTCAAGATGAACAATATTTCGATTCAGTATCATTTAATAATGAGGTTACAAGACAATTTGAAAAGATTATTGAAAAATTAGATGAAAAAAGTGACGAAGAATATACAATTCAAGACTTTGTTGAATTTAGAAACCGAGTTGTATCTAAATATAAATTAAAAACTTGGTATGAAACCCCTAAAGACGACAATATTATTTTTCAAATTGAATCGTTTAATCCGGGTAATATGTCAGTTAAATTAATTGTCAAAACTAAAGATACCGGATTATTTAAAAAACTTGAATTGGAAGAAGAAGAATTTAACAATTTTTTATATCAAAATACCTTATTTAATTTGGATGACATGTATTAATTTATTACCTTTGTCCCATGACAAACGATATATTATTACTAAAAGAAGTTCTTAGTGTTCCAACCGTAACTTATAAAGAAGACCTAATGGTTGAATTTTTACAGAATTGGTTGACCGAAAACAATATAGAACATTATGTTGATGAACACAAAAATGTTTATGCAACCAAACAAGAACTTGAAACACTTCCTGAGGACTTTTACTTCCCTTGTGTTATTGCACATACTGACACAGTCCACAGATTAGACAATATAATAGTTCATGAAGAACAATTACCTAATGCTCAAGGTGAGATTAAAGATTCGTTGAAAGCTTACAACTTACATGGATTACCAACCGGAATCGGTGGTGATGATAAATGTGGAGTATTTGCTTGTTTAAAATTACTAAAAGAATTACCAAATTTAAAAGCCACTTTCTTTGTATCTGAAGAAACCGGATGTCACGGTTCCAAAAAGGCTGACCCTGAATTCTTCACTAATGTTGGTTATGGAATTCAATTTGACGCTCCGGAGAACTGGATGATTACCGAAAAATGTTTCAGTCAAGATTTATTTGATAGAGAGTCAGAATTCTTTGAAGTTTGTGACCAAGTATTAACCGAAGGGATGCATAACGAAGATATGCAATACATGGTTCATCCATATACTGATGTTTATGCGTTGAGAAGTAAATTTAGTTTTTCTTGTATCAACTTTTCAATTGGGTATTACGATTACCACACACCAAACGAATATGTGGTGATTGAGGATGTTTTCAAAGGGATTGAAATGGGAAGACAAATGATTGAAAAACTTGGGAATAAGTTACACTACAAAGAAGTAGTTGAGATTCCAAGATATAATCACAGATTCTTCTAAAATATAAAAGAGACCAAATGGTTTCTTTTTTGTTTTAGGGTATTTATTAATATGAAAATATTAATTAACGAAAATAGGGTTGATAGTCTAATCAACAAGTGGTTGGAAGATGAATATGGAGGGTTAAAACACAAAGTTTCTGTTGATTATCCTGACCTTTATTATTTTATGAAAAATGGTGATGTTGTTATGGAATATTATGAAAAATACGGTAGACTCGGACTTGATGATAGTATTATAACTTTCATTATGAAAATGTTTAATAAACCGTGGTTGGAAACTAAAGAGATGGTTGCAGTATGGTTCCAAAATTCATATAATTTAGATGTTGATATTGTCATAGAACCATTATCAACTACAAGGACTATTTGGAAGTCATATTCCGACAATTAACCATATAAAAAAAAGGGGATTTTCATCCCCCTTTCTTATTATTTTCCTTTTTTCTGAATTGTGATGTCCTCACCCTTCATTTTGATTTGGTAGGATTTACCCTCAACCATTTTACCGGTTAATACTTCTTCGGATAACAAATCCTCAATTTTGTCTTGGATTGCTCTCTTCAATGGTCTTGCACCATATACTTCATCGTATCCAATTTTAGATAGGTATTTAACAACCTCATCATCGTAGGTTACGGTGTATTTCATCTCACCAAGACGAGTCATTAATTTCTTTAACTCAATATCGGTGATTTTATCGATATCTTCAGGAGTTAATGAATTAAAGACAATAGTGTCATCAATACGGTTAATGAACTCAGGAGAAAAGAAATTCTTCATCTCTTTCATCAAGATTTCTTTCTTAGCTTCTTCGTCGGCGTAAGAGTTATTAGAGAATCCAATACCAGTACCGAAGTCTTGTAATTTCTTAACACCTAAGTTAGATGTAAGGATGATTAAGGTATTCTTGAAGTTAATCTTTCTACCTAAACTATCGGTTACGTGTCCATCATCTAATATTTGAAGTAATACCGTGAAAACATCTTTGTGAGCTTTTTCAACCTCATCAAATAAGATTACAGAATATGGTTTGTTTTTAACTTTCTCAGTTAATAAACCTCCTTCTTCGTAACCAACATATCCCGGAGGTGCTCCAACCAATTTAGAGATGGTGTGTTTCTCTTGGTATTCTGACATATCCACACGGATAAGTGAATCTTCTGTTCCAAACATCTCTTTAGCTAATTGTTTGGCCAAGTGAGTTTTACCAACACCGGTTGAACCTAAGAAAATAAATGAACCAATAGGTCTGTTAGGGTCTTTGATACCCAAACGGTTTCTCTTGATTGATTTTGCAATCTTAACAACAGCAGCATCCTGACCAATCACTTTACCCATGATTGATTTATCTAAATTCATCAACGCTTTGGAATCATCAGCATCCATTTTACTCACAGGGATTTTAGTCATACTTGACACAACTTGATATACGGTTTCAAGAACAATAGTTTGTTTCTCCAAATCCATTTGTTTTGCAAACTTATCTTTTTCCGCCTCAAGTTTAATCAATAACTTTTTCTCCTTATCTCTAAGTTGTGCTGCTTGTTCGTAGTTTTGTTTTTTAACCACTTCCATTTTTTCAATCTTAATCTCAGCGGCTTTCTTTTTTAATTCCTCAATAACATCAGGAACTTTAATCTCGGTTTGCATACGAGCACCAACCTCATCTAAGATGTCAAATGCTTTATCCGGGAACTCACGGTCGGTGATGTAACGGTCAGCCAACTTAACACAAGTTTCCACAACTTCGTCACTATACAACACTTTGTGGTATGATTCGTATTTATCACGAACATTCTTAAGGATTTCGATTGTTTCTTCAACTGTGGATGGCTCCACAATTACTTTTTGGAATCTTCTTTCCAAGGCTCCGTCTTTCTCAATGTTCTTACGGAACTCATCAAGAGTTGTCGCACCAATACATTGAACCTCTCCACGGGCAAGTGCCGGTTTGAAGATGTTTGAACCATCCATTGAACCTGAAGAATTACCGGAACCAACCAATGTGTGAATCTCATCGATAAACACAATGATATTTGGATTAGCACTAAGTTCCTCGATAATCACTTTCATTCTTTCCTCAAATTGTCCACGATACTTTGTACCAGCAACAACTGAAGTTAAATCAAGGTTCACGATTCTTTTGTCCACTAAGTTTCTTGGACATTCTCCACTCACAATTTTCATAGCCAAACCTTCAACCAATGCGGTTTTACCACATCCGGGTTCACCTATGATAATAGGGTTATTCTTTTTTCTACGAGAAAGGATTTGTGCGATTCTCAAAATCTCGGCATCTCTACCAATAACCGGGTCTAATTTACCCGCCTCAGCTAGTTTATTTAAATCTCTACTGAAGTTGTCTAATACAGGTGTGTTTGTATCCATAGCTTGTTTTTGTGCTTTGTTCCCTGATTTGTCGTTGTCGTCCATTAAGTCGTTCATAGTTTCTAATTTTATTTTACAAAGGTGTATCAAATTTTATTCTTATCCTAATTTTTAGACAAATTGTCAGTAAGTTTTTTTTAACCTGACATATTGACATATTTTTTGGTTTGGTATATTATTTGAATAATACAAAGGTATAAAATAAATTTGAATTAAAAAATAAAATTATGTTTGGAAACAGAAAAAATTTTAATGACATTTTGAGAGAATTTGATAATATGTTCTCTCAGTTTGATTCTTCTCAGTTAGGGGAATGGAAATCAGAAACAAGAGTATCTGAAGATGGTACGATAAAAGTGACTTCATTCTATAGAAGTTCAGAACCAAAAACACCTAAAGGTAGTAATGGTTTAAAACGACAACTTGAGTTGGCAATCGAAAATGAAGACTTTGAGAAAGCGGTTGAGATTAGAGACCAAATCAGAAAAATGGAAACTAATCAAGAATCTATCTCTAAACTTGAAGAAGAATTAAAACAATCAATTAAAGACCATAACTTTGAACGGTCAATTGAAATTCGTGATGAATTAAAAAAATTAAAACTTTAAAATCAAACCCCACCCTCACCGGTGGGGTTTCTTATTCTAATATACACCATATTTATTAATATGAAACCATTTGAAAAATTTTTAAATAGTAGCGTTGGTTTACAACGATTAAGTGAATTATATCTTGAAATTAGACAATATTTTCAATCTCAAGGATGGAGTGAAAAAGATTTAGAAAAACCACCGTATTACGAAAATCGTTTAATGAAATTATATCATAATTTTGGTGATGAACAAAAAGCTTTATTTCAACAGGTAAAAGACTTAGGTTTTGATGTAGATTGGAATGACTTCACTAGTTATTTAACACCTATATTACAAAACATAAACGAACTAACACCACTAAGCGATGGGGATTACGAGAGAGGAAATCAAGGGGACGAAGATTATTAATGAAATTAAATCGTCAAACATTAAAAGAACAGAATACGATACTGAAACAAAAAAATTAGTTGTTGAATTTAACAATGGATTGAAGTATGAGTATGATGAAGTTCCACACCAAACATACACTAAATTTAGGGCTGCAGAATCCCAAGGAAAATTTTTTGTAACAGAAATATCAAAAGCCTACAAGTATAAGAAAGCGTAGTATTTATAATAATGAGTAAATTCCAACAAATACTTAATAGTTTTTCTATTAAAGAAACCCTTAACCCAAAAGTATGGGAAAATCCGGATAACCCGAAGAAGGCGACTATGATTCCTAAGGTTAAAGAAGCCCTTGAGCGTATCGCCGAAGAGTTTGTAGATTATTTGGGTGATAATGTATTTGTTGAAGATGTCGTTCTAACCGGTTCATTATCAAATTTTAATTGGTCTGAATTTTCAGATTTTGATTTACATGTTATTGTGGATATGGATGAATACGGAGACGAGGATGAATTATACAAAGAACTTTTCAATTTAAAAAAACAACTTTTTAATATAAATCATAACATTAAAATCTTTGGTTATGATGTGGAATTATATGCTCAAGACGCCGAAGAACCCCATATTAGTTCAGGAGTATACTCTATTATGAATAATGAATGGATTAATGTTCCAAAAAAAACAAATTTAGAAATAAATAAAAAAGCTCTTGAAGATAAAATCAAAAATTGGACTGAGAAAATTGATACTTCCGTTGAGAATGGGGACATTAAAATTCTTGAATCAATTAAAGATAAATTAAAAAAATATCGTCAATCAGGATTGGATGATGGCGGAGAACTATCTTACGAAAATTTAGTGTTTAAATACCTAAGAAGGTCAGGACATGTTAAAAAATTATTCGATTCGATTAATAAAGGGACAGATAAAAAACTATCTATTGAAAGAAAAATTGAGGATTAGGTACTAAATTTTCAATAATTGTTAATATTCATATATTTATAAATAAAAAAAAAATGGCGGAAATTAGTGTTAATTCTCAATATGAGTACTCAGTTGGTATATTAGGTAATTTTAGTGGCGGGTCTATTAATGTTGGAGGGCCAGCAAATGGAGTTGCACCACATCCAGTTGCTATGTCGACATCAACAGGTCTTACAGGGAATACCGTAACCGATTTGAGTGCAATCGCTCTTGGAGGTTTTAACGGACTAAATAATTAAAAACAAAAACAAATTAATATACGATGGGAAATTTAAAACCAATTGGTAGTGAAAAACTAACAGGGGACCAAAAACTAAAAAGAATAATGGAAATTGCTCGTTTTAACGAAGTAATACCAAACCGTATAAATGAAACTGCGAAATCAGAATATTCTATTGGTCTTGCAGATGGTAATAAATATGAAATTGTTAAAGAGAGACAAGGGTATATTATTAAAAAAACAATTTCAGAATCTGAAACTGATTATATTGAGCCGATGAAAAATAGAAAATACTATTCTTCATATTCTCAAGCATTCAAAAGGTTAAATCTTGTTGCGGGTGAGTTAAATCGACTTAATGAAAATGAAGAAGGTTTGTCTCTTTATGGTGAACAAAAAAAATTCACCTTGAAAACCCCAAAACCTCAAATGGATATGCCGTCACCTGCTGAAACCCCTTCTGCACCACCATCGGTTCCGACACCGGAATTACCTCCATCCCCAATGGATGATATAGGTATGGAAGATGATATGGGTATGGAAGATGATATGGGTATAGACACTGAAATCGATACTAATGTTGATACGGATATTGAAGATGAGGGTGGTTCTAACGGACAAGTAACTTTTAAAACAATCCAAAAGTTAACAGGTAAATTAACTCAAAAAATCAGAACATTAGAAAGTGAGGAAGGTTTGACTTCTGAGAATATTAAATATGTTATCAATATGGTACTATCTTCATTTGATTTAAGTGAATTAAGTGAAGAAGATAGAGAAGATATTTTATCTAAATTTGAAGATGAAACTGAAGATTTAGGTGGAGATGACATGGATGGTGAGGATTTCACTGATGATAGTGAAGTTGAAGATATTCAATCTGACATGGACATTCCAATGGAAGGTGAATTGGATGAGTTTTTCTATGATGGTGTTGATATAAATTCTGATGAAATAAGTGAACCATATACTCGTAAGTCAAGTAAAGGCAATAAATTTGGTTCATTTGATGATGAGAATTGGTATGACAATGATGATGTTAACTATAGTGGTGATTTTGACTTTGATTATGATGAAGAAGAAGTTCATGATTTTCCTTCATTTAAAGAAAAACACGGTGATACTAGATGGTTTGGAAATGGAGACCAAGGTGAAAAATGGTTTAATAGATATAAACAATTATCAGGGGGAAAACCATTCAAAGTTAGAACTAAAAAACCTAGTTTAGGTAATGGGGCAATCTTTGATAGTATCTTTGGAGAATCCAAAGTAGATAAAGTATTGTCAAGATATTTTGAAGTTTCTAAAAAAGAAATTGTTGAAAATAGACAGAAAACTGCATCGAAAAAAACAAAATCAATTACTGATGTTAGAAGACAAATGAAATCGGTTATTAAATTAACAGAAACTATTGAACAAGAATTAGCTTCTCAAAAATTTTTAGAAGAAAATTCATCAGCTAAAATTATTGGGAAAACAAACAAAAATAATTTAATTTTTGAAAATAAAGGAAAAGAAATTAAAATCACACCTGAAGGGTTATTATCATGAGCTATTTGATTTACGTAAATGGTTTAGGTCCTAATTATAAAGGAGACAATCTTTACGAATTCATATTTTCTAATAATTTGGATGTGTGGGGCGAATCGTGGGACAATCGTCCATCTAATGGATACCCTCAACCACCTGATTTAAAATATATTAAAAAAGTAGGAGTTTTGAGAGATACTGATGTAAAATTGGAATTGATTCAAAACTCCGATTTTTTTTCCATAACAGATGCAATGGATGATGTTATCGCATTAGCCTGGGAATCGGACGATGATAATATCAAAAAAAGAATGGTATTTAGATTCGGAACTCCGGAACAAGAAATAAAAGACAAACTTTATGAAAAAGATTTGTTATTAGAATTTGAAAAGAAAGTTATTTATGAAAATTAATACGAAAGCATTAGAGCTTATTGAAAAAGGACTATCGTCAAAAACTGTCAGTAATTTAACTGAATCTCAAATTAATGTGTTACACAGTAAGCTTGTGAATGAACAAGTAGTTCAAAAACAAACTACAAAATACGAGATAGGACCTCAAGGGGGGAGCTTACCTTCAGCACCTAAAGGTTACGCTGTTAAAACAGACCCTGTCACTAAAAAAACAATTGCGGTTGCAGCGGAAGGGGAAATTGAAGAAGATGAAACTCTTAATGTCACTAAAGACCCTGATGCGACCGACGATGGAATGGGTATTTTTGAAACTGAAAAAACAGGAAAATCAAACCCATGGGCTATTTGTCATGCACAAGTTGGTCCAAAAAAAACAAGAAAATTTGAAAGATGTGTACAATCTGTAAAAAAACAGTTGGGGGAAGGAAAAAATGTTGTATCTTTGTTCCTTGAAAATGAAATTATGAAAATAGTAGAGAGAAATTTACCTCCAAGAATTACTAAAGGTGAACTTGTTAAATATCTTACAGAGGCCGAAACGGCACCTGCACCAACAAGAGTGAAACCGACAACAAAACCGGGAACAAGACCAAGTCATCCGGGTAAAAATCCAAACCCTGGTGTTAATCCAGCCCCAAAAGCTAAAGGAGATACTGAAGTTGCACCAACAAGAGTGAAACCGACAACAAAACCGGGAACAAGACCAAGTCATCCGGGTAAAAATCCAAACCCTGGTGTTAATCCAGCCCCAAAGGCTAATAGACCTTCTCCGGAAGAAGCTAAAGATAAAATCATGGATGTAATTATGCAAATCTTAGAAAAATAATAATGGCAAAGAAAATTAAAGAACAATTAGATTACGGGAATAGACCTGAAAGAATGGACCCAAATTTGGAAAGAAAACTTGCAAGTCCTGAGGGGTTATACGCTCAGAATCCTGCAATGAAAAAGAAAGAAGGTGATGTTCAAAGATTAATTAGTAATCGTTTCCAAAAAGTTGCGGAAAAATTAAGTGAAGTTACAGGTATTGAAAATTTAAGTTCTCAACAAACTCAAGGTATGATATACCAAGAAATGATGAGAAAATTACCAAACATCATGAGAATTGAGGCCGCTCATAGAGACGAGTTAGAACAATTGGCTATTGATGCATCTTTAGAAGAATCTGAAGTTCCTGATGATTGGTATAAAATTGAAGCTTATTTAAATCGAGAACCAATAGATACTTCAAACTTTAGAATGAAACCTGAAGAGGAAGAGGAGGATGAAGAAGAAAAAGAAGAAGGAATTGAAATCCCATCTTTTGAGGTTGAGGATTTAACTAAGGATGAAATTTTTGAATTAGAAAAACATAAAAGAAATATCATCAACGCAATTATTCAAGGTGCCGCAAAGAAAGGACATTATATGTTCCAAAAACCGGATATTAAGGCAAGACTTGATGAAATTGACCCATCTCTTTATAGAGATTATTTAGGGATTATGGCAATTAATGACTTCCTATATTTTAGTATGGAACAAATGATTGAAATGATGAGTCAAACAGGTCAAGGAGTTGCAGGTAAAGTTGAGTTAGGTAGTAATGATGATGAAGATGGTGAAGAAGGAGAAGAAGGGGAAGAAACTCCTGATACTGTAATCAAAGCATTTGGTATGATTTTCCCTATTTTATGTCATGAAATTATTAAAGGTTTAGAAGAAGCCAAAGGTAGACATGGATTACCAAAAGACCCTGAAATGGCTCAAAAAGTTATGGGACAAACAGATGTATTGAGTAATGAACCAATGCAACTAAGAATCGGTCCTGAAATTGTTGAACGAATTAGGTTTGCTTTACCTGATGATATATACGAACCTGAAAATAAAGGTTTGATAAACTGGTTTCATACTGTTTTATACCAAATTGAAGCTCAAGAATTTTTAGACATTATTGGAAATGCAATCTCTGAAGACTCTTCAAAAGTATCAAAAGCAACTTCAAGATTTAAAGAAATCATGAAAGAGGCTATTAAAATGAAAGAAGAGTTTGAAAACTACAAAGAAGAAGAAGGGATTGAATCTGATGACGAAGATGACGACGATGGATTAGATGATTTCTTGGGTAGTTTAGGTATATCGAGACCTAAATAACCAAAAAACAACTCTTGAATAAAGAACAATTAATTATTGAAGTAACGAAGTGCATGAGGAATACTCCCTACGCACTTCGTACTTATTTACAGACATACGATAATACGGTCTCAAAATACGTACCGTTAGACCTATTCCCCGACCAAATTACACTTATTGAGGATTATGATAATCACAATGAAAATGTTGCACTAAAGTATCGACAAGCGGGTGTATCGACCGTAACTGCCGCTTGGGCATCAAAAAAATTGGCCTTTGCAAAAAAAACTAAACCTGAAAAAATATTAATCATTGCCAACAAGTTAGATACTGCGGTGGAGATGGCTAATAAAGTTAGAGGGTTTACTGAACAATGGCCCGCGTGGGTTGGTGTTGGATTCTCTCAAGAAAAAAATGCTCAACGTCACTTTAAACTAACTAATGGATGTGAAGTTAAAGCAGTTGCAACCTCTCGAGATGCTCTTAGGGGTTATACCCCAACTATTCTGATATTTGATGAGGCGGCTTATATTGAGGCGGATGGAGATTTTTGGGCTGCTTGTATGGCATCCTTATCCACAGGGGGTAAGGTTATAGTTGTTTCCACACCTAACGGATACGACCCAATCTACTATGAAATTTATGACCAATCACTTAGAGGTATGAATGACTTCAAAGTGACTGAAATGTTTTGGCATCGTGACCCACGATATACAAAAGATTTATATATGGTGAAAACAAATGACTTAGTCCATTTCTTATTAAATCGTGAAGAATATAATCTTGATGAGGTTGTAATTAACCTATCAACGCCTAACCCATTTGAAAGAGACCATTCAATAGTGACAAACTATATAGAACAAGGGTATAAACCATGTTCATCATGGTTTGAAGGGATGGTTAAGAAATTAAAATATGATAGACGTAAAGTTGCACAAGAGTTAGAATGTAACTTTTTAGGTTCCGGAGATAATGTATTTGATTCGGATATGATGCAAGATATTTCTAAAAACCAAGTTAAAGACCCGCAGGCTAAAATGATGGGTGGAGGTCTTTGGATATGGAAAGAACCGGAAAATGGTCATAAATATGTAATGGGTGTTGATGTATCTCGAGGAGATTCCGAAGATTTCTCAAGTATTGAAATAATTGATTTTGACGCCCGTGAACAAGTATTGGAATATGTTGGAAAAATTCCACCAGATGTATTGGCAGAAATAGCTTATAAATGGGGAACCATGTATAGCGCCTTTTGTGTTGTTGATTTAACTGGTGGTATGGGAGTTGCAACCGCAAGAAAACTCCAAGAAATGAATTACCAAGGTGGATTATATGTTGATGGTGTTGATATGACCAATAAATGGAAATACGACCCAAAAATAAATGAAAAAATCCCGGGAATTAACTTTAACTCAAAAAGGGTTCAAATTATAGCCTCGTTTGAAGAAGCGATGAGACATAAGTTTAGAATTTATTCGAGTCGTTTGTATAATGAAATGAACACATTTGTTTATATTAATGGACGACCTGACCACCAAAAAATGCATCACGATGATTGTATAATGAGTATTGCTATGGCAATATATGTTGCTGAGAAATCATTCCAATCACTAGAAAAAGTTACTAATCACACAAGAGCAATGTTAAACTCTTGGTCGACAGCTGTGACTGAAAATAAAAACTCCTCAGAATTCTTTAACCCGATGGTGCCTCAAATGGGTAGACAACATCCAATGAATCAGGGGTCAACGAGAGAAGACTATCAAAAATACGGGTGGTTATTTGGCGGGTAATACTATTTATATTACTGAGGAAATAAGTAAATTTAAATCATGAGCGAACAACAAAATAATATGACGGTATGGCAGAGATTATCCCAAACATTTGGGCCTAATTCTCAATTAAACCAAGATTATCCAACTTTTAAGTTTGATAAAAAGGAATTACTACGTACCAAAAGTAAAGAAGAATACGAGAAAGAAAAGTTACAGGCGCAACAAACCTTTTATTTAACCAATCAATGGGCAAAAGTTGAGAATAATTTATATTCTCAGGCAATATATTATGAACCGTCAAGATTATCGGCACAATACGATTATGAAAGTATGGAATATTGCATCGCCGGAGACACAAAAATAGCAACTCCTGATGGTTTTATAACCATAAAAGAACTTGCTGACAAAGGCAGAGATTACGAATTTATCACTTATTCGTATGACCACAATTTGAAAAAAGTCGTACCCTCAAAGGCTCGAAATGCACATTACACTCGAGATGAAATGACATATAAAGTTATTTTTGACGATGGTTCATTTATTATCACAACATGGGAACACCAATTAATGAAAAGAGATGGGTCATTTGAGAGAGTTATGAACCTCAAAGACGGGGATTCTATGATGCCGTTTTATCGTAAATCATTTTATAATAACCAAAACTATAATTGGGTTTACACTTGCAATAAAGATGAAGGACACCATGGGTGGGTATCAGAACATAGTTTAATTGCAAAATGGTATAATGAAGTAGAAATAAAAGACAACGAAGAAGTACACCATATTGATTTTAATGGGAAAAATAATCTTCCTGAAAATTTATTAATTATGGATATTTCAGAACATAGAGCATATCATGCAAGATTGAATAATGAAAAATTATGGTCTAATCCTGAGTATAGATTAAAAATGTCTGAAGTTGCCAAACGTAAAGGTAAAATGACTTGGGGTGGAAAACGTAAAGGTAATAAAAATCCAGCATATTTTTCGATACCTTTTGACAATATCATTGAAACGGCGAGAATTGAGAAATCTTTGAAAAAAACATCTTTAAAGTTGAATGTTTCATACAGGAAATTACAAAGAGATATTACAAATTCCGGTTACAAAGATTGGTCAACATTCCTCGACGCTTATGGTATTGAAAAATCAAAATACTCTACGTCAAAAAGTGTGGGGTCTTCAATTAATTTGAATCATAAAATAGTGTCAATAGAACCTAATGGAGTTATTCCTGTTTATGATTTAACAGTTCCCGGATATAAAAACTTTGCAACAGATACTATATTTTCCCATAACACTCCTGAAATATCAGCAGCGTTAGACATTTATGCGGAAGAATCAACCACAACAAATGAAGATGGGTTTATATTACAAATTTATTCAGAGTCAAACAGAATAAAAGGGGTATTAGCCGACTTGTTTAATAACTCACTTGACATTAACACTAACCTACCAATGTGGACAAGAAACACTTGCAAGTATGGTGATAACTTTATTTTTTTAAAATTAGACCCTGAAAAAGGAATTGTAGGTGTTCAACAATTACCAACAATCGAGATTGAAAGACATGAAGTAGGGGTAAGTGCAAAAATATCGACTGACATAACTAAAGAATTAGATAAAGACAAAAAATCTCTTCATTTTACTTGGAAGATTAAAAACATGGAATTCCAAACATGGGAAATTGGTCATTTTAGATTATTAGGTGACGACAGAAAACTTCCTTATGGTACTTCTATGTTAGAGAAAGCAAGAAGAATTTGGAAACAATTATTACTATCAGAAGATGCGATGTTAATTTATCGTACATCAAGAGCACCTGAAAGAAGAATGTTTAAAGTATTTGTTGGTAATATGAACGATGACGATGTCGAGGCATACGTACAAAGAGTTGCAAATAAATTTAAAAGAGAACAGGTTGTAGATAATAAAACAGGTAATGTTGACATGAGGTTTAACCAAATGGCGGTAGACCAAGATTATTTCATCCCAGTTAGAGACCCTTCAGCACCTGACCCGATTACTACATTACCAGGGGCGACCAACCTTTCAGAAATTGCCGATATTGAATATATCCAAAAGAAACTATTAACAGCTCTTCGTGTACCTAAAGCATTTTTAGGTTTTGAAGAAGTTGTAGGAGATGGTAAAAATTTATCTTTACAAGATATTCGTTTTGCTAGAACAATTAATAGAATTCAAAAAAGTATGGTTGCAGAATTAAATAAAATTGCAATCGTCCATTTATTTTTATTAGGATTTGAAGACGAATTGGATAATTTCACATTAGGATTAAGTAATCCATCAACCCAAGCAGATTTATTAAAAATTGACGTTTGGAAAGAAAAAGTTTTATTATACAAAGATTTAGTTGCGGACCCAGGAAATGGTATTCAAGCGACTTCAGCAACATGGGCTAAGAAACATATTTTTGGATGGTCAGATGAAGAAGTTCGTTTGGATTTACAACAACAAAGAATTGAAAGAGCGGTAGGGGAAGAGCTTAAGGCAACTGCTACGGTTATCACTAAAACAGGTTTATTTGATAATATCGATAAACTTTATGGTAGTACCTCAGGAGGAACCCAAACAGCTTCAACTGAAACATCTGAACCACCTCCATCATTTGGCGGGGGAGAATTTGAAACCTCCGATTTAGGCGGCGAAGAATTACCACCGGCAGGGGAAGAAACAGTTCCACCTCCACCAGTCGGAGGAGAAGCGGAAATAACCCCGGAATCTCGAATTAATAACTTAAATATGTTGGTTGAGAATAACTTAATAGAAGGGGCTCAAATGATTAATTTAGGTCATGGACAAGAATCTTTAGGAGAAATTTCAAAAGAATTGGATAAGTTACTAAATTCCTAATATTTATTTAATAAAATTACATATAATGACCTTCGGAAACCTAAAATCCATAATCGAAAAAAATCTACTTGAGTCATATAATGACGAGAAAGATTTTAAAAAATCTCTAAGAGAGTTCAAACATAATGTATTGAACAATAAATCTATGTCGAAAGCCTATGCTTTATATGACCAATTAAGTACTCCTCAAGGTTTATCTGAACAGGATGCTAAAGAATTCTTAGAAGAAGGTATTAATCTGTTACATAAAATTTTACCGACAATAAAATTACCTAAATCATTAATTGAATCCGTTAAAAATAATTACGAGGATTTAGATACTTTAGTTTATTCCAATAAGTTGGACTTAATCGAAAGATTAACAGTTAAGAAACAAATAATTAATGTTTTAAAAGAAAATAAAAAAGTAGTTAAAGGGTCAATTAATATACCAATTAAATCAATGGTTAGTATTGCTAACCAAACATTAAGAGGATATATTGATAATTTAGATGAAACAACAAAAAAAGAATTTTTCCAACTAATATCCGAAGATACTAAATCACTTGAAACCAAATTTGAAGTTTTACGTGAAACCACTATTAGTAAATTAAAAGTGATTTTAGAAAAGGAACAAGAGTTTGAAATAAAAACAAAAATCTCCGAAACAATTGATAGATTGGGGGATGAAAAGTTCGACCAAATGAATTTTTTAAAACTTAAAAGTTTAGAAGAATCTATTTAATTTAACATATTTTATCAAAAAAGATAAGTGTTTTTACTATTCAATTAGTAGAAACACTTTTTTTTTGACATCAATTATAATTTAACTTATATTTTCACTATAATCAATAAACATTTATAATGAAAAACATTAATGAAAAAAGGAAAAAGTGTAAAATTAAACTTATACGCTCCAATTAAATCGGTTTACGGAACAGTAGATTCGAAAAATTTAAAATCAATATACATAAACATTCAATCATGGGTAAACCCCAAAGATGAATATGACAATTGGAATCGGATAGTTTCTAATTTAAGTAGAGAAATAAAACATTCCGTCTATAAATCAATTGATACCAATATCTTCCAAGATAAAAGTATTGTTGATTTAGACTTAAGGACAAGTGGCATTTCTCATGGAAAAAAATCATTTTTTAATTTAGAAATAAATTTATATACCACAAATGAATTTGATTTCAAATCCGTAGAAATTAAAAATTCTGTAAAAAATATTGTCCAATCAATCTTTAATAATAATATTACCACCAATAAATATTTTGAATTTTCTACTACAAAAAAAGAGGAATCCTTGTAAAGTACCATAATCGATATATTTATCTTAAAAAGAATTAATGAAACAATTAAGAATATTAGAAGCGACTGAAGTAGGACATGGTATATTAGTTGAAGCGGATGCCGGTTGGGTGTCTCCTAAAGACAAACATAATGAAAAAGTTTTACAAGAAGCTAAAGACATGGATTATAGAAACCCATTTGAATTTTATGCTGTTTTACAAAAATACGATACACCAAATAGAAATGGTCGTTCATACCCTGAAAAGATATTAAGAAGAGAAGCGGACAATTATCAAAAAACAATTAACAAAGGTTTATCAACATCCGAATTAAACCACCCTGAGTCATCTTTAATCGATTTAGACCGAGTATCCCATATTATCACTGAAATATGGTGGGACCGAAATATTTTAATGGGAAAACTAAAATTATTAACTTCTCCGGGTTTTCACGAATCAGGAGTTGTATCCACAAAAGGGGATATAGCAGCGAACTTAATGAGACAAGGAGTAACCTTAGGTATATCATCAAGAGGGGTTGGGTCGTTAAAAAAAGTTGGAGAAAGAAATGAAGTTCAGGAAGATTTTGAATTAATCTGTTTTGACTTAGTATCGTCACCGTCCACACCGGGAGCTTATTTATTTTCAAATGCGGATGATAGAGAAAAATATGAGGAAAATTTAGACGAAGAAAAAAAACATAAACAAAAAGACGATTATGTTGAGAAGTCAGTTGATTTAATGAAAAAATTAAACGACTTTTTAGGAAAATAAAAAACACATGGAAGAAAAGTATTTCGTAGCAAAAATTCAGTACGACTTACCTGATGAGAATACAGGTAAAATTAGAAAAATCAGAGAAGAAAAACTTGTAGAAGGGTATTCAGTAACAGATGTTGAGGCCAAGGTTACAAAAAAATATGAGGGGTTCACACACGAGTGGAGAATAACCGCAGTCTCTGAAAGTAAAATTGATGAGGTTATTCAATAACTGATTTAATCATCAATAAACAAAAAGTAGTCGTATTCGACTACTTTTTTTTGCACTAAATTAAAGTTTATTTTGTCTATTAGTTAGATAAAATAAACTTTTTTTGTTTTTGGTAATATTTATAATGAAAATAACAATAATTTTTCATGCAAGAAAATAATAAATTAGTACAGGAGGCACTTATTCAAATGAGACAAGTTGAAGAAGCTATAGCCGAAAACGCAAAAGGAATACTTGCTTCAACTATGAAGGAAGAAATCAATCAGCTAGTAAAAGAATCTCTTTCTGAACAAGAAGAAGACGGGATTGAATTAGATATGGATGTGGAAGACGATATGGATTCTGATGAAGAAGACATCGACTTAGATATGGACATTGATAATGAAGACGAAGATGAAGATGATATGGACATGGATTTTGACATGGACATGGATTCTGATGAAAGTCCAATTGACTTAACAGGAGCTTCTGACGAAGAAATTCTTAAAGTGTTTAAAGCTATGGGTGAAAAAGATGGTATTATAGTTCAAAAAGACGGTAATGACATTCATTTAACTGATAACGATAATGACTCTGAGTATCTTGTTAAACTTGGGGAATCTGAAGAAGAAGAGGAAATGTTAGACGAAGAGGACGACATGGAATTTGATGAATTAGGTGAAATGGATGACCAAACTACAGATGACGTACTTGATGCGATTTTTGCGGGTGGTAGTACGAATGACATCGATTTAGACCAAGATGATGAAGAAATTATGTTTGAAATCGAATTTGAAGATGACATGATGGACGACGAAGAAGAGGATTTAGAAGAGTCTTACAATTCAAGAAGAGCTGTGAGAGAAGCGAAATCAACAATCAAACCTAAAGGTGTTGGAATTGGAAATGGACCAGGTAAAACTGAAATTAAAAAAGTGGCTGGAGGATTCAATGAAAAAAGAAAACAAGGGCCTAAATCAGTAGGGACAGGTAAACCTAAATTCGAATACAAAGCAGGGGCAAATATGGGGGGAAAATCCAAAGTTGTTAAGGTAGAAACAAAAGAAGGTGATTACGGAATGAATAAGGGTGATAAATCTAAAACCTTTAAAGGTGATAAAGATTACACTACTAAACAAGGTGACACTTTAAAAAGAAAAGCTTTTGAAAAAGAGGAAACTAAAGAAGCTGCCCACACTTATGGAATGGGTTCCAAAGAAGGTAGAGGATTAAGAAAAGGTATTACACCAAATCGTAATAAAGTTTATAAAGAATCTACTGAAGAAGTTTCGTTGTTAAGAGAGAAAAATGAAGAGTATAGAAAAGCGTTAAATGTTTTCAGAGAAAAACTTAATGAAGTTGCAATATTTAATTCAAACTTAGCTTACGCAACAAGATTGTTCACTGAACATTCGACTACTAAAAAAGAGAAAATTAATATCTTAAGAAGATTTGACGATGTTGAAACTTTAAAAGAATCTAAAAATCTTTATCAGTCAATTAAAGGTGAATTATCTAAACCAGAAATTAAAAAATCAATTAGTGAATCAGTAGGAAACAAAATTCAAAAAACAGTATCTACAGGTTCATCGACTACTCTACTTGAATCAAAAACTTATGAAAATCCTCAATTCCTTAGAATGAAAGATTTAATGAGTAAATTAGGGTAATCAAAATAAATAAATAAAAATCAAAAACAAAATATTTTAAAATGGGAGCATTATTAGAATCAGGATTAGTTGGTAACATCGGGTTAAAACACCTTAAAGTTATCAAAGAAGACACAATCAACAAATGGGATAAATTAGGATTCTTAGAGGGTCTTAAAGGTCACATGAGAGAAAACGTTGCACAATTATATGAAAACCAAGCATCGTATTTAATTAACGAAGCATCATCTACATCTGATACAGGTGCATTTGAAACAGTGGTTTTCCCAATCGTTAGAAGAGTATTCTCTAAATTATTATCTAACGACATCGTTTCAGTACAAGCAATGAACTTACCAATTGGTAAATTATTCTACTTCGTACCAAACATTCAAGCATACGAAACTCCGGGAGCTCACTACGCACCTTACGGAGCACCAAATGCAACTGAAGGTCAAACACCAAACAGTGGATATGACTACAATAATACAAAAGACCTTTATGACAGATTCTATGAAGGTAATGAACCAGCTTTAGACCCACCAGGTTTATATGACTATTCAAAAGGACAATTTTCCGCTATTACTGCGTCTGTTGCAACTGTTGCGTGGGCTGGAGACCAATTAGTTGTTTCAGGATATGGAACATCTGATTACAGAAAAGTATTAATCGTTATGTCAGGTTTCGCATCTGATGGAGCAGGTAAATTAATCGGTCCTGACGGTCAACCAATGGATAACGAATCTTTCTTAGCTGATTTAACTATTAAAGGCGCTGCTGGTAACCCAACAACTGCGGCTAACGTAAATAACCCTTATTTATTTAGAGTTGTAACTCAAAAATATGGTAAAGGTATTGTTGAATACGGAAATAATAACTCTACATTAGTATTCCCTGATAGTAAAACAGGAGGTGGTCAATATGACAACGTATGTGATGCTCAAGGTAAAATCTACTTAGAGGTTGACTTACAAGTACCAGTTTGTATTACTTGTGGTGGTTCAATGGACGGTTACACAGGTTCAACATTCTCATCTTCAACTGCTAATGATGCTGCATTCACCGCATCTTATAAAATCTACAAAAACTTAGAGTTTGAAGATAAAATTGGTGAGGTTTCTTTTGACCTTATGTCAGTTACTGTTTCTGTAACAGAAAGAAAATTAAGAGCACAATGGTCTCCTGAAATGGCACAAGACGTTGCTGCATTCCACAACATCGATGCTGAAGCTGAATTAACAGCTTTATTATCTGAGCAAGTGGCGGCAGAAATTGACCGTGAAATCTTAAGAGATTTACGTAAAGGTGCTGCTTGGAACTTGAGATGGGATTACAATGGTTGGAAACGTTTAGGTTCTTCTGCTGTTCCTTATACTCAAAAAGACTGGAACCAAACGCTTATTACAGCGATTAACCAAATCTCTGCTCAAATCCACAAATCTACATTAAGAGGTGGAGCTAACTGGATTGTTGTTTCTTCTGAAATCTCTGCTATCTTTGACGATTTAGAATACTTCCACGTATCAAATGCTTCTCCTGAGCAAGACCAATACAACATGGGTATTGAAAGAGTTGGTACTCTTGCAGGACGTTACCAAGTTTACCGTGACCCTTACTTCCCACCAAACCAAGTGTTAATGGGACACAAAGGAACATCATTGTTAGACACAGGATACATCTACGCACCATACGTACCATTACAATTAACTCCAACAATGTACAACCCATTCAACTTTACACCGATTAAAGGTATAATGACTCGTTACGCGAAAAAAATGGTGAACAACAGATTTTACGGAAGAATTACTGTTGATGGTGTTAGAACATTCGATTTAAGAGAATTGAGATAATCAAAATCTTAAAATATTTAATAAAAAGGGACTATATGTCCCTTTTTTTATTCCTTTATTTTCAATAATCGGTTTTTTGGTATAATTGTTGTATATTTATATTATATGAAAAAATTTATACCAACAGAAGAGGAGTTAAAAAATATACTTAAAATGTATAATCAAGACCTTTTAGGTTCACATACTATTTCTGAAAAAACGGGAATTAGTAAACCAACAATTTTAAGAGTATTAAAAGAAAATGGAGTTATAATGGGCCCATCCGGTAGAAGATTTCTTGGTGGTAAAAAAGAATCAGATAAACGAACTTATCACAAACATAAAGAAAAAAAATTAGAATATCACAAAAAATGGTCTGAAAAAAATAGAGAATATTTAACAGAATATCATAAAAAATGGAGGACTGAAAATGTTGATAAGTGGAGAAAAACCAAACGTGATTATGAAAAAAACCGTAAAGACTCAGACCCATTATATAAACTAATATCTAATTTCAGAACCGCCATTTACACAGTCTTAAAAGAAAGTAATGTGGATAAATACGGTCATTACTTTGACATCCTACAATATACACCGGAAGAATTAATTAATCATTTAGAAAAACAATTCACGGACACGATGACTTGGGATAATTATGGGATTTGGCATGTTGACCATAAACTACCAATCACTTCTTTTAATATTCAAGAGATGGGAGATGATGAGTTTATGAGATGTTGGTCGTTAAACAATCTCCAACCGATGTGGGGTGAGGAGAATATTCGTAAGTCAAATAAATTATTATAAAATATTGGATATTTATAAATAAAATATTTTATGGAAAAATTATATTTCTTGGATGAAGAGGAAAAAAATAGAATCTTAAGTATTCACGAAAGTGCTGCGAAGAAACAATACTTAACAGAACAAGAAACTGAGGCTCAAAAAATTGCTAGAAACTTATACGCCGGTTTTCGTGGACCTGGAACAAACACAACTTTAACATCAGGACTACCTGCTTGGATATCTCAAATTAAGGACATACCAACATATAATGCAGTAAATGCTCAATTAGCGTTACAAGGTGGTGGATATTCCGATATACCTTCTATGATTAATGGGGAGACAATTGATGTTCCGGGAATGAAATCAATTATCGCCCATTTAAAATCGATAGGAATTCAAAGTACTGCCGATATATCAAAAACTGGTGATTGGTTAAATAAAGGAACATTTAAGGTGACTTCAACAACACCAATAACAAACCCTAAAAAAGAAAAACCGGCAACGAAAACAAAAACACAAGTAGTTGACCCTAAAATGGTTCAACAACAAAAGATTCAACAAAGAAGACAACAAATAACACAACAAACTCAAAGAACAACCAAGGAAATTCAAAAATTGTTAGGTCAAAACCAAACAGGTAATCTTGATTCTCTTAATGTTGAAAAAATGATTGATTTGTTAAGCCAATAATATTATGGAGATGAAAAAAATTATATCAGAAGAGATTGAAAATATGAAATACCTATTAGGGTATAAAAGAGGTATTGTTGTTTCAGAACAATCAACTCCGGTTGCCGCACCTACAACTGCAGTACCCGCAACCACAACTACCACACCTGAGACACCTGTGGCGCCTACACCACCACCTCCAACAAATAACGTTCAACCAATTAAAATGGGGGTTAAAAATCCAAGAGTTCAGGTATTACAACAATTATTAAACGATAAATTTCAATCGGGATTAATTGCTGATGGTTTATATGGTCCAAAAACAGCAAATGCAATTTATAAAAATATTGTCGCAATCAACAAATTACAACTTAAACCCGTTGAATCAGATTTAAAACCCGCCGAAACTACACAACAACCGGCACCACAAATTAACGCACCACAAATTCCAACAACAGTTTCAACACCAAAATAATATGAATAATTTATTTTTAATTAATAATGAAGAAAAAGACCGAATTTTAAATCTTCACGAGTCTGCGACTAAAAGACAATATTTATCCGAACAACCTACTTTAGATATGGGACTACCCACACAACCACAAGTTGGTCCTCAAAATCTTCAAAACACTCAAGGAGCCATAATCAAAAAAGGTAATGTGGGAGACCCTTATGTTTACGGTAAAATGGGGAATGATTATTATTACGCTAAATCGTCGGATGGGGACAACCCTAATTGGGTCTTAGCAAATAACCCTAAGTCAATTAATTCAATAAAGGGTAAAATATATAATGAAAAAATTCCTGTTATAAACACAGTAACACCTCCCGTTGTTGGTCAAACTAAAGTACAACCAGTAAAGAAAAAAACTCAGACATCTATAGGTTCAGATAAATTTAAACTTAAACCGGAATTAAATCCAACCGAAATTGATAATACTAGAGTTAGTTTAGGGAAAGATAGAAGATTAGATAAGATTAAAGGTAATAAAACTAATAAAGTAACTTCACCGTCAAAAAACGGTGGGTTTATGTTAATATGGGCATTCCCCGAATATCAACCTAAAATTGATGGGAAAAGTGGTTTATCTCAATTACTTGGTTCTTTAGTTAGAGTTACGTCAGGTGGTGGTAAAGAAGGTACTTATGGTAAATTAGGTCACGGTGGTTGTATTATAATATCACCGGACGGTAATGCAACTTGTTATGAATTTGGTAGATACCCTGGTTCTAAAAAAGGGTATGGTAAAGTGTTATCCCACCCATTAGGTAGAGTAGGTAAAATTAAAGATGGTCAACTACTAAACCCTAAACAAGTATCAAAATTGGCAAAACAAAAAACTTATCCACCGGGACCAACAATGTCAATGACTGTTGCGGTCGTTAAATTACCAAACCCATCCGGGGCAATTGATTATGCATCGGTAAAGCAAAGAGAATACAGTGCTCTTGATTTCTCTATTGGTGACGAGGACGCTAATTGTGGTACGTTCAATCGTGATGTAGCTAAATCAGGAGGGATTCAAACGGGGTCTTTTTGTTTCCCAACCCCAATTTCAGTGGTAAATAGTTTTAAAGACCAATCAGATAGTTTCTTCCAAGTTTAGTAATTATCGTATATTGTATTAAGTTCAGAACTTTGATATATATCAACAGGTGTAATAACCATTTCATTTAGATTAATAGAATCCCCATATCTTCTCTTGATTGCGTCTTTAACAATTTTATTGTTTAAGTTGTAATCGGAGAATTTTTTTGCTCGTCCAATAAATCGGTCTCCAGCAACAAATACTTTATAAACTAATTCTGAGCAATACATGTTTTTATCCGACCATTCAAACTTAATATCATAATTTTTACCAAGTAAAGATTTGGAATATCCGTACATTTCCTTTAATTGATTATTAGTTAATGGGAGTTTAACTCTAGATACAATATATTTTTCATTAAAACCACGACTAATCCATTTTTGTAAAGGTGTTATTTTTACAGGTTGAACCGCTTCAAATACGTAAGGTTTTCCGTTTTGATAAAAAATTATACCACAATGAGTTAATTTTGATTCGGTAATAATTTGAATCATTTTACTTTGAGACGATTTTGATGTTTGGAATATGATATCACCATTTTTAAATTTTTGGGAGATACAAGATTCTGAAACTAAACTTAGAACACCAATAACGAATAATAAAATTTTTTTTTTCATATCTATTATTTTAGAGTACAAAGATAATGATATTATGGTAATTCACAAAATAAAATTAATAAGATAATTTAAACTATTTATAATTAAAAATAAAAATGATTAAACAAACTTGGGATATTAACAAGGATGAAAGAAATAGAATTCTTAATTTACATGAAAGTGCGACTAAAAATTTATATTTAATTAACGAACAATTAATTTCAAAAAATATTAATAACACACCCGTACAAAAAACTTTCCCAACTCAAAATATTGGAAATAATTTTGGATTTGGTGAGTATGATTCTGAAAAAGTTAAAAATGTTATATTATCATTAAAACCTAAAATAGAAGAGTTTATTAAAAATTCTGGCGGTGGTCAATTTGTTGTGAATATTTCATCCGGAGAATCTAATGTTACAAACCCTAAAGGTTTTGAGACTAAAGGTAGTTTAGGTTTGGCAAGGGCTAATTCCGTTAAAAAATATTTTGATGAAATATTTCCTGATTTAATAAAAAAGAATGTTTTAACAATTAACACTCCAAAATCCGAATCAGATGTTAAAATAGGGTCAACCCCATATGATAAAACAAAAGGGGATAATAGAAATCCTGATTTAATTAAAAAATATCGTCAAGAACAATTTGTAACCTTTGATATTAAAGGTGGAGGTACAAAATGTAATTTTAATTTAGGAATTAATGCAGGTCAGGGAGACCCAAAATTAAATTATGTTTTAACTGATGAGTTCTTGAATGGTAAAGGGGAAATGGTATTTACTCCAGGCCAAATACCTGATAGGTTAATTATCACGACAAATGATGGTAACATTGAAACAGACACTGGTTATATCACAAGTGAGGTTAGCAAATATAAAGATTGGAAATATACTCCATTATCTGTTTTTTTCTTAACTAAATTAAAAATTAATAATTCAGTGGCCGTTTCAGGAAGTAAGATTTTAACAATAACAGTTACTGATTATAATGATTTGGTTAGACAATTATTAAATAACTCAAATTCAATTCAGTATCAAAAATCAGGTGATGAAATTGGACCACCATTGTTGAAGATGAAAAGAATGATAGAACAAGGTCAGACTGAGTTTGTTATTTATAATTTATCTAATAAAGGCATTACCATACCATTTGACTCACCATCAGGGGATAAAAAAGTTAAAGTATTTTCCCCAATAGGTACGGATAAAATTAAAACAGGATATGGTTTAATTGGGCGTTGTATTAGTTAATACGTTTTACTTCAATCAATTCGTGGTATAATTTATCATCTTTAATGTACCCAATATATCTTTTTAATGTGTCATTTATAATAAATGTTTTTACCACAAGAACATTTTTTTTATAAATTTTGGAAAGTGAATCTAAAGAAAGATTAACCTCTTTATCCAAATTTTTGGGTTTAGGGGTTTTTTTCTTTACTTGTGAAAATGACGATAAACTTCCCATAAGTAGAATCAATAATAATAACTTTTTCATAATTTAAATATTTCCTACAAAAATAAATATTTTTTACTTCACTGCAAAATTTTTTCAGATATATTTATTAATAGATTTTAGATTATTGGTCCCGAGTCAATTTGACTTTAGAGTATTCACGGACACAAAGGTATCAGTAACATAGTCATTAACTATTATAAAATTAAGTAAAATGAATTACACAACTGCGGTGAGCAAACCAAATGCTCACATCACTAAGAAAAAATCGCGTCTAAAAGTTTATAACGGACACGTAGTCTTCATGGAAGACAATGACAATTTTGAATTCGAAATTCATAATCCAACCCAAAACACTATTCTTTGTAAAATAAAATTACATGGTGATTATATCTCACAAAGTGGTTTAGTTTTAAGACCCGGAGAAAGAGTGTTTTTAGAACGTTTCTTCGACACAAATAACAAATTTCAGTTCAGTACCTACACTGTTAATAATACTTCGGAAAATCAATCGGCAATTGCCTTAAACGGGGACATACGAATTGAGTTCTACAATGAGAAACGAAATAACCATTTAACATTGAGTAATAATTATCGTTACGGTACCACCAATCTAAATCAATTGAATAGTACATACAATCCAACCTTTATTTCAACAACAACAGATAATTCAATTTTTGGGACTTGTGGTAGTTCAACTTTCACTAATGGCATTTCTTCAACGGCATTTAACACATCGTCAAATGTTAGTGGGGTCATAAATACTGCCGGTATAACTAATACTGCCGGTATAACTAATACGGCATTTTACAATTCATCCCAAACCCCAATAAGTAAAAGTATTGAAACCGGAAGAGTTGAAAAGGGTGAAAAAACAAATCAACATTTTCAAAACTCAAATAAAGAATTTGAGTATTATGCGTCTCATCAGATTCGAATTCAAATACAACCTTTGAGTACTAAAAACAAAACAAGTTCTGACATAAGAAATTACTGTACGGAATGCGGGGTCAAAACAAAAAGTAATTTTAAATTTTGTCCTTCTTGTGGAAACAAACTATAATTAAATAAAAAAAGGTCCCGTGAGACCTTTTTTTTTTTATTCAGTTGTTTCTGATTCATTATTACCCGACATTACTTTATGTAGTATCCTTAACGATTTTGAAACTAATTCAGTTTCTTGCATCGTAAATAATCGAGAACTATGAACATAGTGTAACGATTGAGTTAAGATATAAAAAGATTGTTCAATAGTCATGTCATCTATTAATCTATCAACATCTTCAGGGGAGTTATATCCCACGCTATCAAATAATAACCCTAGTGGTTGTCTTTCTTGTTCCATTATTCTTTAATTGTATATTTATAGTTAAGTATATGAAAAAAAATAGAATAAATGAAGCAACAGGTTCCGGAAGTTCCGGAAATTATAAAACACCAATTGTTTTAGCCCCTCAAATATGGGAAAAAAAACAATTAGACCCATTTACTGATGAAGTTTACCACTATACAAATGCAGAATTGGCTTATGAAGAGGCGGATGGAGATTATAAGGAAACCCCCCAAAAAAGAAAAGAGATAGAGTCTAAGACTAAAAAAATGTCTCATTTGTTAATGAAACAAAAACAAAGTTACCGAGGTCAGAATGATGAAGAGGGTTCCGCTGTTAATCCCACTTTAAGTGGTAATCCAATTAAAGAGTCAGAATCGGTGTGGAATGGGACTAAAAAAAGATTAATTAAAACCCCAATAAAAAAACCTCAAAATGAATCATTAAGAGGTTTAATTTTAAAAGTGATTAAAGAACAACTATCTACATAAGTTTTTCAAGTATTGTGGTAAGAGAATGCTTAATTTGACTTTTAATTTCAGTTTCAAAAGTTTGTCTTAACAATTCAACTTTATTATCAAACATATCGTTTAATTTATCGGAAATTGCTGGACTTAAATTAACATCATAGTTATATATGTGATTAGTGATGTTAATTCTATTGTTTGATAAAACAATAAACATCCCTAATGGGTCGTTTTTAATATATCTTTTATGGGATAATGGAGCAATTAAAAATTTAGAATCCGGGTGAGATATTAAACGCCGACAAATCGCAGAAGATTTTATCTCATTCTTATCAACAGACGACATTTTAATTCGGGTAATCCCCCTAAATTTCAAGTAAATTTTTAATCTCGTTTTTCTAAAAAAATGCCTCATAGTTTATCGTGTTTTAACTCGACAAAGGTAAACATATTTTTTTGAATACACCAAACTTTTTAAATTAAAATTTTTGTCACATATTCACATCCCCAACCTTTATAATGTTTAATTTCTCCTTTTCCCACTTTTTGTAATGCACTATCATTAAGGTTGTTTTCATTACAAAATTTTCGTAATGATTGAACCGTGTATTTATTACCGTTTGGTGATGTTAATAGATACATTCGTTTTTCCACGGTCTCTTTTTTACTTCGATTTAATATAATTAATCCTTTTTGAATAACTCTATTTATTTTTTTCCGACTTGAATGTATAGTATTTACGCTAATATTATTATCTCTAGCATATTGATTTAAATTTTTAACTACAGTACAATTTAAATTTTCATCATAAATTGCGAACTCGTCCCTGTCATCGGTTTCCTCAATTTTTTTATTTAATTTAATTACTTCGTTATTTATCTTTTTTTCAGTTTTATTAACACCATTAAACAAGACCTCTAAAAAATCAGACCAAATTTCACTTGAAGTTTCATTTCTTCCGATATTAGCAGCATAACAGGATAATACAACATTTTCTTTTGTATAACCTTTTAACCCATCTATTCTATCTAAAGATGGTTTTTGAGGGTGTTTTTTAATAGTTGAAGGGATTAAAGGGATTTTAAACCAATAACATTTACCCTCTTGTTTGTTATATATCTCTAAAATATCTTCAACAGTTAAATTATTTTCATAATTTCTTTTTTTGGTTGAGGATAGGAGATAATTTGCCCATAGTCTAACTTTTCTTTCGTGATAGTTTAATCTCTCTTTTTCTTTGTTTTTCGGGTCTTTTCGATATTTTTTTTTATTATTTCTACCAATCTCATTATGATGGTATTTACACAATGAAGAATTTTGTGATTGATGAAATTCACCGATAGGGATAAAATTATCACATTTTTTACAATATTTTGTTTCCATATATATAAATATATGGTTTTTGGGTAAAGTGTCTAAGTATGTAATTTTTTACGGAAAAAAAAGAGTATTATTACTCTTTTTTCCATTTACCCCCCTTAGAATTGTATCGTTTGACGGCAGCACCATTACAATAAGCGCTAGGACAAACGTCATATCGTTGCCTCGCCCAATCTAAAGATTGTTTCCATAATTTTTTATTGGTTGCAACATTTTTTTTTTACCTTCGTTTACCTCCTCATAATCGATATATTCTTTTTTGGTTTCATTCATTAAAAAATCAAATACTTGGTCCATATTATTTTTGGCTTCAGTTACATGGTCATCCGCCCAATCATGCCCCCCTTCATTAATAATTTCATCGATTTGTTGAGGGTCCATTTCTAATAAGACTTCACATTGTCTTTTAATTTGTTGAAGATTACTAAAAAACATATAATCAGCAACTTCTTGTTCTTTAAGAACTTTCTTTACGATTCTATTTAAATCGGATTCCGTTAGTTTAACTATTTTATTCATTACTTGTGATTTACAATATTAAAGGTTAATTGTTTTTTATAGGTGTCTTTTTCACCTGATGTATTTACTTGAATATCAACATAATATTGATTTGGTATTTTATCTCTCATGTCAAACATAAAATAATATTCATTCGGTGTTCTATTAATTGGGGTCCAATCTTGAACTAAAACTTCAGTCGTCCCTTCTTTTACATATACTCGATAATATGAAGAAACATCTAATAACATTTGTTGAGCGGTATACGCCTTTTTAATGGTTACCCCAACTTTCCTGATGTCGGTATTAAGGATATTTTCATTTTGTAATATACCATAAAAATTAAATCCATATTTTTGAGGCTCCTTAGATGTTGACCCAATTTGTATTCCTGAAGTATATTCTTGGAGAATAAATTGATTTTCTACATTTGGTATTCCTTGTCCATTTATTGAAAGGTTTGACCATACATCGTAAAAAACACATGGGGCGGCACATCCTGAAAATACATTAGGAATAGTGACTTCATATATTCCTTTTGTAATTAGACAAGAAGTTAATCCGGTCGCACCTGACCAAAGTGAATTATCTCGAGTATAAACGTTTACAATAGGGTTTCTATCTAAATTTACAAAATTCCCATTTTGGTAGATATATAGATAAAGTTTATTAACTTGGTTTTTTAGAAATTGATTTCTATCGTCTTGAATTAAATCATTATATGTTGTTTGTAGGAATGGTTGGTAAAACGTCTGGGTTTGTCTTGAAAAGAATGCAACACTATAACTATCGGTAAGACCTGAAATATTCTCAATTTGAGGGAGATACGCCAATCCCCACCCGGTAACTCCTGTGATACTTCCATTTAACACTCCATTAATTTCGGCGGACATATCCATATATAAGTCTTCATTACCTAATTCAAAATGTTGTCGACTAACAATAGTTAATCCCGAATAATTAACAACCCCTTGATTAGTGTTGTCATATATTCCCGGTTGAGACCAATTATCTATTGTGGTTGTTTGAAACCAGTTAGATGGTCTTGACGAATATGCACGACTATCAACATAGGTAAGTGGGGTTGAAGAACCATTTGAGGTTCCTTTACTAACATTAAAATCACTATAATCAAATCCAACACCTTCATCCCATAGTTGAGGTCCTCCGGTAGTTCCGGAAATCTCAGGGATTCTAAATAGGATTAAATCAAATGAGGTTGCCCTTCTTCTTTCGTTTGACATGAAAGTATTTAATAATTCGTTATCAAATGAAGAGGTATTAGTCATGTTTAATGTATGTGTCATTCCGGTAGTACAACCTGTTGAGATTACACCCGATTGAATGTTTTGACGTAGTAAAGATAAATCTAAATCGAAGATGAATCTCGTATACCCAAAGTTTGGAACAATTAAATCAGAAGCACCAAAATTTAACTCAATAACAGGGTTCCTTCCTGTATTAACATAAGAGTTTGAAATAATGGTATTGTTTTTATCTATATAAGACCTTAAAATTGACATCTATCTTTTTAATTATAAATATCAATTAAGTCGAATATTTTCATTAAGTATTTTAGTATAGGCATTTTGCATTTCAGTAAGTATGTTTGCAACGTTAGAACCATCTTGAGTGACATTAACAGGGGGTAATCCTGGATAAGCGTGTGTGTGACTAACCAAGAATCTAACAATTAAACTGATTAATTCTAAAAGTTCTTCACCTCTAACCATACTTGAAGTATTAGGTTCAATGTCATCTGCGAATTTTTTAGTATCAATTCCATATAATGTATTATCAAAATTTATTTTTGATTTACCCGGTATTTGAGATAGATGAGACAACAAATATAATTTATCCGCACCAATAGCGCCATATGTTGACTCTGTACTAATATAAGTATCTTGTGGGACAACTACTTTAACAGGAACTAAAGGAGTACGTAAAGTCACTTTACCTTTAACATAAATAAATCCATAACCTCCTGGGTCTGCAGAGTTTAATTTAACCTCTTTATATATTTGAGAAATATTAATTGATTCAATGCTAGATGAGGTTGAATTAATTAATGAATACATTGAATTTGATGGTCTAAAAAATATTGGGAAATTGGTGTCTTGAGCATTAGATGAAAAAGTTACAACTCCCCCAATTGAAGGACTTTTATCATTACATTTTTTAATAAATGCGTTAATGAATTTAATTGTGTCCGATTTAGTTAATAATGAAAAATCTTGTGTTGTTATTAATTGTTTTAGATTTTCATTAATAGGACTACCAACTGTTAAATTTTTTGTATTAACAGAAATATCTGATTTTAATTGATATAAATAAACGGAACCTCCAAACTTATCTTGACTATTTTCAGGATTATTAACAACCCATTCTATTAGATATTTGGTTAAAAGAACATTTTCTTTAAGTTCAAAATAAGTTTTTGGTGCCAAACTTTGTTTAACACTATTAAATTTGGTAAGTTGGAAAAATCCTCTTTGAGAATTACCGACAGGTACTACATTCGGTTGTAATGTTTCACCTTTAAATTTTCCCGCCCTTAATAAAACCTCATCTTGTTTTATAACAATATCGGCACTACCACGTCCTAATAAAGCGTTATCACCTGGTTGAGGAAATACCCCCTCATGAATACCATTATCGGTGTAAGTCCCATTTTGATTTTTTAGTGGTCTTGGGTTCTCAATCTGAAAACCGGTCCCAGTGAATTTATTTGCACCAAAATTAAATTCTTTAAATGTGGATGTCGGACTTGAGAAATTATTCTGAACGTAATATTGATTTTGATATTTAAAATCAACATTTAAAAACATTACTTGAATTAACTCGTCAACCTTTGGAACTTGATAAACAAAATAAGGTAATAATGAATTAAACACTAACGGGTCCCTTGAAGTCCATGGGTCTTTTTCAGGATTCCATTTAGGACTATCAATACTCTTAAGAATATCTTCGTAATTGTCCGTAACTATTCTAGCCCTTACTCTCCCAAGCATTAGAGGGTCTTGATTATCTAAGACAATACATTGATAAAATATAGGTTTACTCATTATTTAGTTCTTTCTTGATAAACTTTTAAAGTGTTATTATATAACTCCTCGACTTTATCTAAATAAAGTGTTGAGTTTATTATACTTTGTTTAGTACCTTCAAAATCTGAAGATAGTAAATCCATGAACTCAACTAATTTTTGGTTAGGTAAGTTTTTGAGATTAGATTGCTCCTTAATTATATTTTCAAATTCTTCTTTTTTCATATTATACTGGTTTTCCGACACCTGTGGCGGGACTTGTAATGGCGACTTGCACCCATTCATTTTCTGCTCTTTCCGTATCAACACCTTTATTCGCCATTAAATTATATAATAACATTAAATTCGGGGAACCGTCAGGTAATGTACCTGTTGGTATTCCTATCCCTTGTAGTAATTCAATAGTATTAATCGAAGCTCTTTCAGGTGAAAATCCCGGTAAAAATTGAGCCATGTATAATAATGGTAGGGGTATAGCATTCCTACTAATTAATTGTTTAGGACCTAATCCGTTAATTGTGTTAAGTAATAATAAAATGTTACTCATTAATGACTTACATTTTCGATAGTCATTGATTAGTTGTGATACAATTAATGCCAACTGAACTAATTTTAAAATAATTGCGTATTTTTTTAATCTTTGAGATTTTGTCACATCCTTTAAAATTAATACGACTAAATTTAAAATATCTTTTTTTAATTCTTGAAATAACACTTTTAAGAATTCGCTATTAATTAAAGATATAACTTCGATTGAGAATTTTTTATATTTCTTTAAAAAATCAGCACCATCTGCAACAATATTACTCCCTTGTGTTGTATTACTATTACCTGATTGAATAACTTGATTTACTGAAGTTACCTGTTGGTTATAAGTATAGGTCGCCCCTGATTGAACAACTGAGAGTAAAGTATAAAGTGGTAATAAGACTTTGGGAGATAAAACTCCAGATGCAACCGCCAAAGGTATTTTTTTAATTATATTTTTATCAATTGCAACACTAGCATTAAAATTAGATGGAATCATCAGAGACCACTGAGGGTTTTGTGAAATTGAATTAACAATTGTATTAATAGTGTTAACTTGTTGTTCAGTTGTTTGATTATCAACATTATCTCGAAAATCAACAAGCTGAGAAACCAATGATTCTGTATCAACAGGTAATTTAACGTTATCACAATCAACAAATTCCATTACCCCGTTTTGAATATTTGAAATTTCAATTTCTATATTTCTTAAATCAATCTCCGTTAATTCAAAAAAACTATCATCAACCCCATCTAATTCCGCAATTTTAGCGGTACCACTAACATCAATTTCTTGCCTTGAATCAAAACAAAGTCCTAAAATTCGTTGAGCGATTAGCATAAATTTTGATTGATTAGTTATTTCCCCACTACCAATTTGAGAATTTATACTGATTGCGCCTGAAACAATATTAACTAATTGCATTCCAACATCAACTGGGTCAATTAATTTAATAGTACTATAATAATCCGATAAAAATTCACCAACATTATTTATATTATTTTCTCGATTAAGTAACAATACTCTATAATAATCTCCGGTTACTTGAAAGCTATTTTGTTTAGTGTATTGGAAATCAAATAAATTTTGACCGGATTTACCTAAGTAATTTTTACCGTTAATTTGTGAAAATGATTTACCTAAATTTTGAGTCTCGGTAAGTTGATACATTTGTTTGTTCATTGGAAATGACTTTGTCCCACCATACGGTTTAAATATCGTACTAGCGGACGGAACCGGTTTTTCATAAAACATTTTACCAAATTTAGTGTCTGGTGAATTTTTTAAATTAGAAAAGAAATCAATCGATTGTATAGGAATGTAAATACCTTCAGATTGAGGTAATGTGGATAATGGACTTATTTGAAGTCCGTTAAGATTAAAACCTGTATAGGTTTGTTCCTGAGAACACCCCAAAGCCTTAATTGTTTGTTCTTTAACTATTGCTGCAATTGTTGGTTCAATTTTAACCGCAACTTCGAGTACTTTTTTTTTAAGGTATCCTAATGACTCAGACCCATTTCCTTTAGTTGTCCCTAAAAAATTTAATAATTTGTCAGTTGAATTTAGAGGGTCTTTTAAATACCTTTTTTGTAAGTCTTTAATTTTATTAAGTTGTGTCGATATTTCTGCGGTAGATTTAGATAATGAATTACCCGCATTTTTAATTAAAGACTTTTCCGATTGAGACACATCATTAAATGTCTTAATTGCGTTAAGTCTACTTTGAATTTTTTGTTCAGAATTTACTAAATCAGGTATTGCCATAATATCTTATTTCATTTTATATGTTTCCAAATCATCAGAAACATCCTTTTCAATAAGATTCTGTATTAAATCATCGTCTAAGTCAGCCATTGAAAATGACTCAGTATTATTACTAGATTTTTCCCAAATACTTGACTGTAGTTTAGAAAGACTAATTTTTTTCTCGACGCAATCATTAACAATTTTTTGTTGTTTTTCAATTACCGGACCAATAGTAATCATATCGGAAGGGTCCTTCAACATTGCCAACATTTTGTTTTGAATTCTAATCGCGGTTTGTCTTTGCTCAACAAGTTCATTGTAGATTTCTTGCATAAGAGATAATATAGAGTCTTTTGAAAAATTAATTTCTTTTCTTGTAGGTCTTGCCATATTAATAAATACTTCCCATTTAGTTTTTCATTTTTACCTGAATAATTAGGTAAAGTTTTTTAAATCGTTTAATTGAACTACGAATTTCTTTAGTACTCAAGTTAGTCATTTCTCTTAACGAAAGAAGTATAACATTTTTATTAAATTTGTTATTATCCGCCCCTGAAAAAATCTGTTCATAATTATCAAATAAATCAATAAGAGCGTAACCTAATTTTTTTTCATTATCGTTTAATGATTCTTTCTCAATGAAGTCTTTTAATTCCTTAAGATACTCATTGATGATGGCATGACTTTCAACAATATCATCATCAATTCTATAAATCATATCCGGTCTTTCTTCAATACTGGTGGAAATGTCTTCATAAGATACTCTCCTATTAGTTTCTTTTTGGTCTTTAATTATTTGACCCATTAAATAATTTTTACAAATGGTACCAAAATACGAATACGCTTTTTTCTCTTTTGATGGTTTGAATTTATCAACTTTTGTCATCAAAAATGAGTGAGTGTCCGTATGAATTTCAGTAAAATTCATATCTTTACGATATAATTTGTATCGTCTAATAATAGAAGATATCATTTTATCTAAAGGCCCTCTTAAAAATTCATTATAAATTTTATTTTTTTCCTCAAAGGTTTCCGCAATTAAAAAATTCCTTACGGCTAATTCTTCTCTTACATCAAAATAGTTTAAATTAACGGTTTTCCTACCTCTTTTTTTCGATAAAACATCTTCTGTTGACGCAGATAGAGTTTCTTGCATTTACTCATTTAATGGTTCATACTTTATGGCTCTATCCTCAACGAAAAAGTATTCTCGTTTTGCCGTTTGAATCCAAAATTTTACCTCATCTTCAGTCATTACTGATTCACCAAACTTATAGTTCCAAAAAATAGAACCTTCTCTCATATTAATATGTTTGTATCCAAGCTTTGGGATGGTCATAATTGAAACTGAATTATAAGTTAACCTTAATAAAAATTCATAGATAAATGTTAATTTAATTGACGATTTAAATCCTCCAAAATCTTCAATAATTTCTTTTTTAAAAACTGACCCGGCAGTTTGGAAATTTTGATAATTCTGCAATGTTTCATTTGTCAAAAATCCCATCTCTTGTGTAAAATTTGCCGCAAAAGTAGCCTCATTGGTGAATCCTGCGAACACTCCTTTATCGTCAGTCTCAACAACTACCGGTAAAAACATTTGTATTTCGGGGTAAGATTCTGTATATTTTTTAACATTTTTAAACCAAATTGAAGAATATTCATCATCAAACTCAAATAATGAAATCCACTCACCTTTAGCGTTTTTAATACCATGGTTAACTTGGTCCATATAACTCGGGTCTTTATCCCAAACTAATTTATTAATCTTTAATTCTCCAAAGTCGTATCCGCTAATGAAAGACACTAATGATTCTTCAGGAGTATGTACTATTACTAATTCTTCAATACTGACTTGTTGATTTTTAATAGACTCAATTGCCTTATTAAAATAGTCTTCAAAGTCTTTTACTTTTGAAGATTTGATTGGTAATATAATTGAAAGTGATAATTTGTTTTCCATATTATTCTTCTGTTTTAGTGATTTGTTGTTCGAACGCATCCGCTCTCGTATTTAGGTAATTTTCAAATAATGAAACTACTGATGATTCAAATTTTTGTTTGTCCGAAAACTGTTCTGATGTTTTTTTCATTTCATCATAAAGTTCAGGTTTAATATTATCCTCTAACCAATTTTGAATAAAATCTGAAATAACATCAGCAAGTAATGTATGGTCTGTTATCCAAATACCGTTATCTTCATTCATCCAAGTCGGAGGTAAGTCGGGAACTTTACCTATCACAGGAACATTTGATTTCATAGATTCTAATGGAAATGTACCAAATCCACTTTCATTATCTACCCAAACACTAACAAAACAATCTTTAAGAGAATTAGCAAATTCTACTTCAGATAAACCTCTTAAATCTCTAAAGGTAAACCAACGATACTGAGGAAACCTCAAATAAAATGTTTTAATTAGATTGACTGCATCACTTTGGTCTTTAGTATGAATACCAATGATTGGCATTGCGGGTAATAATTTAGGTGTAAAAACTTCACTAATATAAGGTTCAAGAATATCAAAAGAACAACTTCTCATAACTTTCTCAATATATTCTTTTTGTTTATTATTAGTTGTGATACATTTCATAAACCCAAATTGAGACCAAGTTTGACCTGGTTGTAACGTTTCTAACATATATGAGTATGATTGAGTCAACACAATTTTAGCACATGGTAATTGTTTAACTTGGTCCATTATGTAACCAAATACTTCTGGAATAATCAAAAAATCTTCAGGAGATATCTCCAAATTTTGACCTTCAATTGCCTTGTGAGGTAACTCCATATAAGATTCGTCTAACCATGCAACAACTCCGGCATAATCTACCTTTTCATGAAGTATGATTGGGTTGAACCCATTGTCTTTTAATGTTTTGCCCATTTGATACATAAAACGAACAGATGCTCTTGCATTACCTTTAGTGTCTTGAACTAATAGATAAATTCTTGATTGTTTGTCTCTTAATGTTTGGATGGATTGTTTTACTTTTTCTTCTAACGAATTTTCCATATTTTAATAGTGATTTATAAGTTTTTTGTTTAATAGGCTATTGAAGGCAATTCTAAATGGTATACTGGTATTTGATGTTTGTTTCATACCTAATGTTTCGTCAAGCTCATCATGCTCTGATAATACCGTGTCTAACATCATTTTTACTAAGTCAAACTTAACAATATTTATTTTCACTTCGGATGTGTCTCCTGACAGTGTCTCATTATCATTGGAGATTCCAATGTATTCTTCAACTAAGTCTAAGTCAATATAATAAACTTCTCCTAATACATTAATCATAAATTTTTTCGATTTTAGATTTGAGCTCTTTAATACTTGATATTGAGTGCTCGATGTTAATTTCTGAGTTATAAATGGTGTTAAACTTTATTATCGTTTTACCCTCAGGATAGTCTAATAATAGTTTAGGATTTGCGGTAAGTAAAACGTCTATTGAATCCCACATCAAATTTATTGTTGATTCGCTATAAAATTTTATAGTTTCGACTAAACAACCAAATTTTGAAATAAAAAATAATGAAGCTGGTTTTGATTTACCCATTTCATCGGAAACAATTAAAACATCATGATTATCCCTAATGTCCAAATAAAATTCGTTAAAGTCGGACATACTCGATATTTCAACAGACCCCGAATGACCGAAAATCTCCATTGTATGTTCTTTATAAAGAAAATCATATAATTCGTCCTCATTTTTAAATTTAAGGTGAGTCATGATATTCAAAGTTGTCAAATCAGAGATTACTTGATATTCAAATCCCTCTTCACCTTCTTCTTTAAATGGATTTTCAATATACCATTTTTCGTACTCTTGTTGTATTTTTTTAAGGGTATCTCTCAACACCCCATTTAACTCTATCCCAATTCTCATGGTTCGTATCTTTTTAATATTTTAGAAATTAATGGATTTCTCACAATATCCTCAGAACTAAATTCAAATGTCCCAACATCTTCTAAATCTTGAAACTTTTTAAGAGCATCCCATAACCCGGTTTGTGTTCTATCTTTATGTCTATCAAATTGTTCCAAATCCCCTGAAATAAAGAATTTTGAATTAAATCCAATTCTTGTTAAAAGAAGTTTCATTTGACTTGGGGTGGAATTTTGGGCTTCTTCAAAAATTAATATTGAATTGTCGATATTCATTCCTCTCATGTAAGCCAATGCAAATACTTCAATCGCTTCAATTTCTTTTAATTTTTCCCTTGTCTCTTTACCTATAATTTTATTTAAAAGATAATAAGATGGAAAAATATAAGGGTCTAATTTTTCTTCTACTCCACCTGGTAAACTACCAAGTTTTTCTTCTGCTTCAACGGCTGGCCTAACAATTATTATTTTTTCATAAAAATTTGTTTCATCTAACAATAAATCAACAGCTGCTTTCATTGCGATATAACTTTTACCTACACCTGCGGGTCCGGAACAAATTGTTATCTGATTGTTGTTAAGAATATCGTAATATTTTCTTTGACCCTCTGATAAAAATTTTTCTTTAGTTTTCTTTTTAACCAACGAACAAATTAATTGTTTTTTAGTTTTTTTATCAACTTTGTCACCTGTAACATCAGATGTTGGTTTTGGTTTAATTCCTTTTGTAGGTTTTTGCATTTTTAGTTTTTATTTGATTTATAGTAGTATAGTATTATAAACTTATTCTTATCACATATCTCTCTAATAAGTTCTTGGTCGGTTCTTTCTGTTATAAATTTCATTATAATTTGATTTTATATCCTTCAGGCGTCGTACCTGATTTATAAAATTTAAGTCTATTATTATAAAATAAACATAACTCATGGAATTGAATACCAAGTTTATTGTCATCAATCACATTAATATAATACCCCTCCTTAAGTAAATCAAGACAAAGATTCCATTGTTGTGAATTCATTAAATTTTCAGTCCCTTTTTTAAACCCAATATATTCAACAACAAAAGGGGTTTCTTTATTCGGATTTTGAGATATGTAATGTTCTTTTAAGAATTTTAAATGATTTTCATTACTATTTTTAATCGATGATATTAATGTATCATCGATTTCATATTTTTTTATAAATTCAGTTAGTGTTTTAGAATCTCTTGGGAGATTAAGTCCTCCATATCCGAACCCATATTTAAGTGATTTTGAACCAATCCTCGAATCTCCCCCAATAGCATTTAATATCACACCACATTCTTCTTTTAATCCGGATTTAATAAATAAATCACCTAACATATTAACGAAACTAATTTTCATAGACAAATATGCATTTATTGATAATTTAGAAATCTCTGCCGCTTTAGAAGACATTGTATGAACATTAAGTCCGTTTGGTTGAATTTTACTAAACAAATAAATTAAATGATTCGAGAGTTCTTGGTGTTCAGTCCCAATTATTATAATGTCAGAACTATAATACCCGTTAATTATATTACCTTCAGATGACATTGTTGGGCAATACCCAACTTCTATATTGAACATATGTAATTTTTCTTGAATCTGTTCTGTTTCACCAGGATTCATTGTTGACCCAATTATGAATTTTTTATTATGAATCGGTATATCTAATTGTGACGCTGTGAAAAAATGATTTGACACCTCAAAAACTTTTGTAGTATCATTTCCACCATCAATGGTTGGTATTGTGTCGACGAATGTAAATATAAAATCACATCTCTCTATTAATTCAATAACATTTGTAGTTCCGGAAAACTCATATGAGTCGAATAACATTTTTTGAATTAATGGTTCGGTTGTGTTGTATATTTCTTGATTCAGATTCGAAATAACGTCTTCATTTTCATCATAAATCGTGACATCGTATCCAGCTTTTTCACATATTAATGAAAAGGCAACTCCTAACGTGTTTGCCCCAATAACTCCAATTTTCATATTATAATATATTTTTGTTTTATTTATTTAGTAACATTTGATGAGTAATACTTTTCTTTATTTATTATAACCCCACCACGGTTTTGTGTGTAACTCTATTCTCATTTTTTTTTAATTAATAATTTGAATTTTATCTTTTAAATGATTAAAATGTTTAATTATGAATGGTAATAAATTATTGTGGTAATCTGACATTAATTTTTTTATATTATCTTCATCTTCATTTCTTGTACTGCTTTCATAGTGATACGCAACTATATTTCCGTCATACACATTAGAGTAGCCTAACAAGTTAGTTTTTAAATTTAATTCAACATCTTCAAAACAATTGATGTAATTTTCGTTAAAATATCCGGATTGTTCAAATACTATCTTTTTTATCATTAATAACGCTCCGGTACTTCCGAGAATAGTTTTCTTACTAATCGAATCACCATAGTAACTACCTAAATTATTATGGGTGACACCTAAAATATTATTACCATTAATTAACATTGTAATACCTCCATGTTGTATTGTATTATCTTTAAAGTGAAGTCTAGCACCTACGGTCCCAACTTTTTTATTTTCTTTGAAGATTTTTAACATTCCGTAAATCGCATTATTACAAACCTTAATATCATTATTACAAAATAAAATGAACTCATGAGAGTCAGTTAAATGATTTTTAACGACATCATTATTTATTTTCGCAAAATTGTAATAATCATATTCAATTAACTTTATGTTTTGTTTAAATGAAATAAAATTTTTAATTTCATTTTTTTCTTCTTCTGATGAACCAGTGTCTGATATGAATATTTCAAATAAATTTTCGTTACAATGTTCGTAAAATGATTCGATACAAGGTAATAATAAATCTAATTTACTTTTGGTCGGAATAATAATGGCAACTTTACCAATATTTTTAATTGGTTTTTCTTTAATTTCGGGGACATATATTTTTTCAGGTTTCAAATCTAAGGGTAATTTTTTTCCCCACTTTAAAATAAATTTATCTTTTGATTCAAAAAATTCTTGATTCGGTTGTCCTACGGATTCATGAGTAATTTCAAATGATGAGGTTACACCAATTTTAACACCGTCTAAATAATTTGGTATACAAAATAAATGGTCATAAAAGTGAAATTTACCAATTGTTTCATCAAATTGGTTCTTAACTTTTAATTTATTAAACGATATAAATAATCCATCAATAGTTACGACAGGGATTAAATACGGTAATTTTGATGAATAAGTATTTAACCATTTTTTCCGACCTTCAGGGTGATGATAAACTTGACCAACCATTGTCTGACGCATTTTTTCCCAATAAATTCCGGATTCCGGAAAATAACAAGAACCAGCTTTACCTATAATCCCATAATCAGGATTTTTATCAAAATCATTAAGTAATTTTTTACCCCAACCATTTTCAAGTTTTATATCGTTATGACAACATACAATGATGTCGTTTTCTGATTCGGATATACCTCTATTGTATAATTCAGATAAACTATATTGATTGTGATTAATGTATTCTAATATTTGAATATCTTTTAGCCCGGAACTTTGTAACAAATGTTGTCTAAATTTGTTATTATAAATTTCGTCTTTATGTGTTGAGTAAATTATTGTTATCATATAAAAAGTTCATTGCTGTTAAGTCTTCAATTTCATTGAAATTATTGTCGTTAAAATCGGAAATGTCTCTATGTGTTCCATTGTCGGCCCTACCCCTATTTAATTTCTCGATAAACTCATCTTTTGTTTTACAAAAATAATGATTTATTTGTGCGACATCTATAGGTCCATTATAATTAAATGGTGAATTGTCAATTCTTTTATAATTGGTATCAACACATTTACCACTATGGTTATGTACCGACATATATCCAGCATTTTTTAAATTAATTATTGATTTAATGTGGTGATTTGGTGAATTTTGTCTCATTGTAAAACGATTAATCATTCCGTAGTCGTCACTTTTAGTTAAATTATTGTCACCGAACAAAACCCAATTAACCCCAATAGAATCATTGTCTTTGTAGTCCTCAATAAATTCGTGAATTGTTTTATGTTTTTTTAATACCAAAAACTCATCAACATCTAAAAACGCTGCCCAATCATAACTGTTTTTATGTTTTGAAATAAACTCATTATAGACGGGAATTTGTTGTTTAACTCCCACAACAGGGTATTTAGTGACTTTATGATTTTCAATTTTTGAGTCCCAATCATTTTCGTAAATAAAAATATTATCAAACCCTAATTTTAAATGATAATTAATCCATTCCTGAATATAATTATCCTCATTTTTCGCAATACAAACTAACGATATTTTCATAAATTACATTTTTTAGTTGCCAAATTGGTATATCCATTATAAAAAATATTTTTATGGACTTCATATCCCCTTGTATTTAAAAAATTAATAAAAGATTCGTCATCTATGTGAGAAAATTCGTAGTAAATTTGTTTTATAGAAACTTTATTAAAATCAATACTTGATATTATTTTGTCGTCCATACCTTCAACATCAACAAATAAAATATCCAAATCAACCACATTATATTTTTCAAATAACTCATTCAATGTTATTGATTCGTAAACAACCTCTGATATTGGAACACCTAAACCATGATTTTCAATGTTTTCTTTTTTTAAACTGCTTAAATGTTTATGAATACAAGTATAAAAAATTTCAGATTTTTTACTTTCGTCTAAATTTATAATTTTATTTTCAATATTAAAATTATAATCTTGATATATATTTTTAATACTACTATTAAAAATTTCTTGAGGTTCAACTAAAACCAAAAGTTCAATGTCCGATGGTTTATACGACATAACTATTTTTGTTAAATCATCCTGGCCATCATTTGTTCCTAACTGTATTATTTTCATGATTGTTTTAAATTAAACCTGTTGACCCAAATCCGTTATTTCCTCGTTCCCCTTCAGTTATTGAATCAACTTGAATTAAGTTGACATATTTTCCATTAACCACTGGACATAAAACTGCTTGAGCGATTTTTGTCCCTTTAGGGATTGATTTTGTTATATTATTTGTGTTGAAGACGATTACTTTAATTTCTCCATTATAACCACAATTGTGTATTAGATGTTTATTACAAAAAAAATTATGATTGTTTTTTACTGTTATATCATAAGTTTGTTTTTCCGTTTTGGTGATTTTTTTAATTTTACTTGTTTTCATATATGAATTTTTTTAAATCGTCGACTGAATAAAATAGTTTATAGTTTGGGTATTGTTTTAATGTATATTTTTGTTTAATTAAAACTTCTTCGGTTTCCCATCCCTTCATTTCAATAATAAATTTATTACCATTTTCTAATTCAACATAGAAATCAGGAATATAGTATCTATTCATATTATTATAATAATATTTGATTCTTATTCCGTGTTTATTTGTCCATGTTTTAACATAATCTATAGAGTCCAAAAACTTCATAGAATCTAACTCGTATGATGATGAATAATAAAAAGTTTCTTGTTTATTTGATGTGTATGTTCCTGTTTTATATCTATTACTGTCATTAGAGAACTTACCTGAACTATATAATTTTGATATTATCTCCGACATTTTTTCTTTAAAATCGTCACTTTTTTGACATCTCCCATCATTTAATCTCTCTTTAATTGTTTGTATAGTTCTTTTTCGATAATCATCATCTTCCCATCTTTCTTTTGAACTTTTTGATATTTTTTTAATTCTTTCTTCAGATTTAACCCATTCTTTAAACCTTTCACTTTTAGACCACGATGTAAAACCGGAGTAAATTTCAGGAGTTTCCTTGTGTTTTTTTTTCACAATTTCACTCATTTTTTCAATAAATTCTGGTTTATTATGTGAAATTTTTCTTGAAATTTTCATCTTTTCTTTAAACTCAGGTTCCGACCATTTTGACTTCATATTATTTGAATTCATTTTAAAAAATTCAACTGACTTAACATTAGATTTAGGAAACCTTTCTTTATATTCTTTTGAGGTTATTTTGTGTTCGTACTTTAAGTGTTCCACTATTGAGTATTCTTTCTCAACCCCGCATATTTGACATTTTACCGACATACTCTATATCTATCTTTATTGATAGATAGTATACTGGTGATTAAAAGATTATAATTTCATCATTTTCTTTTAAATTTTTGGCTAAAATAATTCCGTTAGTCGTATATACCTCGGAATTTGGTGTGACTTCTAGCACACCTAATTCCGTTTCAATAATAAGAACTTCTTGAGTTTCTGTATCAAATATGTTGGATACGACATCTTTTTCAATCTCAAAAGTTTTTTCATTAACTGAAAAAACAACATCGTTTATTTTTAATTCCGATAATAATTTCTCACCATCAACTGTAAGTATTTTCATATCCTCAGAGAAACAATCTACAGTTCCGGGAGTATTTAATACTGTTAAACCTTGATTAATCGCTAAACCGCTTTTTGGTCTTACTTGTATTTCAAATTCATCAGGGATTGATAATTTAATACCTGTTGGGACTAATCCCCGACCAAATGGAGGTAGAATAACTTCTTCCGTCGAAAATAGGTCAAATCCTGAATCACTTGGGTAAGCGTATTCAGGAAACTTCGCATCCTCATTTAATAATTCCACTTTTAAATTTTTAGTCTTAATTGCTTTTAACGCGTCTTCGTTCATCTCCTCATACGTCATACCAATCAATTCTTCCAACTCTTTTTGGTATTCGTCGTCTTCGTCAATCTCAACACCTGATTCTTCCTGTATTTTTTTAAAATGATTTTGAATATCATTTAATATTTCAGGGTCAAACCCTAAACCATCTAAACCATCAAATCCTCCCATTATTTTAATTCTTTTAATTTTTTAATTACTTCCACTAGTACCTCAACATCTTTTTCGCAGTATTCTACAATACCTTTAATGTCTTTTTTAATCCAAAAGGCTTCATGAACTTTATTTCCTGTTACTTCCATATTTTTAGACGATTCAACACCTAAACACACACACATTAACTCTAATGAGGCAATTGACCCATAACCACCATATTGCCACACTTCTTTAGTATCAAGAGCTTTAATTTCCCAAGGTTTAGTATCGTGACCTGGTAAAATTTTTGGAGGTAGTAACCCATTCATTATCATTCTTTTAGCAAGAACAGGAATATCAAAACCTTTAACATTATGTCCGCAAAGAAAAAACCCTAATTCACCGGTACGATAAAGCATTTTTTGAACATCTATTAGTAATTCTTTTTCATCAAGATTACTAAATGACTGCATTTTTGTTTCACCATCAGGCCCAATAAAGGCAACACTAACACAAGCAATTCTTAAGAATTCAGGGACTAGTGCTGCCCGATTAACAAACATTTTTCCCGGACCTTCATCGGCATCTTCGGGGAACCTTTTTTGAAACCAATCAAAATATTTTTCAAACTGAAAGGAAAGTTCCGGTCTATTCGTACATAACGATTCCCAAGTGGGTTCAATCCCAACGGTTTCAATATCTAAAAATAAAATCTTATTTAATGGAATGTTTATCATATTATTTAATAATGCTTAAGTAAAAATCTCTTCTATCTTTTGTTACTATATTCAAATCGTATCTGTCTTTAACGGTTTCATATAATCTTTCCCCCATATCTTTAACTAAATTAGGGTTCTTCATCAGTTTTTCAATACATTTTGCCCAATCAGAATGGTTTCTAACCTCATCAACTAACATCGCATTTCCATCAACAAATTCCCCATTTTTTAAACAATGTTTCAAATCAAGAGTGTATGGTCCAATGTTAGACGCGATTAACGCCTTTTTATAGAATCCCGCCTCAATAACTTTTAATTGAGATTTCATTCTATTAAACATATGATTCTTAATTGGAGACAAAGATACATCAAATTTTGAATAATTCTTAGCATAAGATGTAACTGGTTTAGTCCAAACTCTTAAGTATGATTCAGTCATTTCATCCGGAAACGAATTAGTATTATAATTTACTAAATGTTTTTTGTATTCTTCAGAAATATTTCCGTAATTCTGTGTAAAAATCTTTTCATATTGAGCCCAAACTGTTTCTTCCGGTCTAATATCTCTTTTTACGTGCTCCCCTGTTTGAGAATTGATTTCTGTGACAGTTCCCCTAACATCAAATCCACAAAGAACATATTGTAATTTATCTTTGTGTTGTGCTAATTTACCAAATGATGGATTTAAAATATCTAAATCATGTAAGTGAGATGAACCGCCTAACCAACCAATTCTCAATCTATCTGACTCTAATGTTGGTTCTTTAAATTGTGGTTCATTTGGATTTATCGCGTTGGGGATTACAAAAACATTTTTATTTATTTTTTTAATTTCATCCGCAAATAAAGTTGTTGTTGTTGTAACGTATTTTGAAACCTTAAGATTCTCGACAATTTTTTCATTTATTTTATTAAATTTAATAATATCGTGAATTGGGTGTTCTTTACCCGGCATCCAATAATCGTCAATATCACAAACAGTAACAATACCCATGGAGTTTAAAATTCTGATAAGGGCGTTTGCTCTTTCAAAATCTGCTCCAATACTCCTATGGTATGAAACTATTTGATATTGTTTCCAAAAGTTCATATCATCGTATGGTGGGTCATAGACGATATCGATATGAAATTCATCTTTATAAAGATTTTGAAGAAAGACATGAGGGTCAACAGAACGAAATTTTCCAACTCCACTTTTATCGCTGGGTATTACTACAACATTAATTTTTTGTTTCATATTTTTTAATTATATTTTGAATTGTGGTTTTTTCATTAAAATTAGATTCCCAAACCACTTCCAAATTATAATCATAATCAATGATGTTGTCAATTCTTATTTTATCCTCACACCATATTTGAGATGAGGGTTTTTTCTTATGAGGGTGGACATAATTAGAATCATATTTATTTGGATTACAATGCCAATAATCCCCATTATATTCAATTATTAGATTAAATTTAGGTATGTAGATATCACAAATATATTCATTGACTTTATATGTTCTCTTAACCTCATACCCAAGACCTTTAATAATTTTTTCAATTTGTTTTTCGGGTTTTGACGATGAACTAAATTTTCTTGGGTTGTCCGATAATGTTTTTGACAATTTATTAAGAGATTCTTTTGTGTGTTTTTTTCCGTAAAATGGATTTCCCTCACCTGTTTGTAATTTTATAGAACATGTCTTACAAGGAGTATTATTATTAATTTTTCTATAATGGTTCCTACAGGCAATTGCCCTATCTATTGATTTAGTTTCAACATTTTTGTTGCATATAGGGCATATTCGATTAACTATAAAATAATTTTCGGATTTCACAATATTTAAAGAATTGCATCTATCTCTTTTTCTAACAATACCTTCATTGTTAAGAATTAATAATATTGTTTTTTTTGAAACTTTTAATTCCCTCTCAATTGTTGTAGAACCCTTACCTTTTAGATATTCTTTAATTATCTTATTTTTAATTTTAGTATCCATATTTTATAAATATTTCGTTCTGTCAGACGGAACATTTTTTATATAAAAAAACCCACAAAAGTGGGCTCTAAATTATTTTAGTTTCTTATGCTAATTTTTTAATTTTTGTTACTTTACCCTCGAATATGTGTTTTCCAACTTTAAAACTAAACACTTCATTAGATTTTTCAGAACTTTCAGCAATTAACCCATTTTCTCTTAATGATTTGGTTACTGCCTCATTAATCATTTTTTGAATTAATTTATAATCAATTCCTGTGTTTGATGGTTGTGATTGGGGTTGTGATTGTTGTGGTACTGTTTTTGGTCTTGCGGATTCAGGTAAGTATCCTGCGTCTGAATTACCCATTAATCTTCTCGACTTTTCAATCAACTCATTTGACATAGTCATTGTTTGTTGTTGTGCGGGTTGACCAATTGGATGTTCCATCATTAATTTTTTAATTTCATCCGGTAATTTTGAATTTTTAATAGCGTCAACTGTTGGAACACCAACAGGTTTAGTATTTTCTACCGGTAATGATGATAGATACGGTTGTGAAGATTGTTGTGGATTTTCTTGTAAGTACTCTTGAGGTATATTATATTTAATATTTGGGACTTCAAATTCTTGAACCATTGATTGACGAGATGAATCCATTCTTTTTGGACTATCTGTTTGGCCCATAAGGGTTTTAGCATTTGACATTGCTAATTTTTGCATTAAATCACTCATAAGTTTTTAATTTTAATTTAATCATAACCGATATTATTATTTTGTCACTATAAGGTTAAAATTATTTTTGTAATTTGTTTGTTATTGTTGTTCTTAATGTTGTTCTTTCGGTATCAGTTAATCGATTTCCGGTTTCTGACTCTATTGCCGAGTAGATTCGTTTGAAAGCTTCAGCTGATTTAGATAAGTCAAATCCTCCTTCACCGTATTTTTGTGTAAATTCTGTTGTTAATGAATCAATTGTTTTATTAATGATTTCATCAGTATTTACTTGTGGTGTTTCAGGTGTTTGTTGAGGTTGTTGTAACTCTCGTGGGATTATTGATGGTTGTGCTGGTTGCCCAAAATTCGCTAAGGTTATTATAGACACCATACTTTTATCTCCATTTGGATTAAAGTTTGGTCTCATTTCATTAAAGACTTGTCCATTTGGTTTGTATGAGGTTATTTTATCTAATCTAAAAAGTCTCCATCCCGGTAATGGTTGGGTACCTAATGTTGCCGTATGTGAGGCTCCTTCATAATCCCAAGCCCGTAAAACTTTATTACCTGCTTTACTAACCCCAAGACATACAGGCTCAATGGTTCTTAAACCATCTCCACCCGGAGCGTCACCGGTGTAATATAAAACAATAACTTGTTTTCTTTTGATTGAGTCCACGACACTTTCAATAGAAGCAATTTCTAAGATTAAACCTTTAAGGGATTCTTGTAATTTCATTATAGTTGAAAATTCGGATAAGTATTAGAAGCATTGAACTTGTTTATTTTAATTTCACTTTTTCTTTCAACTACATCCGTTGATGTTCCTGCTGCCGTATTATAAACATCAAGAAATACTCCTGTCCCTCTACCTTTATTATCACCATCCGCAACGGCATCTCTATTCACTGAGGAATATTCATTACCCGCCGCATTGTAATCGTTTTTAGGTATTAATTTAGCTCTCTCCATTTCAGCAATTGCTGTTAGGTTGTTTTCAACATTTTGTGATAAATCGATTGTTATTTCGTTAGCCATAATTATAATTTTAACATTATTTCATTTATTCTTTTCAAGGTATTCGTAACCGCTTCGTCATATCGTTCAACAGTTTTAGAATGTTCTTGAGATTTTCTTACATTTGTAAAGTCTTTTTTCTCGTGAGGTTTGATATAAGAATTTTGCATTCCCGTATCCATCTTATTTCTTTTAGTTAAATCTCCAAATTCCCTCATTTTTCTTAATTCATCATTAACCCAATTTTTCATAATGGCACCACCATTTAAAATAAATGAAGGTTCATTTTGATTACCTATGAAATTATCAAAGAAGTTTTTAATTCTTTTTAATTGTTTGTATTCTATGAAATTTTGATGTTGTAACTCCTTATTTCGATTAAAACCTTCAGTATTTTCGTCAGCTCCTTTAACAATGGAGAAACATTTTCTCATATGTTCCTGTTTGTCTTTTGGGAATTCGATTTCACCTTTGGATGAATTGTATAGGTCTTTATTCACTTTTTAACATTTTAATTAAATCAGAAACTGAAATACCTTCTTTTTCGGCTTGTCTTTTCAAAACCGTTAAATTTCTTTTTAACATTCTTGAGGTTTCTAAATCTTTTTTATTTACGTCTCTACTATCAGATGATTTTTTCTTAACTAATAAATCTTCAACAACTTTAATCGCCTTTTGTTTTTGAATCTCAGATAGGGTTGCTCTTGTGATAAAATTTGGGTCTTTATAATATGCCGACTTTTTATCTTTTTTTCCTGATGGGTCTTGTCCTTTTTGTTTTGTTCTTTCTTTGGCTTCTTCCGGTTCCATTCCCATATCTTTAACCAAATATTCAAAAGTTTCTTCACCATCCATATCTTCGGTTTCTTCGTATCCGAACGCTCCTGACATGTCAATTTCTTCAATTTCTTCAACTGATTCCCCATAATAAGTTCTATAACCACGAGCAATCGGGTCATTAGTTATACGAGCCATGGATATTGTCTGGTCCATAGTTTTCTTTGGATGGAGTTTTGGGTCAAGGATTGGAATTGATGAATTTGACATAGCCCCATCGGCATTTACTAATTCTTCCAAATCAGTTTTTAATGTTTTGGTTGACTTAACTTTTTTTTCTTTTGCCACTTTTTCTAAATGATTTTTAACTTTTTTTCCTTTCTTTTTATCGAAATGAATTACCTCATCTTTTTTACGAGATTCAGTTAAAGTTTCCTCTACTGAGAAATATAATGAATATTTGTCTCCTTTATCACGAAGGAGAAAATAATATGGTGACGAATAAAATTCTTTATCTACGGAAATCATCTGTTCTTTTTAACTATAAATACTATGAACCAAGGTATTTATCAATTGTATATGGCATATCAAAACATTAATCAGTATAATTTTAGACGATGGGGTCTAAAACCGGCGAATGAAATCACGGACATTTGTCTTGCTTCAGACGAAAAAGACTACGACCAAGAGGTTGTATTTTCACCTTTATTAATAGGGGAATTAGATGGTAACAGAATGCCATTTAAGTTTGATTTTAATAGTTCAGGAACAACATTATGTCCAATAAGTGCCTGTACCTTTAATTATGACACCATTGTATCTGAAAACTATTGGAACCCCACTAATACTGACCCAAATCTTTGTCCAATTATTACTGATTTATGTGATGTTGGATTAACAGGTATTGATAATGGTCTTGTAAAAAATATGTCCGGAGAGACAATTCAAATCAATACAGGTCTTTATATTTCACAATCAGACAAATTTAGTAGATACAAGTACGATAGGAGAATGAAAATGCACCCTATTACAGGATTTACAACTTCTGAAAATAGATTGTGGAATGATAATTCATATTCATATGATTTATCTTATAGTAATGATGGTGGAGATGTAGGATATGTTGCGAAATTAAATGGAGGATTCTTCCAAGGATTTTATAAAATTGCGGGATATGATTATCAAATTTTTCCACAAAGACCAAGTTTAGGTTGGAGTACGGAAATTATGTTAAGATATAGATGGACGGGCGACACTTCGGTTGGATTAAATTCTCGATACCCAAATAACAAAGGAACTTTCTTTTATATGGGTGCAAGGGCTGAAAATAAATTCTACCATTACCCTGACGGTTCCCCAATTCAAGATTCAGGATATACAAGAGTTACCTCAGGTTTAACTTGTATGGACACTTGTGCGTGTGGTTTATTAGGCAGTGACCCTCATGATTGTTTAAAAGTTTATCAACAATCTGGTGGTACTTCATACAATTGTAGTTGTGGATGTCCTTGTTCTTGTGGTGTATCGGCACAGTATCCTGAAACAGACCCATTATATGACGGAGTATCAAACGCATTATCGTTGAGATTAAGTGGTGACACCGGAAGTCCTAAACTATGTGTTAAAACCTATAGAATTACAGGTGGATGTGAGACAACTGGAACTTGTGTTACAGGAATTACATATACTACTGGAACATCGGTGACCGAATGGTGCTCAACAAGAGGTATTTTTGATGATTGTAGTGGGACAACTTATTCAAATGTGGAACATTGGGTTCAGATTGATGCAGTATTTCAAAGATATGAATGGTTAGATACTTGTGATTTAAATATCAAAGGAGGTCTTGGATTAATAGTTAAAGAAATTTATACCGCAACTACCGCTAATAATAGTATTAGTCTAATTGAACCTCCAATTACTCATCAAGAAACTTATGACCCGGCAACTACCGAAGTAGTAACATTTAATGATAATTGGACAGCAGAAGAGAAATATAGACTAGGAACTATGAAGTTCTATGTTAATGGTAAGTTGTTTATGGTTGCCGAAAACTTTGAGGAAATCATTCCAAGATTACTTAACACCCCAAAAGAAAAACAAATCGGTGTTGGTTATAATATTTCATTGGGGGGTGGAACCCAAGGTCTTCACGATAATTTAACATTCTCAGGTGGATGCCCACCAAATTTAGAAGAAATGGTTTACCAACAAGACCCCGAATGCCTTACAACTAACGACCTCACACACACAGAATATTCCGGTTTAACAACTAATATTAGATTAGAAGAAATATTTGGGGGAAGTATGATTGGAGATATTAGTTCATTTAGAATGTATACCGAACCATTAAATACCTCCCAAATAAAACACAATTTTAATTTATTAAAATTAAAATATAATTTATTAGACCCTAATTGTTTGAACTGTAGAATCACCATACCATCAAATGATTTATACTATGAATTAATTGAACCTACACCAACTCCTACACCAACACCCACACCAACACCCACAAATACTGAAACTCCAACGAATACTCCAACGCCTACAAATACCGAAACTCCAACACCTACGCCAACAAATACTGAAACTCCAACGACTACTCCAACGACTACTCCAACGCCAACAAATACTGAAACTCCAACGACTACTCCAACGCCAACAAATACTGAAACTCCAACACCTACTCCAACGCCAACAAATACTGAAACTCCAACACCTACTCCAACGCCTACTCCAACGCCTACAAATACTGAAACACCTACACCTACTCCAACGACTACTCCAACGCCTACAAATACTGAAACACCTACACCTACACCGACAAATACAAATACTGAAACACCTACACCTACACCGACAAATACACCGATTGAAGACACAAATTTCTTATTACAAGAAAATCTTGCGTATTTATTACAAGAAGATTTAAATAAAATAATAATAACTTATTAATATGCCTAATTTACCAATATCTCAATTACCATTAGCAATATCAGGACAACCATCGTCTTTAATGGTGATTGTTAATTATGATGTAGAATCATCAGGAATTACAAATTCAATATATTTTTCCTCATTAACCGAACAATTTTCAGGAAGTAGTGTTAATTCACCATTTAGATTTAATAGTTCAACACCAACCGGAATCGAACCTATTTCAGGTACTAATACATCGACAGGTTTTTATAGTACAATTGGTGGTGGTAAAGATAATAAAGCAACAAATGTGTTTGCAAAAATTGGTGGTGGAGCTTTAAATAGTGCTTATGGGGTTAATTCTACAATCGGGGGTGGTCAAGGGAACACCGCTTCCGGACATACAACAACAATCGGGGGTGGTTTTAGCAATATTACTTATTGTAGTAGTTCAACAATTGGGGGTGGTTATAACAACACCACTTTGGGTAGTGGCTCAACAATTGGAGGTGGTTATCATAACATTGCTTCTGGAGATTGTTCAACAATTGGTGGTGGTTATTGTAATAATGCTTATGGATGTTATTCAACAGTTGGTGGAGGGGGTAGGAACACTTCTTCCAGTACTTCATCAGTTGGTGGTGGTCTTTTTAATACCGCCTCTGGATTGTCGTCTATTGGCGGTGGTTATCGCAACATCTCATCTGGAAATTGCTCAACAATTGGTGGTGGTCAAACTAATGTTGCTTCAGGTACTTGGACATCGATTGGAGGAGGTAGATGTAATAATGTGTCAGGTACTTATTCAACAGTTGGTGGTGGGGGTGGAAACACCGCTTCTTTAGGCCCTTCAACAGTTGCCGGAGGTTTTAATAACATTGCTTCTGGATTGTCGTCTATTGGCGGTGGTTATCGCAACATCGCATCTGGAAATTGCTCAACAATTGGTGGTGGCGGTTCTAATATTGCTAATGGTGATTATTCAACAATTGGTGGTGGTAGAAGTAATATTATTGCATTAGGTTACCAATCAACAATTGGTGGTGGTTCTTATAATAATGCTACAGGACTTAATTCAACAGTTGGTGGTGGTTATTCTAATACTGCTTCCGGTAATACTTCAACAATTGGTGGTGGTCGTTGTAACATTACAAATTCAAGATATTCGGTTATTGCCGGTGGACAAAGAAATATAATTCAATCACCAATAAACGAATATTGTTCATTAGGCGTTACAATTGGTGGTGGTATTGGACACAATACTTCAGGTGGAACATTTGATATGTATACAGGTATATTATCAGGGACAATTGTTTGTTGTAATGCTGGTAGACTATCGACAATTGGAGGTGGATTTAGAAACTGTGCAACAGGAGCTAGTTCAACAATTGGTGGTGGTAGAGGTAATTGTGCATTAGGTTTTTCATCATTCATTGGTGGAGGTTCTTATAATTCAGCAACAGGTGCTACATCAACAATTGGAGGAGGTCTAAGTAATATCGCTTCTGGATGTTATTCAACAATAGGTGGGGGTCGTGACAATACTGCAACTGGGTATCTTTCAACCGTTGGCGGCGGTTCGTATAATACTTCTTCAAATAATTATTCAACAATTGGAGGTGGTCGTGATAACACTGCTTCTGGTACTTCAACAATTGGTGGAGGTCGTGGTAATACCGCTTCTTGTACTTACTCAACAATTGGTGGGGGTAGTTCTAATCTTGCTTTAGGTGATTATTCAACAATTGGTGGTGGTTATCGTAATACTTCTTCTGGTAATAGTTCAACAATTGGTGGTGGGTATCTAAATACCGCTTATGGTGATTGTTCAACAATTGGTGGAGGAAAGAATAATTCATCACTTGGAAATTGGTCAACAATTGGAGGTGGTTATAGTAATTGCACTTCAAATGGTTATTCAACAGTTGGCGGTGGGTTTTTCAATCTTGCTTCTGGTTTTTGTTCAACAATTGGTGGTGGTTCGTATAATACTGCCTCTGGTTCTCATTCAACAATAGGTGGTGGTTTTGGAAATAGAGTTTGTTCTTCTTGTTCGTCAATTCTTGGGGGAATGTGTAATACCATATCATCCGCATTTACCCATACTAATATAATTGGTAGTAATATCACAGCAAACAGAGCTTGTACAACATTTGTAAATGATTTATCTATTTGTAGTTTTACAGGTTCCTCAGGGAGTTCAGTTTGTGTTGGTTCAAATGGGTTGTTGGTAACTGCACCCGTTTCTCCATACCCAACGGCATATGGTTTATTTGCTCAAACAGGTGATAGTGCTACGGTATCAGCGACCACTGTCGAGACTAGTGTAATGGGACCAGGAGTTGGAACTTTGTCTGTTCCAGCAAATGGTTTCAAAGTAGGTGATTCGTTTCAGGCATCATTCGATGGTATTTTATCTTGTATTAACACTGCAACAATCCATGTTCACGTTAGAACAACTGGTGGTGCATTACTCATTGACACAGGAGTAATAGATTTGGATACCTCAACCTCAAGACCTTGGTTGTTGACTTTATATTTCACAATAAGACAAATCGGAGGAACCACCGTTGCTTCAATATCATCCGGTGGACTATTCTCCTACCTTAAAGATTCTGGACTTACCTATGAAGGATATCCGTTAAGTGAGATTAATAATACAACATTCGACACCACAATAATCAACACATTATCAGTGAATGTCCAATGGAATACCAATAATGCAGGAAATCAAATATTTTCAAGAAATTTTACACTTACTAAAATTTATTAACAACGTCATATATGGTCAATTGTAATTATTTTAGAATAGTAAATTATAATAATATTCAAATAGGGTATTATACATGGACAGGGTGTACTGGAATTGTAAATGTCTCACAAATTAATCCATTACAAACGGATTATGTTTGTGCCAACGAATTAGTTCAGGAAGATTATGGTGCACCTTTAACAATCGCTAATATTGGATTATGTCCAACATCTACTGCAACTTCTACGGTAACTCCTACGGTTACCCCTACGGTTAGTTTATCTGCAACTCCAACGACACAAACTCCAACCCCTACAAATACCGTAACACCGTCGATTACACCATCACCATTGTATGTTCAAAATTTAAGAACGGGAGGTTGGTATCAAAATGTTTGTGAGTCAGTTAATTCATTTGCCAATCCCGCAAATGTTGCGGTATATTCGACGAAACCTTTTTCATTATTGACTGTTGGTGACCACGTATTTGGAGATAAGACTATGACATTCCCTCCAATTAACGCCAATTTTACAATATCTGATGGTGCTAGGTTTATACAAATATCCGGAACATTAATAATAAATCAGGGTCTTTGTTTTTAGAAATAAGATAAAATAAAATAATTGAGTATTTATTGATATGCCAATTGGAATAAGGATTTTAAGTAATAATTTAAGTGGACAAACCACTGATGTAACATTTTTACCTCTATCAGGGGGGACAGTTAATCTTGGGACTCAAGTATTTCCATTTAATTACCTCTCAGGATATATCTATGGGACTTATAATTGTTATGTTCCTACATATGGTTACACATATAGTTTAGAAGTTCCGGAACCGACTCCAACACCTACACCCACAACAACACCAATACCAACTTGTCTCGATGGTTGGATGACCGAAAATTTCAACGGTACAACGTTTAGAAATGGGGATATAATACCACAAGCAATAAACAGTACAGAATGGGCTGATGCTAACACTAATCAAACGCCTGCTTGGTGTTATTATAACTTTGATTTTGATATTGGTATAATTTATGGTAAACTATATAATTGGTATGTTGTTGAGGATAGTAGAGGAATTGGTTCGGTGGGTTATATAGTTCCAAGTGAATCTGATTGGGATACTTTTGAGATATGTTTAGGGGGTAATTCTATTGCTGGTGGGAAGTTAAAAACAACGGGTACAATAGAAGACAATAACGGATTATGGTACGCTCCTAATGCAGGTGCAACAAACGAAATCGGTTTCTCAGGCGTTCCTAGTGGTGTTATGTCCGATGGAGGTTTTCCAGATTTACTTAATGAACGTGCAAGTTTTTGGACGACCACAGAAATTGGTGGTTCAGTAATGGTTATGAACTTAAATTACGGGCGTACCGATGTTTATCACGGACCTGATAGTAAAGGTAAAGGATATTCTATTAGATTAAAACAAGGTATTTCCCCTACTGGTTCAACTCCAACCCCAACAGTAACATCAACTAATATTAATTAAAAATTAACCCACAGACCCTACGGTTCATTAATCTCGGTGATAAGGGTCAATTATATTTTTTTTTAGCATAAAAACATAAAATCAATACTATCGTAGTATTTATATTTAAATAGAAATAACATGGCATGTAGCAAATATACTTTAACGAACACCGGTTCAACTTTAGTGAACTTTAATTACCGAAGATGTGAAGATTCACTATGGGAATACCAAGTTGAATTAAATCCATCCCAATCAAAAAATATATGGTTGATAGATAATACGTATTCAATTGCACCATTTTTTAAAAATTCGGTCTCTTTAGTGAATCAAGGGGTTTTCCCACCGGTTAGTGTAACTTAAACTCCAACGCCGACAAGAACCTAATACACCAACTTTAACTAATACTCTAACATAAGTTTTAGGGTTATAACACCTTATGGTCATTATTCGAATGACACTCACGGTATTTAATTACCGGTGGTGTGAGAGAAATTAATTTAAATAATTTTAATCAATGCGCATAACATTTTAATTTAAAATATATTTTAAAAACCCTCGACTTATCTCGGGGGTTTTTTATTTTTAAACTAAAAAGTAGTAATATGAAAATATTTGTTCAAATCGCGTCGTATAGAGACCCACAATTAGAACCAACAATCAAAGATATGTTGTCAAACGCAAAAAAACCTAAAAACATCACGTTTGGGATTGCAAGACAATTTAGTGAAGAAGACGGATTTGATAAATTAGAAGACTATAGAAAAGACAAAAGATTTAGAATACTTGATATTCCTCACGAAGATTCTAAAGGAGTTTGTTGGGCAAGAAATCTAACTCAACAATTATACGACGGTGAAACATATACCCTTCAAATAGATTCCCATATGAGATTTGTAAAAAATTGGGACGACATTTTAATTAAAATGATTAAGGGGTTACAAAAGGATGGTTATGAGAAGCCTCTACTTACGGGTTATGTTCCATCCTTTGACCCTGAAAATGACCCTGCTGGTCGAGTAAATGAAGCTTGGAGAATGGTGTTTGATAGATTCATCCCTGAAGGGGCAGTATTCTTTTTACCTGAGACAATTCCGGGATGGAAAGAATTAAAAAAGCCTGTTACAGCAAGATTCTATTCTGCTCACTTTTGTTTTACTTTAGGTGCCTTTTCAATCGAAGTTCAACATAATCCGGAATATTACTTCCATGGTGAAGAGATTTCAATTGCAGCAAGAGCATATACTTGGGGTTATGATTTATTTCACCCACAAATTCCGGTGGTTTATCATGAATACACTAGAAAAGGTAGAACCAAACAATGGGATGACGATAAGAGTTGGGGGGATAAGAATAAACATTCTCATCATACAAATCGAAAACTATTTGGTATGGATGGAGAAGTTCAAGAAGGTCATGATGGTCCATATGGCTTTGGGCCTGTTAGGACATTAACTGAATATGAAAAATATTCAGGACTTTTATTTGAAAAACGAGCAATTGATAAACATACTTTAGATAAAAATTATCCACCAAATCCATATAATTTTGAAACAGAAGAAGAATGGAAAAATAGTTTTTGTATGGTGTTTAAACATTGTGTTGATGTTGGATATACTAGTGTTCCTGAAAAAGATTATGATTTTTGGGTGGTAGCATTTCACAATAATAAAGACGAAACTTTATTTAGAAAAGATGCGGATAAAAACGAAATTACTAATATGTTGAGAGACCCTGATGGTTATTGTAAAATTTGGAGAGAATTCCAAACGGATGCATTACCTGATTATTGGGTTGTATGGCCTCACTCTGAATCTAAAGGATGGTGTGATAGAATAACAGGAAGAATTACACACAATCATGTTAGTTAATAAATAATAATATGAGTTACGCAATTGCAACATTTTGTTATGGGGAAAGATATTATAACCAAACAAATAGAATGATAGAATCATTTAAAAACCTTAAAGATAAACCAAAAATTTTTATTGTAACGGATAGTCCGGAATCAATTACTAAAGAAGATTTTGTATTTGTTGCCGATATTAAAGAGTACGATGAAAAATACTCAACATATAATACTAATTACTATGATTTTGATTTCTCGGTTAAAAGATTTTCAGTAAAATTTGCATTAGATAATGGGTTTACTAAGATAATTTTAACAGATACAGATATTATTCCAAATCAACAATTATTCAATCGGGAAAATATTTTAGAATGTTTCATTCCTAATAGTGTATCGGGGCAAGTAACATATCTTTTTGAAAAAGAAGTTGAGACTAATAGTATGTTAGGTAGACGATTTACCCATTACGAATCAAAATTTGGTGTTAATTACGACAAAAAAGATATGTGGATGCCGGAAGACTGTATTCAATTTTTGGATATTGAAAAAGAAAAATTTTACTCTTTTTTATCCACTTGGGATAAATGTATTGAAATTAAATATTCGGATAAATTACATAATATACCCGCAGGAAATATTGACGAAATGTGTTTTTCTGCATTTAATAATGGGGTTGAATTACATAATAACTCCAGTAAACATATAAACTTATTAATTCCCAATCACGATAAATGGTACTAAAAATAGTGACATCAGTTTACGAGTTAAACTATGAAGACGCAAGAGGAGGTATGGTATATAAATCATACCCATTATTAACTCAAACATTACGAAATATTATTTTTGATGATTTTGAGTATGTGATTTACACAAACCAATACACTTATGATAAGTATCATTTGGGTGACCAATTTAATCAACCTAACATAACCATAAAATTTCATGAATTAAACTCTGAAAACTATCTTAATAATATAAATCCAATTAGAAACCTTAAATTTTCTGAAGGGGAAATTCATGATAGAATTTATAGTGTTAAAAATTATATTGAAGTTATTTTTAATAAATTACAATTTTTACTTGATGAGTGTGAAGATAATAAAAACGTTGTATGGATTGATTCTGGTTTATTTGGGACTAGTTGTCATGATAGATGGAGAGATTATATCAATGTTTTCGCCCATTCAGAACTATTTTTAAATAAAATAAATGAAAAAATATCGGATAATGGGTTTATTTGTTTAAGAGGAGAATCAATTCAAGTAAATTATGAACTTAAAGCGGTTTTAGTTGATATGTTCAACACTGATTTTAAATTAGTACCCGGTGGGTTATTTGGTGGGGACAGTGAATCCGTTAAAAAAGTTTTATCTAATTATTCGTCAATTTTTGAAACATACTACACAAAAACAAATAAATTAATTAGTGAACAAGAAGTTTTATCGATTCTAACTCATACTAACGATGTTAAATTTTTTAATTTTGAGGATTGGTTAGATTTACAAAAAGGTATATTAGACCTTATGGATTTGTTAGATAACAATAAATATAAGATAGATAGTATTTTGGGATATACAACGGATACAAATATAGAAAATATTTTAGATGAGGACATTACTTTTAATAGTTTTACCGAATTATCTGATAAGTTGGGTATTGATAAAGGTTCTATATATGAAAACCATATGTATAGTGAGGTTTATGAAAAAATGTTATCAAAGTATATCAATAAAACTCCAGTAATAATTGAAATTGGGGTACATGATACAAGATTTCCTGGTGGATGTTTAAAATTTTGGGATTTAATTTTCCCTAATATGGAATATTATGGGTTTGATATAGTAGACTGTAACCATTTAAAATGTAATAGAGAAAAAATTACCACAATTATAGGGGACCAAAATAAACCTGAAGATTTAATGAGGATGATTAAAACATATGATTTATCGGGTAAGGTTGATTTTATTATCGATGATGGTAGTCACATTTCGGAACATATTATAACTAGTTTTAAAACATTATATCCTCATATAAAAAAGGGGGGTTATTACTTTATTGAAGATTTACACCCTGAATATGCTAATAGAGATTACACTATATCAACTATAAACTCAATTATAGATGAATATAAGTTTGAGGTAACTAATAAAGAATTAGTTAATAACGATAAATTATGGATAATAACTAAATAATGAAAATACCAATAATAATAAATAATAGAAATTTACTTACTTGGCCGTCAAAAATGGTTGAAGATTTACAGACTTTTGAAAATGTTGGTGAAATTATTATCTTAGATAATGGGTCAACTTACGAACCTCTTTTAGAATGGTATAAGACAAATCCTTGTACAATAATTTATTCTGAAAATTTAGGTCAAGGAGCTCCATGGATTTTAAATTTACCAAATAAATTAGGGTTTGATTATTACGTGGTCACTGACTCTGATTTAGACCTATCTAAAACACCTAAAAATTCATTACTCCAATTGAAAGAAAAATTAGATTCCCATTTGGAATATTCAAAAATTGGATTATCACTTTATAATTGGAATGTATCTGAAGAATCCCCTTATCATCATTTTTTAAAAACTTGGGGTTTAAATAATTGGGGTGAAGATACTATCATTGATGGATTATTGACAAAACAGTTAGTTGATACAACATTTGCATTATATCATATCGATAGACATCCTCATGGACATAGTTGTGCCACTAATTTACCATATAGCGCAAGACATATTCCTTGGGAAATTACTAAGGACATTATACAGGATATGCCAAATAAAAATTTCGAATTCTATAATTATTTACTAAATGCCACCAATGCCTCATCATATAAATCGTTTATATCATTTAACACAATTTATGGGTAAAAAAATACAAATATTTTATCACATTTTTTTAATTAATAATTGGGTTAATATTGTAAAAGAACAAATTGAATCATTAACTAATTCAGGATTATTAGAAGTATCAACATTAAATATTGGTGTTTTTTTTGACAAAAAAATTGATAACGAAGAAGAAACATTAATGGAACTTTTATTAAAAATACCGAGTCTTAATTTAATGTTCATTAATGAAAATAATTCATTTGGAGAATCAAAAACTTTAAGTAAACTTAAAGAATTTTCTATGTCCGATAATGATAATACTAATATTCTTTATCTTCATACTAAAGGTGTTACACAATACGAGTCAATACGAGAAAAACCTGTTAAAGAGTGGAGATTAATGATGGAACATTTTTTAATTACTAATTGGAAAATCTGTGTTGAAACATTAGATAACGGATTTGATTGTTGTGGAATTAATTACCAAGACCATGCCGGTAATGTTAGAGGTAAAACAAAGTTGATTCAAATATTTAATGGTAACTTTTTTTGGACCAAATCTAATTATGTTAAAAAATTAGACGAATCTATTTTATTTGAACATAGATATTCTTCGGAAAATTGGATTTTAAGTTCGGAACACAAAGTACACTCATTTCTTAATGTCCCCCCTATTTTTAACCTATATTATAATATATACGAAAATTATAAATAAAAATAACTAAAAAATAATATGAATAAAATAACATTAGTAACCGGAATTTGGGATATTGGTAGAGGTGACTTATCTGAAGGTTGGTCTAGGTCTTATCAACATTATTTAGATAAATTTGAACAATTATTAGATGTTCAAGAAAATATGATAATATTTGGTGATAATGAACTTAAAGAGTTTGTTTTCAAAAAAAGAAATGAATCAAACACTCAATTTATTGAAAGACCTTTATCTTGGTTCACAAATTCTGAGTTTTACAATATAATTCAAGTTATTAGAACAAGACCAAGTTGGATAGACCAAGTTGGTTGGTTAGGGGAATCAACCCAAGCAAAATTAAAAAACTATAATCCTCTTGTGATGTCCAAAGTGTTCTTACTACACGACGCAAAAATAATGGATAAGTTTGAATCGGAATATATGTTTTGGATTGATGGAGGTTTAACCAATACTGTACATCCGGGTTATTTTACTCATGATAAAGTTCTTGATAAATTATCAAAATATGTGTCAAAGTTTTCATTTATCAGTTTTCCATATGGAGCTGAGACCGAAATACACGGGTTTGAATATGACAAATTAAATTCAATTGCAGGTGATGAAGTAACTAAAGTTTCTCGAGGTGGATTCTTTGGTGGTCCCAAAAGTTCAATAAGTGATATTAACGGAATTTATTATGGATTGTTAAAATCAACTTTAGAAGAAGGGTATATGGGTACTGAAGAATCAATCTTTAGTATTATGACATATAAACATTCTGATTTAATTAATTATTTTGAAATTGAGTCAAGTGGACTAATTGGAAAGTTTTTTGAAGATTTAAAAGACGATAAGTTAATACCAAAAAATGAGGGGAAAGTGTCTGTCGAGAATACCTTGGATACCAACAAAGTTGGACTTTATGTTATTACATTCAATAGTCCTAATCAATTTGAAACCCTAATTAAATCAATGTTGGAATACGATAAGGACTTCATACTTAAACCAAAAAAGTTCTTACTTGATAACTCAACTGACCTATCGACAACTTCAAGATATCAGGAACTATGTGAAGAATATGGATTTGAACACATCAAAAAAGATAATATTGGAATTGTTGGTGGTAGAGTATTTGTTGCCGAACATTTCGATGAAACTGATTTGGATTTTTATTACTTTTTTGAAGATGACATGGCGTTTTACCCTAAAAAAGGTGAAGTGTGTAAAAACGGTTTTAATAGATTTGTTTCAAACTTATATTCAAAATCATTACAAATTATTAAAAATGAAAATTTTGATTTTTTAAAATTAAGTTTTACTGAATTTTATGGTTCAAATGACATACAATTTTCATGGTACAATGTACCCCAAAATGTTAGGGTAGAATTATTCCCCGAAAAACCATTATTACCTGTTCAAGGATTAGACCCAAACGCACCAAGAACTAAATTCAATAACATTAAAACACATCAGGGGTTACCTTACGTTGATGGTGAAATCTATTTATCCAACTGGCCAATTGTGTTAAATAAAATAGGTAATTATAAATGTTATTTAGAGACACAATGGGCGCACGCATTCGAGCAGACTCTCATGTCTCATTGTTATCAGGAAACTGTTAAAGGTAATATTAAACCAGGTATTTTGTTATTAACTCCAACTGAGCATGACCGATTTGACCACTATGATGGTTCTTTAAGAAAAGAATCTTAATTTATTATTTTATTACTTTTTTTCAAATTATCTTCAGCCCATAGTGGCTGAAGATTTGTATAATGACAAAGTTTATATATTTCTTCTTCGGTATTGGAGGAAGATAATGGTATTTTGTGGTCAATGTGCCATCCGTACAATCCTTGATTACCCCAAGACATTCCTTCCGTGAATTGTTGTTCTAAATGTTCTTTAAGGAATTCCGGAGAACATCCTACAATATCAAAAGTTTTATTTGTTTTAGTTAGATTTTTTAATTTAAGAAATGTTCTAATTCTATTTCTTATGATGTGAGATAATCTAAATAAATTATTATTAACGTATTTAAACATTACATAATCAGAAAAATAATCCTTATTATTAACATAATAATTTTTATTATAATCCGGGTTTAAACCGTTAAATTTTATTTTATACTCTAAAAATTTTTTTTCATTATTTTTATAATATTGTTTATAATAAGAAGTATTTTTAGAAAACCACTTGTTATTATATTCTTGTTTTTTTTGTGGAAATTTTTTAATATAATTTTGGCTTTTTAAATACCAACAAATTTTACACTCATTTCTATGACCGTCTTTCGAATCTTTTCTTTTATTAAACTCACAAAATTCCTTTTCTTCTTTACACTTACTACAAATCTTTTTTTCCATAATGTTCTTTAAGTAAAGTTTCGATTAGTCTCGATTTATTTGTGATATCATCTTCCATTCGTTTAAATAATTTAGGGTCTAAACTAATGGCAAATTTAATCTTTTTCTCTTCTTCTTTTTTTCTTGGTTTCATATACTATAAATATCTTGTAAAGTATGAAAAGTTATACTTTATTAAAACAAAAATACGATATATTTATTAATAAACAAAAAAAATGGAATTTTTTATTAAACAGAATTCAAACTTACCGGTCTTAAAATTTCAAATTGTAAAAGATGGGCGCTCAGGGTATGAACAACTTATGAGAGATTTGGAAGTTTCTACAATATTTTTTACAATGATTGACGTGGAGACGGGAATACCTAAAATCGTTTCGGCTCCTTGTAGTATAGTTTCTTTAATATTACCTGACGGTGCACCAACTGAATATTATGTATATTATAAATTTACTTCAAGAGATACAAATACTCCGGGAAGGTTTCAAGGTCAGGTGCTGATTAAAAATGATGAGGGTAATCTAATACTTCCAATTAGAGAAGAACTCTATATTAATATCCAACCAAGTTTTATTTCGGAAACCGCTTGTTGTTAATTTGATTCTTAAATTTAATTAACTATATTTATCTACGATGAGTAAGGTGAACTTCACAACTAAGTGATTGCTAATATACCACTCCAAGATAATATATGATAGACAGTAAAGAAATTGAGTCATTCCTCCACGGAAATGACCCGGAAGAATTTATAGTTGCCATCGAGTATGACTACCGAGACAACTGTATTTACAAAGTACGTGAAGTTCCTGGCAAAGGAAAAGAAATCCGTAAAGACACTTTTACCCCGTTCGCTTGGGTGGGTGATTTAAAACAACTAAAATTTTATAACGATTCAAGGGCTGCTCAGAAAGAAGCCATGTCCAAGTATGGAATTCTGATTGAGAAATTGGAAACTCATGGAAATGAACGTCTTGAAAAGGGCTTAACCTATTTGGTTAAATCCATGAAAGGATATAGAGAACTTATCCAATTCTTTAGAGATGGAGGATGTGACCCATGGGGTGATAAAGCCAAGGATAAAATAACTCTTTTATCTCCGGTGGAACAATACCTTGTATCCAAAGAAAAAAGATTATTCAAAGGGTTTGAAAACTATAACGAGGTTACTCGAATGGTTTATGACTTGGAGACGACCTCCCTTGAACCTAAGGATGGTCGTATCTTTATGATTGGAATCAAAACCAATAAAGGATTCCATAGAGTGATTGAGTGTACTGATGAAAACGAAGAAAAGGGGGCAATCATTGAATTTTTTAAAGTAATCAATGAACTTAAGCCATCAATTATTGGTGGATATAACTCGGCAAACTTTGACTGGCATTGGATATTTGAAAGAAGTAAAATATTGGGGATTGATTTGAAAAAGGTATGTAAATCATTAAACCCTAACCATTCTTATACTCGTAAAGATGGTATGTTAAAATTGGCTAATGAGGTTGAGACTTATACTCAAACTTCTATTTGGGGTTATAACGTTATTGATATTATCCATGCGGTTCGTAGGGCTCAAGCAATCAACTCAAGTATTAAAGCGGCTGGTTTAAAATATATCACCAAATACATTAATGCGGAATCTCCAAGTCGTGTTTACATTGACCACTTAGACATTGGTCCATTTTATGCCAACAAGGAAGATTTTTGGTTAAACACTACTAATGGTAATTACAAGAAAGTTGGTGTTGACCCTAAGATTGATGAAATATGTAAAAGACGAATTGATACTTACGAGAAAACTAGTGGAGATAAGTTAGTAGAGATGTATCTTGACGATGACTTAGATGAAACCCTTAAAGTTGACCAAGAGTTCAACCAAGGTTCATTCTTATTGGCGGCAATGATTCCAACAACATATGAAAGGGTTTCAACAATGGGTACTGCAAGTCTGTGGAGAATGTTACTTTTAGCGTGGTCATATAAATATAATTTAGCCATTCCAGTTAAAGAACCTAAGACTGACTTCGTAGGGGGTCTTTCAAGACTCTTAAAAGTTGGTTATAGTAAGAATGTACTAAAACTTGACTTTAGCTCCCTATATCCCTCAATTCAATTGGTACACGATGTATTTCCTGATTGTGATGTTACGGGAGCAATGAAAGGTATGTTAACCTATTTCCGTAATACTCGTATCAAATATAAACAATTAGCTGAGGAGTTTTATGAAACAGACAAAGCAAAATCTGAGTCATATGGTAATAAGCAGTTACCAATTAAGATTTTCATTAATTCGTTATTTGGTGCTTTATCGGCTCCACAAGTATACGCTTGGGGAGATATGAATAAGGGTGAAAAAATTACCTGTACCGGTAGACAATATTTAAGACAGATGTTAAAGTTTTTTACCAAAAAAGGTTATACTTCTTTGGTTTGCGATACTGATGGTATGAACTTTACAATCCCCGATGGAGTTGAAACTCGTAGATATATTGGTAAAGGGTTAAATTGGAAAGTAAAAAAAGATAAAGTTTATGAGGGTTATTACGCCGATGTTGCTGAATATAACGATATTTTCCAAAAAGGTGAAATGGCCTTAGACTGTGACGGAACTTGGGTGAGTTGTATTAATCTCGCTCGAAAAAATTATGCCGTAATGGAAACTAATGGTAAAATTAAACTAACCGGAAATTCAATTAAATCTAAAAAACTACCTTTATATATTGAGGAATTTTTAGACAAAGGTGTTAAATTATTATTAGAGGGTAATGGTCAGGGGTTTGTTGAATATTACTATGAATACCTACAAAAGATTTATAATAAAGAAATTTCATTAAGTAAAATTGCTCAAAGGGCTAGAGTTAAATTATCGTTAGATGATTATAAGAAACGATTGACGACTAAAACAAAATCTGGAAATAGTATGTCACGCATGGCTCATTTGGAATTAGCAATACAAGAAAACTTAAAAGTTAATTTGGGTGATGTTATTATGTATGTTAACAATGGGTTAAGAGCTTCTCATGGAGATGTACAAAAAAAGAATGACGGGGTTCAATTGAATTGTTATTTATTAGATAAAGATATTCTAACGGATAACCCTGATTTAAAAGGTGATTATAATGTCGCAAGGGCTGTTGTTACTTTCAATAAAAAACTATTACCACTAATGGTTGTATTTCAAGATGAGGTCAGAAATAATTTATTAGTCAATGAACCTGAAAAAAGAGGTATATTTACCAAGTCTCAATGTGAATTAATTAGTGGGAATCCGTTAAAAGATGGTGACCAAGACACTGTGGAGGAGTTATTAGAAATTACAGACTTAGAACTAAAATTTTGGGACAGAGTTGGTGTTAGCCCTGATTACATTTATGATTTGGCGGAAGAAGGGTGGGAAGAATATATAAAATAATTTTGTGAATCATCACACTTTTACTATATTTATAGATATTTATTATTATGGGAAGAAAATTAAAATTAGAAGAAGAAAGGAAAACTAAAGTATCGGTGGCGTTAGACCCTGAACTATTAACTTATTATCGAGGACTTCACATTAATTTATCATCATTAGTGAATCAATTACTTAAAGATTATAGAAAAGATGGAAACAAAAACTTGTAGTAAATGTAAAGAAGAAAAAAATGTTTGTGATTTTTATAGAAATGGGGATTCTCATGATGGATTAAGGTCTAACTGTAAAAAATGTCAAAATAAGAACAGTGAGAATTGGAGAAAAAATAATCAGGAAAAATCTGACGACATTAAAAAAAAATTTCTTAAAAAAAATCCGGGAAGATTATACGAATATAATAAAAAATGGAGAGATAAAAACAAAGATAAAATTAGGAATTATCAGTCAAAGAAAAATAAAGAAAGATATAACAATGATATATTATTTAAATTAATTACAAATTATCGAAATAGGTTAAAAGATATTTTTAGAGATAATAATCTTATTAAAAAAAATCGCTCGATAGATTATTTAGGGTGTGATACAACATTTTTGAAAAAATACTTAGAAGATAAATTTAGTGAAGGTATGACTTGGGATAACAAGGGATTTTACGGGTGGCATATTGACCATATAATTCCATTATCTTCGGCAAAAAATGAGGAAGACATTATCAGACTATCTAATTATACTAATCTACAACCATTGTGGGGAAAGGATAATATGAAAAAGGGAAATAGAGTGACATAAAAAAAGTGGATATAATCCACTTTTTTTATGATTGTTTAAGTCCATCTGAGCTCAACACGTACCAATTACCTCCAACAAACCTAAATTCAATACAAGCATATTGGTCGGCAACTATTTCATCATAGTCTTCATCTATTTTTCCAATGTCCGGTTTTATCGTAACTTTAGTCATTGATTTAATTACAATATGGTCAGTTGTTTTTGAGTCTAAAATAATTATTGATTCTGAGACACCTCTAACAATAATACAACTTTCTCCATTTGTCCTATAATCCGATTCAGACACTACAGATATTTCCGAGGTGTCAATTACCATTCCATTTATAATCCTTCTTGAAGGAATTGATTTTACTATTGCCATATTATATTACGTAAATTTGTCGAGGCATTGCTCTAAATTTCATTTGTTTGTTTAAGTTTTCAGCAATTAATGCTTCTCTTTCCATTACTTTTTCAGGTCTTAATCTTGTTAACCAACCTTCAGCACCTGTTAATTCTTCAATTAATTTTGATTTTTCATCTTTTGATTCAGTCGATAATGATTGATAATCCATTGTTAATTCACTATCAGGTGTCTTAAGATTACCACTATACTTTCCTCTAACTCTTGCCAATGTTTCTTTACAATATGCAGTAAACCATCTTCTAACCCATTGTTGACCCGGTATATTTAACTCTTCCCAAGTTAAATTATCCATTGGAACATCTGACGGTAATTTAATTACATCAGGATTATTTTTTAAACAATCGGCTCTATTATCAGGAGACACATCATAATACCAATACCACACGGCTTTACCCACATAACCATTAATATTATTCCAATTAAATCTTCCTCCCGGTGTATTGTATAAATGAATATTTTTCTTACCATCAGGTAATCCGGTAATTCTATAGGTAAGCGAACCTCCTAAAATTCTACTCATGACATTTGCTTCTTGCATTCTCGATAAATAATCAAAACCTGACATCATAAAGTAAGAACCTTGATTTCCCATTTGGGCGAACCCCGCCTCACTAGCACCAAGACCCATACCCATACCAAATCCACCGGCAGCCCCTCCTAATCCAAATGCGTTCCATGGTCTATCACTAAACCATAATAATTCATTAACCTCTCGACCCGCTGGAATCTCATAAGTTTGAGTGTTTGCACTTAATACAAAATAGTCCTTCTTTAGAACCCAAGGACCTTCTGTTTGAAGACCCACAATTTTTGAATATGAATAACTAAATTGTTGTTCAAAGTCCATTGTTCGAGTAATCAATGCCTTCGCAACTGATTTCTCATTCATGTTTAGATTAACTAAATTAACCCATTGACTATCTATCAACCACTGAAGAACATATTCTTCGTAATCTCCAATAGATAATTCCATTAACGAATCCATCATTTCATCTTCAAGTTCAACACTTCTAAGTGGTGCTCCTAATTGATGTTTGACCCTCGTATATATTTTACTTCTTTCTGGTTCCGGTATAACTGCCATAATTATAAATATCAAGAAAGACTATAAATTAAATTTTGTTCTGGAAAAACAAAATTACCTTCGTCAATTTTAATATTTTTATTTTCAAATATTAAAATTTCTTTATTATTTTTTGCGAATATCAACCAATTAGTATCATATCGTTTAACATTTCCGGACCCCATTATTGTAGTAGCACCATTTTCGGTTTTAAAATGAGTAAATGGTTTAATTTGAGAGGTTTTTAAAACACCATCGACAGTTATTTTACAATCAACACCACCAATCATATCTTCACTACTTCCAAGTTTACCAATTGGTATAATATTATTACCCCCGAATCGTTTTTTAAGTATTTCAATTGTGGTGTCTTCTCGTTTTTGACCCCAAGCGTGAGTTTGATTCAGAACCATCATTAAAGATTGGAATGTAGGGGAAGTGGTATTGAATATTCTATTTTTATATTCGTAGATAAATTGATTTAATCTTTTAACTTCACTAATTTGTCCTTGGGCTGTTTGGAATTGGAATATGATTATGGGTTGTTGTAAGGCCGAGAGTACTTTATTAACATCTCGTAATAATACACTAAACGCACTATAGTTTGTGTTTAGTTTGTTAATTACTGACCGACCCGGCATTTCTAAATCATAAATACCATAAGATTCTCCCGGAGAATACTTATCTTTTTCATAGTAATATTGGTGAAAAACTTCTTTTAAGATTTGGTTAATACTATTTTTAAATAGATTCTTAACGGTGGGATTATTATTAAATAATAATCTACATTCTTCCACTTTGGATGGAGAACATTTTTCGGCTTTTTCAGTCAGTAAAATTAAATATGTACTTGTCTTAACAGTTGTCATATAGGCTTGTTTTTATAATTAGGGAACAAATATATATAAATAAAAACAATAATCAAAATTATTCAATTATTTTTTTCTTAAACTATTAATTTTTGTCATAATTTCTTC